CAGTTGCAGAGTTATTCGGTGCCTTCTCGGCGCGGTCGTTTAGTTCCGGTGACTGATTTTAGGTCTTTTTCTTCGTAATGTTTTAGGTATTATGAGATTAGTTTTTTCGTTTATTTTATTGGATTGGTGGAAGAAAGTAGGTAGGTAAAGATGTCTCGATCTTTATCTGACGTTTTTCGTAAGAGTGCTGCTGCCTCAGTAATTGCTTTGACGGTGGGTACATCTTTTTCTCCGGCTTCTGCTGCGCCACGGGGTAATACTCCTACCCCTCAGCCTTCGGGGGAGAATACGTCCCGTCAGGTTCCGGTGCAGGGTTTCTCGATGCAGGTTACTAATGCTTCAGGTGTGATGGAGTTATCCTCTGGGGTTTACCTCACGCCACAGGGTACCGCGCATGTTCGGGTGGCGATGCCTTCGGGTGCGCGTGCGGATATGGTGAAGGTTCAGGTTGTTGGTGCCGATCAGAAGGTGCAGGATGTGAAGCTCACTTCTACTGGCGCGCTCTCGTTGGAGGGGGACATTCCGGTGGCGGGGGTTTCCCGTGTGCTTTTGAAGGTTTCCCCGCAGGGTAAGGAGCAGGAGGTTTCGTCTGTTGCTCTGGTAAATGATACTTCGCACCCGGGGGTACCGCGCGCTGCGTTTTCGACGGAGCCTACGTTGATGAACGGGAAGAAGACGGCGGTTGTCCCGTCGGGTTCTTCGGTGGATGTTTCGCATTTGGTGGATGATTTCTCTGGTGTTGCCCACGTTGCGTTGCAGCGTCGTGTGGGGGATAAGTGGCAGGATACGGATTCTCAAGATTTTGATGCTGCCGCTATTGCGTCTTCCCGTGATAAGCAGGTTTCTCGTGACGGTAAGGTATCCTCTCGCGCCACAGGTGGTTTATCAACGTCGCTGCGTTTAGGGGATTCTGGTGAGTACCGTGTTGCGGTGACTGATGCTTCTAGGCGTGTGGGTGTGTGGTCTTTATCTGATATTGGTGCTGTTTCTGATGTTCAGGTGCGTGATTATGCGCCGTCGAATATTGGTTTTTCTACGGATAATAAGACGTGGCAGGCGCAGGGTGCTACGGGCTGGATGAAGTTTGATGATGCCCCGCTTTTGCATGTTGCTGTGCATAATGAGGGGTCGTTTGTGGCGCGTAATGAGGTTACGGTGAACGGTGTCCCTGTGGTTTCTGATGATATTGGTTTTGACGCGAAGCGCTCGGCGCAGTCCGGTTATGAGGTAAACATTCATGATCTGGTGGCTACGAAGAAGGTTCCGCCGTCGGATTCTGGTGTGTATAGGGTGCAGGTTGTTTCGCATGGTTTGTTCGGGCGTTCTCAGGATGCCTCGTATGATGTGCGGTTGGATTCTTCAGCACCTTATATTTCAGGTGCTTCAGTGACAGGTGCGCAAGCGTTTGATGGTGGCACCTTGTTCGCGCATGATGATACTGGGTTGTCGGTGTCGGTGCAGGAGCATCAGTCGGGTATCGCTGCGGTTGATTTGCTGTATACAGATGCTTCGGGTGCGCAGAAGGTGCAGAAGCTCTCTGAGTCCGGTTCTGGTGCTTTTGTGGGTGCTTTTCCTGATGGTTCTGCGTTCCGTGTGCGTGTACGGGATAATGCAGGTTTTGAGACGGTGAAGCCGCTCACTGAGTTAGGTGTTCCCGCCTTTGAGGCTGTGGTGCATGATTCTGCTGCCCCGAAGGTTTCTTTGGTGTCTGCCCCGAAGACGTTGTTCTCTAACGATGCGGGCGCGTGGGTTGCAGATAAGCGTGATGGGGTTACGTTCCGTGTTTCGGATGAGCATTTTTCTTCCGCTGCGGTTCAGCTTAATGGTCGCATGTTGGAGCAGAGTCAGTATACGGTTTCTCCGGTGCAGGGTTCGCGGGATGTGCTGGTGCATGTTCCCGGTTCGTCTCTGCCGTCTGAGGGTGCGGTGCAGCTTCAGGTGACGGCTTGGGATAAGTCGAAGAACTCCGCGAGGGAAGGTACCGCGTTTAATGTGGATGCTGCCGCACCGTCACAGGTGCGTGCGTCGCTGCGTCAGCGTGAGGATATTACGGTGCACCCGTGGGGTGTATATACCCGTAATTCTCAGGGTTTTATCGTTGATTTTGCGGCTTCAGATTCCGGTTCTGGGGTGAAGACTTTTGAGGTGTTAGATGCCTCCGGTCGTTCTCTAACGGTAGCTGAGGCGCGCGGTTCTTCAGCTGCGGTGCAGCTGCCACCGGGTGCTTATGCTGTGCGTGTGTACGATGCTGTGGGTAACCGTACTGTGGATATTAAGCTCTCGGAGCTGTTGGGCGTTCCTGATTCTGCGATGCGTTCTTTTGTGGTGGATACTGAAGCTCCTCGGGTGGATGTGTCGGTTCCTGATGCGAAGTTTACGGATTCTTCCGGTCGCGTTTGGTTCGATGGTGATGTTCCGGTGCGTGTGAATGTGCATGATAATACGTCGGTGGCGCGCGCTCAGGTGCGTGTGAACGGTCAGGTGGTGAAGGAGTTTACCGCTGATCGTGCTGTTTCTGATGTGCCGTTTGAGGTTTCTACGAAGGGTATCGCACCGAATGCTGACGGTTCGTATGTGGTTGAGGTAACAGCTGATGATGCGGCGGGTAACCGGGGCGCGAACCAACGTCAGGTGTTTGTGGATGCTGCCGCCCCGCAGGTCGTTTCTATAACTGCGGTGAATCCCTCGGCTCAGCTTTCGTCTGCTGCTGGGCAGTGGGGTGCTTTCTTTGCTGGTTCTTCCGGTGCGGTGCAGGTGAAGGTTGCCGATGCTGCCCCGTCTTCCGGTGTGCGCGCGGTGCGATATTCCCTGCGTGACGCAACGGGCGCGGTCAAAGGTACTGGGGAGGTACCGGTGAGCGGTGATAGTGCCGTGATTGATGTACCGGCTGATTTCAAGGGTTTTATTACGGCGTATGCGGTTGATAATGTCGGTAAAACCTCGGATGGGTATGATTCTACGGGGCTTCTGGTGCAGACTCGGGGTATGTTCGCTTCGTCGGCGCACGCTGAGGTGAAGTTGCCTGCTACCGATCATAAGGATGCAGCTGGGGTACCGCTGTATAACGCGGATACTCAGGCGAGTGTATCGCTGTCTCAACCTTTTGCTGGTATTAAGCATGTTGCTTATGGTGTGGGGGATACGACGTTAGGTGAGGGTTCTGTGCAGGATTTGGTGGCGCGTGGTGTGCTGTCGGTGGATGCTCAGGATCGTAACCTTATTACGGGTGCGCATTTTGGTATTCCGGTGACGGTGAATGTGAATAATGCTCGTGTGTGGGTGCGCGCAGTGGATAACGTAGGGTACGAGTTTGAGGATTCCAAGCAGGTTTCTGTTGATAAAGATGCCCCGCAGGTGAATGTTGCGTATGACGGTGAGGTAGCGGAAGGTGGTTTCTATAATAGTAACCGTACCGCTACGGTTACGGTGAAGGAACGTAACTTCTCGGCTGCTGGTGTGAAGCTCTCGGGCACGTATGACGCGGTTTCGGATTGGGTGCAGGTGGCACCTGATACGTGGGTTGCGAAGGTTTCTTTCACTCAGGATCGTGCGTATCAGTTAGGTGTGCAGGTGACGGATTTGGCGGGTAATGTCTCGCAGAGTTATCAGTCACCGTCGTTCACGATTGATAAGGTCGCCCCGTCGTTGGATGTGCAGTTCTCGGATAATTCCCCGTCGAATACGAATAAGTACCGCATTAACCGTACCGCTCGTGTCGTGGTTCGTGATGTGAATTTTGACCCGGCTACCGGTGTTCGGTTTGAGTCTGTCGCTGGCGGCGCGCAGATTGGTGCTTTCTCACGTCAAGGTGATGTATGGGTTGCTGATGTAACGTTCGCATCTGAAGGTGAGCGTCATTTCGCGGTTCAGGTGAAGGATAAGGCGAATAACTCTTCGCAGCGTTTCGATTCGGGTGTGTTTGTGGTGGATACGAAAGCCCCGGAAGTGAAGGTGGACGGTATCGCCCCCGGTGTTTCGTATAAGCGTGATCTCGGGTTTAAGGTTGAGGTTGCGGATCGTGATTTTGATGCTGAGAAGTCGTCGGTGGTTCTGCATTCTCGCAAACATGGTGATGTTCCGGTGGATGGTTCGTTTGTGAAGTCTGCGGATTCTTCGACGTTCTCTCGGGGAACGTGGACGTTTAAGAATCCTCCGCGTGAGCAGAAGTGGGATGATGTTTACACCTTGAAGGTGAAGATGGTTGATTCTGCGGGTAATGAGGAGACTCGGGAGATTCCTTTTAGTATTAACCGTTTCGGGTCTGATTTTGTGTTTGAGAATGAGGACTATCAAGGTAAGTTCTACCGTGAGTTGCCTGCTGATATTGTTTTGAATCAGACTTCGGTGGATCGGATGCGTAAAGACGGGTTCCAGGTGATCGCGTTCCGTGATAACAAGCGGTTGAATCCTGAAGATGTGCATTTTGAGGTTGAGGAGTCTGGAGGCAAGGATTCTGACTGGAATTACAAGGTGCGCATTAATAAGGATTCCTTCAAGCAGGACGGTACGTACCGTATCCAGTTGGTTTCTACTGCTGAGGATGGTACTCGGGAGTCTTCGGCGACTCAGAAGGCACAGGAAGGCTCTTCAGTGGCGCAGGAGTACGCTTTTGGTATTGATGCTACCCCGCCTCAGGTTTTGGTCTCAGGTATTGACTCCAACGGGGCGTATAACGATGTTGAACGGCACGTGACGGTGGATGTTCGTGATCTTTCTGGGGTCGCTGATTTCAAGGCACATGTACAGAAGGGCGATAAAGTTGAGGATGTAAAGTTCTCTCGCGGGGAGGACGGTAAGTATACACTTCTGCTTCCTGCTGATTCGTCCCCGCAGGATGTATCGTTTACAGTGCGTGATGCGGCCGGTAACGTTTCTGTAGAGAAGGTCTCGAATGTGTTGATTTCTACGAATGCGTTTGCGGTTGCTTCGCATCATGGTTTCTGGCGTTACGTTGGTCTTGGTTTATTAGCCGGTGGCAGCGGCGGTTTGTTGTACTGGTGGCGTAAGAAGCGCCGTGAGAAGACTGATGAGCAGGCGGAGCCGGAGCTTGGTGTGTTGGATCAGATTCAGGCTCAGGGCGCGACAACAGGTACTTTAGGTACGGTGTATGCGCTTTCTGGTACAGGGGATGGTACCGCTTCGGATGAGCGTGTTCAGGTGACTCCGGTGGATATGGTTCCGGTGGATGTTCCTGAGGTTGATTCTGCTGTTTCGGATGCTCAGTTGGTTCAGGATGCTCAGGTGGTTGGGTCTTTTGGTGATGATTCGACGGTTCCTGCTTCTGGTGTTTCTGAGGATGATTCTACTGCCCCGGCTGTTGATGATTCCACAGTCCCAGCGTCTTATGAGGGTGATTCTAACGACTAATTGTGTGAGTTGTTAGGGTTATAGATTAGTCTCACAAGAGGTATTTTATTCCTCTTGTGAGACTTTTTCTTTTTGTTATAATCGTTTTGTTATTTAGTAATTTTTAGCAATGGAAAACTTCATGTCTCAAGGTTTTAATGATTCTTCAGTACACGTATCAACTGTGTTGAATAACGTAGGAACTGACGGAACGGGCTACCGCAGCTTCGATACTGACAGTGCCGCGAATGGCACCCAACCTTTCGACATGCAAAATTTCCTTGCTTCATCAGGTACCGCTACTGTACAGACACAGGATCAAGACCCGCTCGCGGGCATACCTTCCGTAACAGAAGCGCAAACCCCTACTCTCAATGGTGAAAGTAAGCATCTCTCGAAGAAGCAGTGGTTGCAGGATGACCCGTCGCTGAGTAAGTCTCGTATCGTTTTGGTGGATTTTAACCATCTGATTCACCGTTTTGTGAACGCCGGGTACAGCAGCAATAAACCTTATCGTCTAACCCACACCGTTATGGTGGATGGGGTGCGTAAGACGTTAGAGACGAATGTTCCTGACGGTATTTTGAAGTTTTTGGTGCGGGCTACCTCCGGTGGGTACGACCGCCTTGTGGTGGTTTCCGATCTTCCGGTACCATCACGGCGCGCGCTGTTCAACGAGATTCAGTCTGTTTTCGATAATATGTACAACACGTCAGCGTCGTACCCGCAGGCTGCGCGAGCACGTACCGGTTCTACAGAGGTAGGTTATAAGGAAGGGCGCAGCTCGGCGTTTTCTGCACAGGTGCGTGAAGGGGTACGTATTTTGTGCGAGCTTCTTCAAGGCGCGGGTGTGCACGTTATCTCTAAGCAGGACTATGAGGCGGACGATTTGATAGGCGCGCTGGTGCGCCGTCTGAAGGTTTCTGAACCTAATACACCTATTGATGTGATTTGCAATGACTCTGACCTTCTCCCTTTGGTGGATGAGCAGGTCTCGGTGTGGTATCGCCGTACGAATCATAAGGGAGATATTTTCCCGCCGTCTTCACACCCGCTGTATAAGTCGGGGTATGAGTGGGTGACTCCGCAGAATTTTTCGCAGGTGGTTTCTAGTCTTTCGGCTTTTAAGTGCTCGAAGAAGAATCCGATTGTGGTACCGCTTGGCGGTCTTTTGTTGGTGAAGATGCTGCGCGGGGATAAGTCGGATGGTATTTCTGGTGTTCCTGGTGCTACACCTTCGTTTGTGAATGATGCTCTCTCTCAGCTTCAGGAGTCTTTTGGTGCTTGGAATGAGAAGCATGTCCGTGATATTCAGCAGGGGTGTTATCAGGCGAAAACACTGGGGTCTGTGTTTGCTTTTGGTGGTTCTTATGCTGCGATGCAGGATGCGTTGATTCCGTTGTTTGTGAAGGATGAGGTTGTTCTTGCTCAGCTTCGGCAGTGGGTGCTTGCTGAGCGCGCGAAAGGATTATCGGGGATGCTTTTTGAGCTTGAGTCACTAAGCCCAGCCGATGCTACCGGTAAGAGTAAAGGTAACGCTTCAGGTGTTCCTGTTTTTGGGTTGGTACCGCAGGTGCAGGCTTTACTTGAAGATGTGCGTGGTTCTGTATCTGAGCATAAGAAGGATCGGTTTTTTGGTGTAGGTTTGGTGGCTCGTGCGTTGGCGAATCATATGCTGATGGATTTGAACTCTCCGTTAGGTGGTTTACGTCTGAAGCTGCGTGAGGATGCTTTTGAAAGTCAGCAGGGTATTCCTGCGTATGATTATGATGTATTGAAGAATACTGCCGCAATGCGGTTAGGGTCTAATTTAAGTGATAAGTATTTTGCTGTTGCTGGAAGGGTTGGTTAGTTTAAATGTCTACACTTTTTATGAATGAAATTCCTCAAGATTTTGTTGATGTTCTTCGGCGTAAGAATAAAATGAAAAATTGTAGCGTCTTTGGTGCTGTGCATATTTTAGGGGTGCAGTCTTTACCTCAGGATCATGATTTTTATGCCGGTGGTAAAGCTATTGAGTACGTAGAGGTACCGCTTATTAGTCCTGTGGAAGATATACTTGATGTAGTCAATTCTTTACGTACACGTACTGTTTATGTTACTAAAGAAATGTCTCGTTTTGTTGGTAATATATCACAAGGTTTAGACGGCATTATTTTCGTTCAACATAATGTTGAGGGTGATTATGTTACTGGTTTTGAACCTTTGGAATTACAGAAATATGGTACAGACGTTATGTATTCTTTACCTGATGAGGAGTCGAAGTGAATCCGACACAATACCCTAACGGTGAGTTTCCTGGCAAAATAGCGGCGGGAAAATCAGCAAAGTTCCGCAAGCCGCCGCACCGGAACGTACCGCGTTATACTACTCCGAAGATTTTTGAGCCACCGCGTAAAGTAGAAGCAGGGTATCGCTGGGAGGTTTTCTACGCTTTTAAGGTGACTCCCTCAGAGCATAATGATAAACGTTATATTCTGGAGGGGTGGTTTGCGCGGGATGTGAAAACACAAACTCCGTGTTCTCCCACTACATTTACTACAAATAATTTGGATTCGTGGTGTGAGGATTTATACGGTATTTCTCTGATTGAAGATTACGATTATGCTTCTGATCGCCGTGACGATGTTTTAGCTAAGAATGGTTCCCATGAACCTTTCCCACGGTATATGCTTGAACATAATGCTGTCACGTTTGGATTTGTCCTTTTATTGGGTTATAAGAAGGGATATAAGAAGCCTAGCGCTCTGGTGTGCATTGCACCTTTTGAGACGTGTCTCGGGCAGATCATGTTTATAGACGGACACACTAAGTTGTGTCGTATCGAGAATATTTTAGTTAATGAAAAAGGTTACACCACGTACCGTATGACTCCTTTTACTTTTGACGGTAAAGCACAGCGTCCTTTCTATGTGGAGTTTACAAACACTCATGAGGATTCAAAGGCTTATGAAACTGGTGAGTGGTTTATGACAAATCATCAGCTTTTCAAGGCTTCTCAGGATTTTAATGTACCGGCGTGGGTTGTTTTTACACCGAAAAGCTCAAAAGTTGTTGGTAAATATAACGGGGAACCTTTATTACAATCTGACTGGGCTACTGGCCGTGTCGCCCCATATTGGGAAGGCTCGGATCGCGTTCTCTTGTTCAATAGCGTTCGGGCACGGGATGTTGTCACGGATGCGAAGGTTTATTTTGAGAAGTTAGGTATCAAGGAGGTTGAGTAAATGTACATTTCAGAGTTTAAAGTGGAACAGGGTGTAGGTGTGCGAAGTCAAACAAAATTGACTTTACCTGATTCTGTGGATAAGTCCCTATCGTGGCAGGTGTTTTACGCAACGAAGGTTGTACGTCCCGGAACTCAGAAGGATGTTGCACATTTGTACGGGTGGTATGGATCGAGTATCCCTCAGAATGAGCCTTTTGCCCCGAAGAAAGTTGTGACTGGCGCTCTCTCAGCGCAGACGGTGAAGTACCTGAATCGTAACCGTGTTTTTGATGCTCCGGTTGCTTCTACAAGTCCTCAACTAACTAAGGTGCGCTGTCGTCCACAGTACGTATACCAAGGGCGGGTTCTACTCCTGGGGTATCGCCCGGATCGTGTGCGTCCGGTTGAGGTTATTTGCGTAGGTACGTTCACGTATTCTGATGCGCAGGTTGAGCTGACGGATTCGTGGGTTCTTATGAAGTTCGGGGAAGCAAAGGTAGACCCAACGGGGGTTCGTTACATTACTGGAACTCGTTATAATCCTGTGTCAGGGGAAGTTATAGGTACTGTTGAGTATGACTATTTCGGTGGCGGTACATTACCACTTCCGGGGTCGTTTGTGGTGATTACGAAGCTGCTTCGTCCTGCGAATGGTAGTTCACGTCAGCGTAGTGTGCGCGGTGATTCTGATATGTACGCTTTTTGGGGTCGTGAGGTTTCTTTGTGGTGTTCATCGGAACCTACTGAGGTTCCGAGCGCGCAGATGTTGTTGTATAAGTTCTGGGGTGTCAGTGTCCCAGATTCTCAAAAGTAAAGGAAAGAAGGCTGTTTATGTCTGATAAATCACGTATTTTTAATGGTTTTTTAGCAAATTTTGATCCTATACCTAAAGCTAATTATGCGAAGGCAACTTTTGTATTGTTATCTGAAGATGAAGATCAGGCTAAAAATATTTCAGCTATACCTTTAGGTATTAAATTACGAACAATTACTGTTCGTGTTTCTTACAGTCGTACACCTGAGTTGTATGTGAATCTTTCTGATTTTGTACATCATGGAATTTTCAAAATAGGTACTGAAGTTATTCGTAATGTTGAGTATGTTACTTATTCTCGACAACTTTCTGTGGTGAATGCCTGATGGATTATATCTATCAAGGTTTAATATTGTCCCCAGATTCTCAAAAGTAAAGGAAAGAAGGCTGTTTATGTCTGGTAATAAGTCTCGTAAGTTCAATGGTTTTGTGACAGATTTTAAACCTGTTGCAGGTACTAAAAGTGCGGACGTTACGTTGTTGATTCTTCCTGATGATCCTCAGGTGGCTCAGAAGATTCAGAATGTACCTCTTGGACGTAAAGCGCGTACTGTTACGGTGTGTATTTCATCTAAGAAGATTCCTGTGGGATACGGTCTGCTGTCTCGATTGGTAGGAGGCGGTATCGTCTTCGTGGAGACTGAGGTTATCCGCAATGTTGAGCATATTGTGACAACACATCAGCTTGCCGTGGTGGATAACTAAATGGCTTACGTCTATAACGGTTCAATGACGCTTCAACGGCAGGCCACATCTGAGACTTTTCTTGCTCTGGTGATCGGCACTGTAGTTGAGGACTCTGGGGTGTTGGTATGGCAGGTGGTGCGTTATCCACCTGGTTTTGAGGCTTCCCGTAAGTCGGTTCCTGTTGCTTTGTTTGGCGGGCAGGTAAGCGCGGTGAAGCGTCTGGTATCGCCCAAGGGTTCATCTGTGTGGCGTGAGTATAAGGATTGTTGTGTGAACGGTGAGGTGTTTTCGTTTACGGTGTCTGATTTTCAGGGTCAGACGGTGGTGGATGATTGCACGCTGGTTCCACGTGATTCTTAGGTTCGTTACACATTTTCTTTTAACATTTCTACAAATTTAATAAGGTGGTTTTCTCATGGTAACTGTTTATTCCAAAACGGATTGCTTTCAGTGCAAGCTCACGGAACGTAAGCTGACGCAGGAAGGTATCGCGTTCGAGAAGGTAAACATTGAGGAGGATGCGCGCGCGTTGGAGCATGTGAAGTCTTTAGGGTATATGCAGGTTCCGGTGGTTTTTGTCAGTGATGATCGTCATTGGTCTGGTTTTGTACCTGACAAGATTAATGATTTAGCACATGATTTGGTTGCCGCATAGTGTTTTGGCATAGTTATCTATAGAACATGATATAATGGCTCTAAGGGTTCTAAACCTTAGAGCCATTATTGTTAGGAGTTTTGATATGAATTTTGAAGGTTATCGTTTTCTTACACGATTTGTACTTGTTATAGATATTTTGGCTCTCGTTGCGTTTTGCTTTTTTGGAGTTGTAAACGATATTGCTATTTTATCTATTTATTTTGTTTTGGCACTTAATATTTTCATGTTGTTTATGTTAAGTGATTTTAAGTTTCATAAGACTAAAAATTCTAATGAAAATTCTCAAGAATATGATTTGTAATTTTAATCATGCGAAAACTGTTTGTTTTATTAGTGGTTTTTGTTTATTTATTTTTAATAAAGTTACGTACTTGTTTTATTAACTTGTATGATTTGTGCAAGTTAGTTATCTTACCAAACAATAATTTTAACAATCACACTTATTCAAAGAAAGGTGTAAATACTTATGAAGAAATTTAAATTGTTTCTAAATATATTAGGTATATTTCAATTATACTTATTTCCACTTTATTTGAATATAGTTTTATTTATAGGTGGATTATTTGGTTTTTGGTCTTTTAGTTTTCAAAATGCTTTAGATTTCTTCCTTGTTCATATTTTATCTTTGGTTTTTGTGTTTTTGATTTTTATCAAAGACCTTGAGAAACACCCTGAAAAATATGAGAGGTGTGAACTTAATGATTCTCAGTAATTTGAAGTTTTTCCGACAGTTTTTCATGCCGTATGGTAGTTATTCTGTATGTGAAATAGCTTCTCATTTAGCATTGGATTTCGCATATCAGCAGGATAAGGGTGTACTCCCGCAGAGCCAGAGGATAGGGTATCGTACTTACACACCTGAAATAAGTTCTTCTTTGGCAGATTTTTCTGTGCGTAAGTTGGGGACTTTTTCTGTTGCTTTATTGGAGTTTTCTCCGGTTCCTTCGGTTGGTTTAGATACTGATCGGATTCAAGTTTTAGTGTGTTTACATTCTAAAGGTGTTGGAGGAGGCACTTATAAGTTTTATTCGACAGTGCTTTTACCTGGACGTAATAGTTTAGATAACCGTTATAAGTACAGGGTACGCTCCGCTAAGCGTATTGTTTTTAGTCGTCGTGCTCGTCGTTTACAGCGTATTGCTAATTTGTTCGCTCGTGAGTTTGTTTCGAGTTATTATTCATACAAACTTCGTTAGTGGTTGTTTCTGTTAATCTGAATCTTGTACCTGCTGATGATAAGAAAGGTTAGTTATGTCTAAGGAAAATAAGCCTCGTTTAAGTGTTTTATTGAATGCTGATAGTGTCGGTACTCTTGCGAAGTATAAAGAAAATGGGCAAACTGCAACGGAAACTGTGCGTCGGTCTTTAGCCTTATATGATTTCCTTATGAGGGAAGTTGAGGTGGGTAATAGTATTGCGGTTTGTGATAAGAAGGGTAATCCCTTACGTGAGGTTAAAATTCTCTAAGGTCTGAAGGTTGTTGAAGAATGAAACATGTATCACCTTTACGGTATCCGGGTGGTAAGGTGCGTTTAGCACCTTTTCTTGGTGATCTTCTGAAGGATCAGGCAAAGCCTTTACCTCGTGTGTTTGTGGAACCTTTCGCTGGCGGTGCTGGGGCGGGTTTGTCGTTATTGCAGCAAGGTGTTGTAGAACATCTTGTGTTGAATGACGCGAATCCAGGTATCGCCGCGTTTTGGTCTTCGGTTCTGCATCATACGGATGAGTTTTGCGAGCTTATCCGCAGTACTCCTGCTTCTTTAGAGAACTGGTATCGAATGAAGAGTATTCTCGATAACCCTTTGGGTGTGGATACTTTGACGTTGGGTTTTGCCGCATTCTTTTTGAATCGTACAAATCATTCGGGAATTATTGAGAAGGCGCGTCCGATTGGTGGTTTGAAGCAGGATGGTAAGTATAAGATTGACGCGCGGTATAACGTTGATGCTTTGATTTCTCGTGTGCGTAGTGTTGCTGCGTTGGGTTCTCGTATTGAGGTTTATCAGCGGGACGGCGTTGATTTTCTGAGGGATTATGCTTCGGTTGATAATGTGCAGGAGGTTTTCGCTTTTGTTGATCCTCCGTATGTTGTGAAAGGTCATCAACTGTATGGGTTTGCGTTTACGCAAGCGGATCATGAGCGTTTGGCTGATGTTTTACGTTCGGTTCCTTTTCGTTGGGTGCTGACGTATGATGATTCGCCTGTGGTGCGTGGTTTGTATCCGCAGTCGTGGTGTTCTGGTTTTGGTATGCCTTATTCGGTATCGCAGTCTCGATTACGTGGTCGTGAGTTGATGGTGTTTTCTGAGGGTGTTGTTCGCGGTTCGAGAGTTGGTGATGATATTGAAGTGGTGAAGTAGTTTTATTTATTAATATTTTCTGAAGGGAGTGTTTAGTTATGAGTGATAATGTTCTTTTTCTTATCATGAGTATTTTTGCATTTGTTGTTTTCGTTCTGTTGTGGCTAAATAAAGTTTTTGAAAATTATTACCGGAATCGCTACCGCAAATTACTAAAACATCAGGGTTTCATTGATGTATCTCACGAAGATTTTTCTAAAACAGGTATATCTAAGGTAGCGGTGAAACTCAGTAGTGATTACTCCTCTATTTATGGAAGTTATCACCTGAGTTGGGACGAACTATCTCTACTTATTGCTCAGTGGGAGCCTCAAGGCACGGTGCGTATCGAGACTGAAGGTGTTGTATCGAAGAAGGGTAAGCTCAAGCGTATAAATGTAAAGGTTATCTGCGATCTTCACAAGGGCGGTTCGGTTACAGTTTTTGCGTGTGAGGGTGAGTCCTTCGGGTACCCTGTGGATTCTGTGAAGCGTTCTTTTGTGGTGCGTCGTAATTCTCAAGTGGCAGCAGGTACCGCTTCTTTAGGTGTTCCTGAAGGTGAGTATTCGTGGTTATCCCAGTCTTTCCGTGGGGATGATGCGTACATTGTTTTAGGTTTGGAGGTAGGCTCTGATGAGTGAGAGTATAACATTGGCTAGTGCTTTAGCTGCGATTATTTGGGCTGTAGCAATTATTGCGGTTGCGGTGCTTCTTTCTGAAGTTCTTGAGTTTATCAATAAGGTGTGGAGTACCCGTAAAGGTTTCCGTGTTTTGTATGCTCAACTTCTCAAAGAGCAGCATCTTGCGGATACGGTGGAGCTTGAGGAACAGGAATCCGGGTTTCCGCGTGCTTTGATCGCATTGACGGAGTATGCCGATACTATTGGTGGCCAGAAGTATGTTCCTTTTGAAGAGTTTTTACCGTTGTATCAAGCGTGGCGCACGCACGGGGATATGTTTGTAGAAACTCAGGGTGTGCTGCATCGTAAACGTGGTGTGTTGAAGCGGCTTAAGGTTCGTGTGTTTTGTCAGCGCCCGGATGGTTCACAGGTGGATGTGTTTGTGGGCGAGGCTTCTCGTGATCGTACTTTGTTAAAGTATCCTTCGGATTCTGTGAAGCGTGTGTTCGCGTTGGAGAAGACTGAGGCGACACCTGGTATCGCTCAGCTGACGGTTGCTGAGGGTTGGCTTGATTTTTGTGGTAAACCTGAAAACCGTCACACTCAACTAGTCCTGAATTTGGATGTTTAGACGAATTTTTGGTGTTCGTATACCTTTTGGGCATAGTTATTTTTGGTGTGTGATATAATAGAGGCAGGAAGTAAATTCTACTTCCTGCCTCTTATTTTGTTTGAAAGGTTCACTACTCATGAAGTCTCTTTACCCGGAAAAAATCGGTCAGCTCTTCCGCCAGCGCGCTCTGAGCGGCACTATTGCGGATATTGAAGAGCCGTGGGATCTATCAGAAGATTACCTCCGCGATCATTACCTAAAGTTCTTTGCTTCGGAAGGTCTTGAGTGCGTTGAGGTTTTTGGAAGTAAGGTGTCGCCTGGGAACGATGGTGTGCTCTCGGGTCAGCGTGAGGAGCTTGAGGGCGCTTACGATCACAATGATTTGAAGAGCTGGGAACCATTCTACGTTTCTACCGATCTTCTGCGCGATATTCTGGATTATTCTGAGCAGGATTTAAAGGAGATCAGTAAGTTATCTAAGGTCACTGATCTTGATGTGCTCGGCGTTGAGGTTTACGCTTCGGAAGACCTTGTGTCTGGTTTGCGGGTGCATCAGGTGCTTCCGGTGCGGGAGCAAGGGAAGGTGTGCTTAGTGCTTTCGTACCCACTTCCTGAGGAGTTGTTCTATAAGAGTGTGCGTCGCGGTCTTATACTCATCACCGTTCAGGTTCCTGAGGGTCAGTGGGTTGGTTACCGTGTTGAGGAGTTGAATTTCTCGCTGATTCAGGTTTCGACAAGTATTCGTACTGAGGTTGATGTGCAACCCGTCTTGTATGAACCTTTGTTGGATGCGATCTCTGCCTTGGTACAGGATTATGTATATACCAAACCTACGTCGAGTTCAAATATGCCTGTGCTCTTGGTATCGCACCTATTGGATAAGTCTGAGTTGCGCTTGTGCGATGTTGCGTCGTCTCGTCAGCCTGTGTCGGTGCAGGGTCTTGTGTTTGAGGGTGAGACGGGTCAGGAGTTTAAGTGCCGTTCTGCGCGTTATGTTTTTATTCCTGGTATTGGTGTTTGTGCTTTTGCACATATTGAGCCGGATTACCGTTTCTCGAATGATGTTTGGGATTTTTGGGTGCTGATAGGTGTGCCTAATAATGAGGACGGTTCTGCTCATTGTGCTGTGTATTGGTATGATCGTGATGTTTCTCAGTGGAAGTCTAAGGTTTTTGAGATTGATTGTGAAAAGTATTTGTCTGAGGATGATGTTTTTGAACATGAGGCGTTTGACTTTTTAACTTTTGATGTTTTTCAGGGTGATTCTTCGGTTGCTTCTCAGTTTGTGAAGTTTATGACTTTTCCTGATAAGTTCTCTTCGGCTTTGCTTTACAATAAGGTTTCTCAAAATCTTGGGTACCGTGTGGTTTTCCCTGGTTTTGGTGGTGTGATTACTTACTAAAAGTAGTTAGATTAATCGTCATACGTAATGTCCCTGTAGTATTTGAAATGTGCTGTTGGGACGCAGGGAAGGTATCGCCATGACTGATGTTTTTCATTTGTATTTGAATAATATATTTGATACAGCTTGTGCTTTTACAGTTGTATCTTTTGTATTGTTTATTATCTTTGCTTTGCAGGTTTGTGAGGATAAGTTAAAAGATAAAGGTGAACATGTTTTTGAGTTGTGTATGTATATCTTTCTGATAATTTCTGTTAGTTGTTTTATATTTGTTAATATAGATTTGTTGATTTTAGGTAAGTTTAGTTGTTTTTATTTTTCTTCTTTGTCTGAGCAGTGTGGAGGTTACTAATGTTACAGTATTTATCAGCTTTATTTTCTATTGTGATAATAAAGTTATTTCCATTATTTTTAGTTATACTTATTTCAGCTATTTTAAACTCTATATTTTCCGCTTTTTACGTTATGGTTTATCGAGTAAATAAAGTTCCTAATAAACTTGATTTCGTTGTGGTGTGTACTACTTTAGTTTACTCATCATTGTTTATCAGTGTTTTACTGTTTTGTAGTGTCGGTTTCTGGCTTGTTCAGTATTCGAGGTGATTTTTATGCCCCGCAAGGTTAAAATCAGGTTCTGGACTATTCGTATTCTTTCATTGGTGCTGGTCGCTTTGAGTGGGTATGAGTTTGGGAGTAGGTTGTGAAGTTGTTATATGTTTTTCTCCTAGTAGAGATTATTTTATTGGTTTATCTTGGTATTAGTTATACGATGTATGTTTATACTAGGCATCTTGTTTCTGAAAATTATCCTACAGGTGAGGATACTTCAAAGTATAAGATTATTGTAAAACGTTACCGGTTTTGGGAATCTAACACTTTATCTACTATTTATCTACAAATTTTACTTTTGGCATTTGGATTCTTCGTCTGCTACGTTGAAGGGTTGGCTTATTCCGGTGGTGACGGCTTCGTATGGTTTCGCGTATGTGAATCATAATGTACTTGTGCTTTTGTTAGGTATGTTTTTCGTGGTGATGTGTTATGTTTTAGATTCTTCGTATTTGTTTTATGGTCGGCGTTATATTGATTTGTATAATGCGGTGATTTTGCGGGATGGGTCTATTCCGTGGATGTCGCTTGATTGGAAGAATATTCCCGAACCGTATCGCCGTTCGCGTCTTTCTGCGTTTGGGTCGCGGCTGTTGTTGATGTTTTATGTTCCTATTTTTGCGGTGGGTGTTGGTGTGGCGGTTTTGATTTTGTCGTGATGGGTTGCTTCTTGTGGGTATTTCCTTTATTCTGTTGAGGTAGGAATGTTGAAAAGGTCTGGGTCTGGAACCTTTAAGTGTGGGGTAGGTGCTGTGGTGCCTACCCCGTTTTCTTTGTGAGGTGGGTGGGGTTTTGTCTTTTGGTGATATGTTGTTGCGCGGGTTGCGTGAGGGTTTTTCTGCGGGTGTCGGTGCTGATGCCGCTAAGAATATGTCGGATTTCTCGTCTCATCGTGTAAAGCCTGTTGAGGCTTCAACTACCCCTTCTTCACGCGCACAAGGTGTTGGTACCGCTACACGAGGTGAGGGTTTTTCGTCGTCTCGTCGGTCGTTGCGTGTGCCTCCGTCGGTGGTGGCGGGGTCGGCTGTGGTGTACGGTGCTGCGGGTCGTAATTTGTTGCAGGGTGAGGATTCGTCGGGTTTTAGCGATTTTGCGGTGCGTCGTGGCGCTGCGGGTGAGATTGTGTCGTCGCAGTCGTTTGTGCGGTTGTGTTCGTCGGCGCGTTTCCCGGTGTACAGGGTGGATTCGGTTCGGTTTCCGGGGTCTACGAAGGCTGATATTGATGCTGTGATTATTACGGGTCATAAGGTGTGGCTTGAGGATTCTAAGAATTATGGTGCTGGTGTGGTGACGGTTCGTGTTGAGGATCGTGTCTTTGGTGTGAAGGATTTGAAGGGGCAGTGGGTATCGCCTAAGGTGCAGGCTGTGTCTTTGGTGCATCGTTCGGTGCGCGGTCATGAGCGCCGGTATAGTAATTCGTTGGTGGTGGCGCGGGCTAAGTTGCTTTCTACGGTGAAGTCTATGGGTGGTTCTTTGCAGAAGCCGTTGATTATGTTGTCGAATTATGATTGTAAGTTTAAGAATGTGAAGGATGCTCCTTTGTTTTTTAGGAATCCTAGTTTTTATGAAACTATTGCTAATAATTCTGCTCCTACTGATGATGTTACGGAGAAGTTGTTGAGTTATTTTGTTTCTCTTCGTGTGAAATAGTTTTGTGTGGTGTGGTTGGTTTTATTCTGTATACTGAATGTTAGAAGGCTCCTTCACAGGTAGCCCTCCACAGGATTTTTCTTTCTGGTGAAAGGTTTTAGACTTGCTCATTATTGGCAAATTCTTTTCTGAAGATTCCGTTATGGATAAGGAGTCTTACGATTACGCGATGGATGATATTGTTCGCCCGCTGTTAGCATCAGGGCAGCCAGAGCGGGTATCGCGTGTTACTCCTTTTATTGGTAAAACATATGCTGGTGGCGCGTCGGTGCGGGTATCGTATAGTGCTAACCCCTCAATTCCAGACGTGTTGAATGTTTTGGCAGAAGCTCAGTATTTAGATGATGGTTTCATTGCTTTAGATATGGATGGTTTGGGAGAGGTTTCCGCTAAGTATCCTGTACTAGTGGTTCCTGTGGTTCAGAGGACTTTGCTGGCAGGTAGCTATCGTTTCTTGGATAAAGATTCGGTGCGAGAGTTGGCGAAGTCGCGTAATCTTAAGAGTATGCGGTCTAAGTTTGCTAAGTTACCGTAAGGTTAGCGTAGTTTCATAGTTTTATAGTTTTCCTGTGGAGGGTTTAACCCCTCTGTGTGGTGGAAGGTTACGGGTGCTGTGGTTCTCGTAACCTTTCGTGTATGTGGGAGGTTTGGTATGAAGGTTGTTTCTTCGGCTCAGTCATTACGTCAGGAGTTGGCCCAGGTATCGCGTTCTCTGACGGATCGTAAGGCGCAGCAAGGTAGTTCGGCGCGCGGGGTTTTCTCGTTGCCCCTGCCGCCGCAGGCGGGTGAGTGGCTGGTGAAGCCTTATTCGTTGTTGCAGGTGCAGGGTTTTTCGCGTGCTGAGGTTTTGCCGCAGCATGTGGTTTCTGATCCGTTGTTTGAGGCTTTTTCGGTGTTGGAGTCTTCTCAGGTGGCGTTTCAGCGTGGTGTGAAGTTGTTTCGGTATCGCACGGATTCGGTGAATGAGCGTGTGGTGAATGTTCGGACGGGGAAGTTTGAGGTTGAGGCGGTTCCGGTCTCGAATGGGTCTGTGGTGGTGTTTTCGTCTCGGCAGGTTCAGGTTCCTTTTGGTGCGCGCACGTCGGCGTTTGCTTTTGGGCATGTGGGTGCTACGGTGCAGGGGAATGCGGGTGTGTCACGTGGTGAGTCGCGGGGTGATTCTGTGGCTGATTCTTCTGTGTCGGTTTCTCAGGATTCAGTTTCTTCTGGTTCTTCTAAATCTTCCGGTTCGGTGTTGCCTGCGGGTTTTGGCTCGGTATCGTCTCAGGATTCTTCGTTTCTTCAGGTTCCTCAGGCATCGCCGCGTTCTCGGGAGCGTGTGAAGGTTTCGGATATGGTGGGGTCTTTTGAGGATCGTGTCTCTGAGGATTTTCCGTTTGTGTATGCGGTGCCTCGTGAGCTTTTGTTTGAGGTTTCTCAGTGTGCTTTGGCGGTTTCGTCAAGCCGCCTTGATTGTTTTGAAGGGTACCGTTTTAATTCATTTGCTGATGGTACGTTGTTTTTGTCGGTGGTTCCTTTTAAGAAGTCTTCTTCGTTTGTGAATACTCGTATTCTTGCGGTGAAGTCTTCTACTGATTTTAAGGATGAAATTTCTTCTATTGTGAATTTTTGGGTAAAGAAGAAAGTGATTCCTTCCCCATCTGATTTTAAAGTTTTGTCTGAGGATGGGGTCTCTGAGGTTTCGTTAGTGTTTGATTCTGTCCCTGCGTCTTATCATGAGTTCGTTCCGGTAGCTGATTCTTCTCTTGCATCTCGTAAAGTGTAAAGACGTGTAGGGTTGATTTTGATTTAGGGATGTAATGCAGACATTTTTTATTGGTGGGTTTGTCCGCACAGTGAACGGTGTAACACAGGTCGGCACCGCTCAACTGGTTCCGATGACGGTGACGGCAGATGGTGATGTGCAGCAGTTTCGTGTGCTGTTTTCGGGTGTGTCTTTGACGGCTTCGGGGATGATCCAGTTTCAGTCTCCGGTGACGCTTTCTTTTGGGTCGTTACAGGAGTTTGTGCAGGCTCAGTTTGTTCCTGCCCCGTTGTCGGTAGTGTACGCGACATGCCCGGACGCTTCGGTGTTTGGGCAGCTGCCTTTAGGTGGGCGTTGGGAGTTTCCGTTGTCGGTTGCACCGGTGGTTTCGGTTTCTCGCGCGCGGTTGGGACAGGTTCTTGAGGTGTTGTCGTCTGCTTGGCAGGTTCAGGATGAGGAGCAGGTATCGCGGGTTTCTGCGGCGGCGCTATCTCTTGCGTCGGTGCCGCAGGTGAAGGTTCATGAGGGGTCGGTGCTGGTTCCGCGTGAGGGGTTCCAGTCGGTGTTCGCGTTTGACCGTGAGGTTTGTGCTCGGGCGCGGCAGTGGGTTTCTGATGCGTGTCGGGATCGGTCTGCTGCGGTTGTTCCTGCGGGCGCGGGTGATGTTTTAGGTATGTTTTCAGGTACCGCTTTTGTGTCACCTTCGGTTTCTTCTCCGGTGTGGCCGTCAGGTTCTTATAGTGGTTCTTCGTTGAAGGTTTTTGAGGTTATCACAGTGTTTTCACCCGAGTTGTAGTGGTTGGGGTAGGTTATTTCTGATATGTCATGTAATCCTTGGTATACTGGTGGTAGTTTAGTTTTTTCTAAGGATTGGTTTTAATGGCTACTATCGTTTCTGATTTTAACGATTTTATTCCTGAATTGACAGGCGGCAAAGTTAAATATAATCCCTATAATCTTCCAGGTTGGGTGTCTATGTTGCGCTCTACGGGTGATGCGGAAGATTTTTATTTAGGGTCTGTCGAGTTTTTCGGTAAGCTCTCGCAACTATTGACGTTTCAGATGTATCAGAACGGGTATTGTGCTTCCCCCGTTAAAACTACTGTAGAGGAGCTGACTCGTACCGCTTCTTCAGAGGATGTACATCTTCTCACTACCTCCGGTCGGGTGCAGCCTACTGTTGCTAATCTTTTGTTGCATGTGATGAAGGAGATTTCCCGCGAGAAAGGTTTTGCGGGTGAGGAGCTATTCTGGGCGCGTTTCTTCTGTGGCGGTTCCACACTCGTACTGCATCGTGACCTGTGGGGTTCATCGTCGTTTGCGAAGCAGTTCTTGTTGTGGCTACTGGCTAAGTCTTCTGCCCATTTGACGCATCAGGTAATGCGCCCTAAAACAAGTACGGGTACTGCCGATCCTTCTGAAGGTTTGGCGGAGGGTGTTCTTGATACGTCTTTTGCGCCAGGGTACATTTCGGAAGCTGCGTTGATGGTTTCTCACCCAAACGTGTCACACCCTGTTTCTACCTTGCACACCTCTTTTGTCCGTGTACCGCTGTTTTTGGAGTTGTATAAGAAGGTTCGGGCGAAGATTTTTGGGGAGAAGGTTTCTGAGATTTCGTGGGAGGCACCGGGTGTTTTCTTTGAGGGTGTGTCTTCTTTGACGGAGGGTATTCTTTTTCCTGCCCTGGTGGTGGGGGATGTTATGGCGGAAGGTTCCGCGCTGTTGCAGTGGTATAAGTGGGTATTGGAGCGCCAGCAACCCTCGGGTATCGCATTGTTGTATACGTTGTGTGAGGAGTTTGCGCAGGTTCCCTCAACGCGGTCTTTGTATCGTGCTGCTGAGGATGAGTCGTTTAAGTTTTCTTTGGGTTGGCAGAAAGAGTTTGTTGATAATTCGTTGCTGATCGGGTTGGATGTTTTTTCGGCGGTTCTTCAGAAGCCTCAGGATGTGCAATTGTCTGCGAGTGTTCAGGCTTCAGTGACGTTCCCGCGTATGTATTTACCGCGTCAGGTGCAGGCTTCGTGGGATTCGGTAAAAGGTCAAGGCACAGAGGGTACCGCAGCGTCGGCGTGTTTGTTCCCGCAGGGTGATCTGTTTCAAAGTTCGTCTCGTGTTTCTGCTGAGGATGCTGCTCGTTTTGAGGATGCGTGCCGCGCGGGGGATGTGGGTTTACTGATTGACCTTGAGTGTTGTAATGCTAGTACGTCTCCGGCGACTGGTCGTTTTAGTAAGCATAAGGTGCTTGGTTTCGGTTCTTAGTTTGTTTTGTCGGTGTAGTTTTAGTGTGAAGGGTTGGTTGTATGCGTTTAGCGGTGAAGCTCTTTCGGGATGCTCAGGTTTTCCCACAGCAGGATAGTTCGTCTCGGCGCTCGCGTCGTAATCGCGGTGCTCGGGTGTGCGGTGTTACTCGGTTAGGGGTGCGGGCGGTGTGCGATCCGGTTGATTCTGCCGCTGGTTTTCGCTCTTTCCGTGTGGCGGGTTTAGCTTCCCGTAGTGAGGAAGGTTCGTGGCAGGTATCGCCGTTGTTCTCGTGGAGTTCTGGGGACGGTTTTTCATCGTCGGAGGTTTCGTGGGATTCATGGGTGCGTTCTTCTCTTGATTCTGCTGGCGCGCGACATGGTGGGGAGCGTCTGTTTTTTGTGCCTTCGGTGGCGTGGGTGCAGTCGTTCCCAGTGAGTCAGGTTTCGCTGAGTGAGTTTTTGTTTGAGGGGTTTTTCTCGGTGCGTGAGGATGATCCGTTGGTGGTTGTTTCGTCTCAGGTGTTTGGTGTGAAGCCTTTGGTGGCGTTTGATGATTCGTTGAGTTTTCAGCGTGTGCAGGTTTCTTCTGCGGTTCAGTCTGAGTTTCGGGATGTTGTTTCTGCTGCTGTTTCTGTGTAGTTGATGGGGTGGTGTGTTGTGGTTCGTGAGGATTTTCAGGTAACGCCTTTTGTGGAGTTTGTTTCTCGGCGCGCGGTTCGTGATGAGGTTGCGCGGGTGTGTCCGCAGGCGTTGGTGGAGTTTGACCGTTTGTATGGGCATCGCGCGCCGGGGGAGGATATTTCTCCGTGGGATAATAAGGTTTTTGTGGATAATATGGGCGGCTTTATGTCGTGGATGGAGTTCGCGTACTTGGTGTTCTTTGTGATCCATGAGAATAAGTTTCCCCTGCCTGAGACGGTGGTTTATCCGCGCACGTGTGCGGTGGGGTATGTTGAGGGTGAGGGTTCTTCTGACGCGGTTTTGGGTATTGAACCTTATTTAGATCGTTTGGCGGAGAAGTTTCCGCAGTTGTGTGCACCTGATGAACCGGTATCGCGTGAGAATCTTGTGTTTTCTCGTGTGGTGAGTGTTGTGACGTTTAATGAGGTTTTGGTTCCTTACCCGTGGTGGGTTTTTTCTCAGATGATAAGTGAGCTTCCGTCTTTTCCTGCTAGTTTGTTGGATCATGAGAAGTTTGTGTGGATGGTTTCTGGTTTTTCACCGGATACTATGGAAGCTATCATTCAGGATGTTTTGTAGTTTAGTATTTTGTTTCTGATGTGAAGGGTTGGTTATGGGTGTTTTAACGGATTCTATGCGGGATTTTTTCTATTCTCCGCAGATGTACGGTAAGTATGTTGAGGATGGTGTCGCGCCGCAGGAGGTTGAGTTTTACTTGTCTCAAGATTTTCTACGTCGTTTCGTAGCGTCAGGTCGTTATTTTCAGTACCTTCAAAGTAAGGGTATCGCGGTCGCTGAGTTGGTTCAGGGTTTGCGGAAGTTATCGCATGATGATTTTATGCGCGCGGTGGATGTGCTCGGGCTTTATGTGGTGCGTGACCTTTTGAAGGATAGCGCTGTGTACTCTGAAACACCGGGTACAAAAGCGGTTTCTTCGCATGTGATGCAGACGTTTACGAAGAAGGTTATTACATCGTGCGAGTCTTTCGCGCAGGAGCATCTTGAGGGTGCGTCCTCTTCGGTGACAGCGGCTATGGCGAAGAAACTTCAAAGTGCGGTGACGTATCAGGGTTTGGCTGTGGAGCATCTGGTGCAAAGTCCTTTACCTGCGGTGGTGCAGGAGGATTTGACGGTTGCGGTGGTACAACCGGCAGTGACGCGCGAGGAGGGACATAAGATTGTGAATACTCGCAGTAAGGTGCAGCTTGCTCAGGATCAGGTATCGCGGTTTTATGCGTTTGCGTATTTTGGGTGGGTGCTTCATGTGCTGGCGCATTGTGCGCGTGTGTCTGGTAATGCGTGTTTTGAGGTGACGTTTGAGAAGGACGGTGGGGATCAGCGTACTTTGGTGACGACGTTCGAGACTGAACCGGTGCGGCAGTTGTATGGGGATGAGGTAGCTTCGCAGTGTTCGTCACTGGATGAGGTGCGTAATTCGTCGTCTTTGTTCCGTGGTTTTGTGCGGTTGCCGTCGTTGGGTGAGTTCCGTGGGAATGGTATTTTCCGGTCGGTGAGTTTAGCTCGTGTTCTGCGGGCGCGGTTTGGGTCTTCTGTGGTGGTTGATTCTACGTTTGTGGATGTGGATTCGTCGGTTTCGTATTCGTATCTTTTGACGAAGTTGGCGGAGGTTGAGGCTGATTCGTCGTTGGATTCGGAGACGAGTTCTGTGAATGCTCAGCTTTCGTCGCTTTTCACGCCGTCGGTATCGCCTGCTTCGTCCACGCCGCATTCACAAGCTGTAATTTCTGATGGTTCTTCTCAGGGTTCGCTTAGCGGTTTTTCGGTGGGGTTGCTTGGCGATCGGTTGAAGTCGTTGGGTTTGTTGCCTCAGGATTTTCAGGTATCGCTTGAGTCTTTGCGTGGGTGGTTGGTTTCTTCGCGTGATGTGCGTGGTACGCAGTTTTTGAAGGATTTGCATTTATTTTTGGTTGCTAATCGTGATGTGTTTAGCGATTATGATCCTGTTAATGTTTCTTCGGATTCTGATTTTACTATAGACGGTACAGGTGGTTTGGTATAATCTGAAGTAACTTGTTGTTACTTTTAAGGATTATAGTTATGCCAAATTCTTCTGGTAGTTCAAAATCTTCACCTGTTTTGTATCATAATTTCTTTGAAACGGTTTCTTCACGTTTCAAAGGTGCTAAGACAGATACCGGTGAATCGGTGAGTAATTTTAGCAAAAAGTTTTATGCAGATCAGCTCAAACATCAGGTAAACCCACAAGCTGATGAGGAAATTCCTGAGTTTCAAATCGCAACTTTAGGTACGTACCTTGAGAATATGGTAGGTACTGAAGGCGGTGAGAATCAGGATTTTACTCCTGGCTTGTGGGATACTTTGTTGCAGGAGTACGAGTCGCATTATCCGATGAAGTATCAGGCGAAGAAGTCTGAGGCTGCGGTTAGTATTCCTGAAGATGTGGCTGTGGTGCAGGCGCTTTTCGATACGGATGTGGTCGCGGTGTATCGGAAGGATACACAGGAGGTCGCGTACTATACTGCTGTGCGTAGTATTTGTCAGGAACATGCGTCACAGTACATAGAGTTGGAAAAGAAGATGGGTGAGAAGAACGCTCGTCGTGTCATCCATGCGATGCGTATTGACGTGAATTATGTTAATGCACATGAATATACTCTCAAAACTGTGAATCTTACAGTTAAAACTGAATTGAAAATGGATGAATGTATATTCATTCCTTTGTATTCTTTAGAGCGTTTATACACGGTTCTCGATTCTTTCTTCTTCCAGTCACAGCAAGGTTTGAAACTTGGCGATATTAAACCCGCTAAGGATTCCGCGTTACTGGAAGTTCGTCAGACAATGGCGAATGTGCAGATAGTACGTTATCTCACAGCTTCACGGAAAGGTATCGCTAAATACCGTGGGGTTGATGATATTGGCGATATTCCCCAGAATGCGATTTATCGCCTTCCCCTCTTTAGGATGTATGTACCTTCTCTGGGCGCGCCGGTGACGTCGTTAGGTCTTTCGGCTATCAACGTTTTCTCGTTGGATTCTCTGCACGCGGTGAAGTGGTCTCATTTCTCGGCACCGCTACCGGATAATAGTATGCAGAAACTTATCCAGGGTGAGGTTATCAATGTGTGGCTTCGCGGTATTTTGGAGACGAAGAAAGATGCTGACGGTCAGGAAACAGTCAGTGAGTCTGATTCCGGTACTGATTCTAATGGTGCGCGTACATCGTTGATTACGATGTTGAATCAGACGTATGGTCTGGATATTCCGTATGATGCGGGTGTGACTGCTGTTATTAAGGAGGTGCGTGATCTGGAACCGGCGAAGTTTAACGATTTGTTCGCGCGTCTGCCGCAGCAGTGGCAGGATTATGCGCAGCGTATGGGTGGTGTGCTGACGCAGTGCACACCGGTGCAGGTACCCTCTACCGCAACGGAGTTGGCGGATATGTTGGCCACGGGCGCGTACCGTATTGTGTTTGGGACGAAGGCAGGTAAGTTTTCGTCAGTGCTGGTTTCTAATAGCGAGTTTGTGTTGCGCAGTTTTTACGGTAAGGCGTGGTGGCGCACGTATGAGGTTTCTACGTTTGCACGGCAACTGTTCGCGTTCCGTAAGCTCTCTTCTGGTGTACCTATTGAGGTTGTCGCTGATCTTTTGGGTATGGCTGTTGGTGATGTGCAGGGGTGGGTTTTGGAGTCTACGTTTGTGCCGCGTGCTTTCTTGTCGTTGATTGGGGAGAGTACGTCACTTCCGCCGCAGCAGGTGAAGCAGGTGTGGTCGCAGTTTGTGGAAGCGAATGTTTCAGGGTTTGTTTCTCAAACTCAGGCGGATCAGCAGGCGGGTACGTTCCAGTCCCCTACTTTTGCGCAGGTGCTTGAGGCTTTAGGTTCGGTTGGTATCGCTTCGGTGCAGGATGCGTATAAAGCTGCGTTTAAGAATGAGACGAGTACGTGGTTCTTGGATGTTGAGGATGTGATGCGGATGCAGTTCTCAACGGAAGGTAATTTGGTACCGCGTTCTGAGGGTTCGTATGTGTTGGAGCGCCCTGTATCACGTGCGGTTAATCCCGTTGAGTTGGTGGCGCAGAGTATGCGTCGGTCGGCGTTTACGTGGCAGCCTGCGCCGCCGAGTTGTATTCCTGAGGATTCTACGGAGCCGGTGTTTGTGTTGGCGGATGGGCTAACGGGTAAGTCTGTTCGGCCGGGTGTGGTGTTGGCTCGGAGTTTGTTTTATGCAAAAAATTCTCGGAGGCAGTTTATGCGTGAGATTGATGTGTCTCGGATTATCTTCATGTCGCGCCTCACGACGGAGTATGTACCTGGTACGAACCGTGTGATTGAGGATTCGGTGCGGTATTCCCCGGATGGTTCTGTTGTGTCATACGATATGAAGCTGTTTTAGGGTATCGCTTGTTGTGGGTGTAGGAAAGAACTTGGTTTTTCTTTTGAGAGAAGGAAAACCAAGTTCTTTTCTGTAGTTGGGGTTTGGTATACTGTTTTAGATATGTTATTTCTCTTCTTGAGGGGAGGTTAGGTATGGGTGCAGTGGTTTACCAGGATGTAGTACAGCAGGGTTTATCTCAGGTTCAGGATTCTTTATCGTGGCAGAGTATTGTAGCGGCACAAGTTTTGATGATTGTGCAGCGTGAGGGTGTTTTCGCTGATTTGAGCGTTGAGCGTTTTGGGTGTGGGGAACCTGTGGGTATCGCTTCACGCCGCGCGGAGGTTTTATCAGATGAAGGTGCTGTGGTTCCTTCGGTGAAGGTGGATTGTGTCGGTTTTTGTGGTTCTGCGGCGGCGCAAGAGTCGTTGATTCTGTATACTGTGGCGGTTGGTGAGGATGATTTAGGTTTCTCTGTTTATCCTGTTTCCTTTCAAGATAATGTTCATGAAGATGTGGCTGAGTCTGATGGTACGTCTTCACATATTGGTTCGTTTCAGGTAGTTACAGAGAGTTTTTCGTTTGCTACTTTTGTGAATATACCTGATGATGTAGATTCTGAAACACTTATTATAGATGATAATAAAAATACCCCTGAACCTGCTTCTCTTGTTGTATTTAGTGTTAGTCTTTCTTTAGAAGATGGTTTCGATGTTTGGGGTTATTCTCTACAGGATATACAAGAACAGGAAGTTGTGAAACAACCTTCGTTTGTTCTATTCACGTATTCTGAGTCTGTTGGTGAAGACGGTTACGGTTTCTCTATTTTCACACAAGATTACCAACCTGAAGAGAACTATCTTGAAGGTTTACCGGTACCTGACTCAGCAACACCTTTAGGGGATACAGTTTTTAGTGCTCCGCAGAAACAAGAGAACGGTTTTGATTATTACGCGCCTGCGCTGCGTCAATCTTCACAAGGTGAAGGTGCTGGACAAGTTTCAACGAGGAGTGTTGAGGCGCGCCGCGCTAAAATGGCTCAGCGGTTACGTCCTTTTGGGCAGGCGCAGGAAGGTACCGCTTCGGAGTATGTTTCCGATTGGGAAGATACTCTTGCTTCAGAAAGTCAAGATACTGTTTCCGAGGATGTCTCTTCGCTTTCTGAGCAGGATTTGTTGGAGAGGCAACGTAAGGATTACGAGTCAGTAGAGAAAGCTATCGGTTTCTTGGGGAAAGCTGTTACTTCTTTAGGGAAGAAAATTTAGAAAAGGAAAAGGTTAGGTTCATAGAATGTACACGTCAAAATCTGTTGCTCAAGCTGTGCTTGATATGCAGCGCAGTGTTTCTTCTCTGGTGAAGAAGGATCAGTATAGTACTTCTCTGTTCACGGTGTGCGATAAAGCTGTGCAGGAGAAGGATATTGAGTCGTTGCGGCAGTTGTATTTAAAGCAGGTATCGCAGGCGGTTATTGATTTGGTGCAGGACGAGTCGCTGCGCGATGTGATTTCGGTGCGTGTCTTTGTTGATGAGTTCCCAGATCAAAAGAAGTATTGCGTAACTGTTGGGTTGTATCCGGTGAATGCCACGTTTGGTAAGTTGTTTTTACGTCGTCGTCAGAAGCAGCGTAAACGTTTTGAGTATGAGGTTTCTGAGTTTTCGAGTGTTACTCTTGCGGATATGGTGCAGGATTTTGCGCAGTATTATCAGGAGTATCTAACTTTTATAGCGGCGAAGCGTAATATTTTCACACTCAATGATTTTATGCATGAGTATGTGGATTCTCTGGTTCCTTATCAGGTTCGTTTCGAGGTACATGATGACGCTTCCGTAGTTAAGAAAAAGCTGCTTGCGGGGATAAAGAGCGTTCCGGGTAGTACCGATAATTTTGTGAATTTTTATGTTGATGTTCCTTCTGCCCTGAGTCTTGAGGATCGTTTAGGGTTCGCCCCGGATCAGGTAATGTGTGATGGTTTATCGTCGTTGCAGGATAAAGACTTGAAGAGTGTTCGAGCGATGGTGGAAGCGTTTAAGGTAGCTTTTAACCCGGTTATTACCTTAGCTACTAAGCCGTCTTTGGTTTTGAAGGTGTGCCCGCATTTGCGGCTTCTTTCTGTGCAGACGATGGTCGGTAAGTCTGCTTTTACGAAGGTGGGTGCTTTACGCGATTCTGTGGATAAGTTTTTATCAGCTCAGGTGCGTGCGTATGTTACCAAGGAGGGTACTTGGGAGTTGGGTATCGCTTCCGATGCATCTGAGGGTTTGAATGTGGTGGCTCTTATTGAGGTTTCTGCGAAGAAGAAGTTGTACCGTGTGTTGGTCTCTCCGGTGATGCTCTCGGGTGTTTCTGCTGCTCCGGTTGAAGATTTGAAGGATTTTCTCAGCACTGAGTTCGGTCTAAGTGAGGTGGGTTCTTAAGATGTCGTATAGTCCTTTTGGTGATGGTGCACCTGATAATAACGAGCCTTACGATGATTCTTCCGGTAACGCTGACCCTTGGGGTTCGGTAGCTGGTGAGGATACTCCAACTCGCGTTCTTCGGGAGGATTCCTATGATGGTTCTTCGCATCTTTCCGATGATTTTTATGTCAGTGATGTGTCTCAGTTGGATGATTCTCGTCAGCAGGTACATTCGTCGGTGGCGGAAAATATTTCGTCGTGGACGGATGGGAAGATTCTGAAGTACCTGCTCATCGGTTTAGCAACGTTATTTGTAGTATGTGTTGTTTTTTATTTCTTGTCGCAAAATTCTTCTAAGTCGGCACCGTCTCAGGAAGTTACATCTTCTCAACCGGCTTCGTCTTCGGATCAGCAGGATAGTTCTTCTGAGGATTCTTCCTCTTCTGCGCAGGGTGGGTCGTTGCAGGAGGTTTCGGCACCGGAGGTTTCTAAGATTTATGAGTCTAAGGCTTTGGTGACGGATAAGAAGGTTTATTTAGATAAACGTACTAATCAGTATCAGTTTGTTGTTGTTCTTGATATTGTTGTTGGTTCCGATCATCGTCAGGTTGAGTATATTTTGCCTCAGGAGATTTGGAATACTGTACGTGCTCAGCAAGAGTTGAAAATTAAATATACTGGTGATGATTCTTCTAATTTCATTATTGTAAGTGTGAAGTAGTTAGATGAAGTGAAAACGTTCCAAGAGGTTATTCTTTTGGAACGTTTTCATTTTGTCGTGTGGGTTTATGTGTTAGACTTGATGTAGTTGATTTTCAACTTTTGATTTTTGTTAGTCATAACGGTGAAAGGCGTTATATCTGATGACTGCTTTAGATGGTACTGTGGAGAAGCCCGCAGGAAAAACTGCTGCGGCGAAGAAAACTACTTCCGCAACAAAAACTTCGACAGGAAAAACTTCGGTCAAGAAGGCTCCCCTGCGTCCTAAACCTTCTGCCAAGAAGACTGAAACTGCCCCTAAGACTGCTGCGGCGACTGAAGAAAAGAAGGCTCCCGCCACTGCGGCTAAAAAGGCACCTGAGAAGACTCCCGAGAAGACCGCACCTGCAACTAAACCCTTGGGTAGCTCTCAGAAAGAAGCTGCGAAAACTGAAGAAAAACCTCAGGGTACCGCTCCTGCTCAGGAAGAGAAGAAGGCTTCTACGGCACCTGCTTCAGCATCAGTAGCAGAAGCAGGTACTAACGCCCCGGTTGATCCTAACGCTGTTCCCGATGCTCCTGCGGGTGAGAAGGTTGTCACCAACTTAGATAATGAGGATGTTGGTAAGCTCTTCGGTAAGTTACAGCTGGTACAGACCATTGCTACCGATACTGAGTTCGCTCCTGGTACTCAAGCTATGACGAATCAAGATGAATTGGTTCGTTTAGCGAATGTGCCGAATGTGATGATTACCGACTCGAAGACTAAACCGGACAGTAAGTACATTGCTTTCCCGTATTCTTTCGGTTTTATTGTGAAGAATACTTCTGAGGAAGTTATTCCGATGGTGAAGATGCCTGAGGTTTCAAAATTCCACATGCCCGAGCGGGACGATAACGGTAATTTTAAGGATGATAACCCTCAGGATACCCGTCGTATCGCTGAGATTTATGCTCCGAAGCGTACCGTCTTGAAGAAGTTCTCGCGTATGTGGGGTCACCCGATCAAGGGTCTGGATAACCAGAGTGTAGGTGAGTTTAACTATGAGCTTGCTCCTGGTGCCGCTACCTTTGTGACCTTCTTCGAGTTGGCTGCTACTTTATCTATGTCTATGAAGTTGGCAGAACATGAAGGTCACCTTTTAGATGAGGATGTTCTCGCACCTTTCGGTGGTTTGATTCTTTTGTCGGCGACGTTGAAGAAGAATAATAAAGCTGCTTTGAAGCCTGCGAAGTCTCATGAGCCGCTGGTTCAGTTGTACGGTTACCCTTATGAGCGGATGGTTCAGGGTAACGTGAGCTTCCGTCAAGGTGCTCCTGCTGAGGTTGATGCTGAAGGTAACCGCGTTCCTGGTTCTCGCCGTAATGTGACCGCTACGGATTATAACTGGCCGAAGGTTGTTTCGTTGAATGAGACTGCTGAGACTCGTGGTAAGAAGTCGCGGTACGTTTATGAGATCACTTCTGATTTTGAGGAAGTTGCTCAGAAGGCTCCTGCTGATTTGAAGCCTGCGTATGAGGAAGCTCGCCAGTTCCTTCAGATGCTTGTTGATGCTTCTGTGTATGTGAAGACTGTACGTGATATGGAGAAGCGTATGAAGGCTAAGGCTTTGCGTCGTAACGCTTCCGTTTCTCGTCCTTCGGCTCAGGCTCAGTGGTCGCTCTCGCGTGGTAACCTGTTGGCGGCTTTGGCAAAGTAGTTTGTATAAATCCATCATGTTAGGGTTTGAATAGCTGTTTGGTACAGTTATTTTGGATGAACCTTTGTTTCTGATTTATGGAAACAAAGGTTCATCTTTGTTTATCTGTTATAATTTACGCATGGTTGATTCTACTCTTGCTTTGAAGTACCGTCCTAAAGGTTTATCTGATTTTATTGGTAATGAAGTTACAAAGAAACTGATTTATGGATTCTTTGATAAAAGCAACCCTAATCATAAAGGTTCTATTGATAAATCTATACATAATTATTTTATAACTGGTACTACTGGTTGTGGAAAAACTACACTTACTCGTATTTTAATTGGTCTTTATATGTGCACTGGTGATACATCTGGTGTGATGTGTGGTGAGTGTAATAATTGTTCAGCAAGTGAAGAGTATATTCTTACCGGTAACACTGATGGTTTTATGGATTGCGTGATTGAATACAATGCAAGTTCTCTCACCGGTAAAGATTCTCTTGAAGAGTTGATTCAACGCATACAGGTTCTTCCCGCTATCGGTTTTCCTTATCGTATCGCTTTCATTGATGAGTGTCATCGCATGAGTCAAGCTGCTCAGGATAGTATGTTGAAGTACGTTGAGGATTCTCCTGAGCATGTTATTATGATTTTTTCGACGAATGAGCCTGAGAAAGTTTTGACGACTCTCAAGGATCGTTGTCAGGCGCGTATCAAAGTTGAAAAGCCTACGTCGAAGGAATTGTTGGCTCATTTGATGACGGTATCGCAGGCTGAGAATATTAAGTATGATGCTGCTGGTTTGCGAATGATTTGTTCTTATAGTGAGAATGTTGTGCGTCGTTCTTTGAATCAGTTGAATACTTTGGCTTCTGCTGGTTTAACGGCTAAGGCTTCTGATGTTGCGAAGGTTTTTAATCTTTATACTGATGATATTTTGTCGCGTTTTATGAAGTCTTATTTGGAACTAAACTCTCCAGAATTTCTAGGTTTGGTTTCCCGAGTGAGTAGTTCTGGTGATTTAGATAATTTCATTTCCAATTCTATTCAGTTTTTAGTGCGGGGTTCGTATGTGCGCGCCGGGGCAGCCCCGGAGGATATGCAGGTAGAGGAGGTACGCTGGTTCAAGACTCTGTTCCAGGATTTTGAATCGTTTACTGTGGCGCAGTTTCTTTCGGTGCTGACGCGAGCGCAGAAGTCGCCTTCTGCACAGGTATCGCTAGTTTCTAGTTTTTATGAGCATGTGGATCAGGTATCGCAGCGCGCGAAAGATTCCCAGGTTGAAGAGACGTTAGGTCGCCTTCAACAGATGGTGCAGCGTCTTACAGAGTCGTTACAGGTTCGTGTTCCTGATAAGCCTGGGCGGTTCACATCTGCGGTGAGTGCTGATCTTGCGTTGGAGTCTGTGGTTCGCCAGGGTAATGTGGTGCGTACTCAGCAGGAGCAGATGCGTGAGGGAGCGCAGGTGTTAGGTGATGTGTCGGATCGTGTGTTAAGTGTTCGTGAGTTGGTAGAGCGTGTTGGTGGTTTTATTGTTAAACCTTAAATTGTTTATGTCATAATATTTTTATTATTTAGTTTTAATACGCCTTAAGATTTTTGTTGAGTCTTGAGGCGTATTTGTCATTCCGTTAGTACATGTTTTTCTTCAGAGACAACATAACTGTGTTTACGGTAAATTATCCGACGCGGTTGATGAAAGAAGAAAAGTATGGTAAAGACTGAAAACAAAACATGGTCGCAGAAAGCGCGCATTCCTCTTTTGGCTGCCGCAACATTGGTATTTGCCGTCTGTGGTTTTGCTTCTGCAACCGCAGCTGATAACCCTAACCCGGTCACCGGTAATTCACAGGGTTCTCATTCAACGGTATCGCCCGCGCCGCAGCACTCAGTGGTGCCGTCCCAGACTGCTACCCGTAATCCGGGTTCCGGTATGCATTTACCGTCCTCGAAGAATGAGGATACTGAGCGCGTCAAGAATGATATTCGTGGTACTGAAGATCGCGGGTTTTGGTCTACTATCGCGTTTTGGGTTTTGCAGCTTATCAACGGTATCTTGGTAGTTCTTTTCCCTGCTTCTATTTTCGTTACTGTTCTTGGTCTTGTGTATATTCGTTTACCTTTTACCCGTCCTTTCCTTCGGGATGATAATGAAGATGGTGCGGGCACCAATACTACGTCTTCCTTTGCTAATGGTATGGGTGGTTTCCAGCAGGCAGGTTTGAACTATTCAGCGAAGCGCGCTTTCTGGAATTTGCACTGGGTACCGGATTCCGCGTTGGATGCGGTGAAGATGCTTGGCGGTACTCGCGGTGTGCAGCAAAACGCAGCTCTTTCCGGTATGCCTCAGATGGGGTATAACCCCATGATGGGTGGCGGTATGGGGCAGTTAGGTGCTGGTAATCAGGTGATGCCTCAGGATCGTCAAGGTATGACGTTTAAGTCTCCAATTGCGTGGTATGTGTGGGAGGAGACAAAGGCACACATTGTGCTCGGTTTCGCTGCGGTGGTGCTGACATCTTTCAATACTTTCATATTCGGTGTTAGTGTTGCTGGTGTACTAATGAATTGGGTCGGCGGTATGTTCGGGGGAGGTGCCTAGTCATGGCTTCAGGTAACCCTTTGGTTCGGTGGCTCAATAATAAACTCTCGGTACCGCAAAATAACTCGTTTTCTGATATGGAGCTTGAGCTTGCGTATCAGACGTTTAAACAGTTGTGTCAGTCACCTAAGGGTATGTCTCCGGGTGTGCGTGAAATGCGGGTGGAGATTCCTTCGGAGCAACAGTCGTTGTTTTCTGAGTTGCTGAATCTTCCGAAGTTGCAGAGTACGTTTGATTTTGTTCAGGATGAGCGTGATCCGCAGGTGTGGGTTGTATCTCCGAAAGCGGTTTCGTCCGAGTTTATGAAGGTTTAGGTGTGATAGATGATTTCAACGGTTTCTTTTAATGAATACGTCGATGTGGTGGCGCACCGTACTTCGCAGTCTAAGAAGGTTGTCAAGCTCGTGATGACGGCGTATCTTGCGCATGTTGCACGTGAGTTTGAGGAGAACGGTTCTGTTGGTGTTCTTGGTCTTTTTGATCTGATGGATAAGACTAAGGTTCCTTCCGCTCAGGATATTCGTACTGTGCCTTTTGCAGCTCAGGTTTCTTCGGAGAAGTTTCGGGAGATTCTTGAGAACTTAGCTTCTGATTTTGAGGTTGTGGTTCTTCCGAAGTTTCCGGTGGCGCTTTCTGTTTTGACGCAGTTTCGCCAGGTGGTGCAGGTGCAGATCAAGCAGGGGAATGCGGTAACGCTTCTGAAGGTGGGTAATGTCCGTGTTTCTGAGTCGGGTAGTTTGCAGGTGCGTAAGGCAGCTAGTTTAGGTCAGGGCGTTTCGTTGGTTCCGAAGACTTTCTTTAAATCGTTGGTGAAAGGGTAGTTTGAAGTGTTAGGTAAGACTCATGCGTTAGGTGGTTCGGTTGCTGCTTTTGGCTCTGTGCTAGGTGTAGCCTCCGGTATCGCCGCGTACCATCATGTGCCTGTGGCGCAGTTGGATTACCGTGATGTCCTACCTTTCGTTTTTGTGACGTATCCTATGGCGATTTGGGCTTCTAAAGCCTCGGATTTGGATCACCATACTGGTAGTGTTCCGTTTCGTGATCCTGTGTCTATGTCGTTGCATTATGTGCTGCATTGTACTTCTGGTGTGCGGCGGTTTTTTCCGCGTAAGAGTTTTGTGTATAAGGTTTTGGGGTTTGGAGATGCGCAGCATCGTTCGTGGCAGACTCATAGCGATTTAACGCTTTTGTTGGTGTGGCTTCTGGTGGTTTTTGCGTATAACGGTACTTTTACATCGTGGTTCGGTGTGGTGTTAGGGCAGTTATCGCAGTGGGTTACACCTGGTTTAGCTTTGGGTTTTACTGCACATATTGTTCTGGATTTTCTGACTCCTGAAGGTATGTGGCTTACTGTTCCGTTGTTGGTGAATACGGTTTTAGGTAGAAGGGTTTTACCTGAGAAGTTTAAACCTATTTCGCCTTTGGTGAGTCTTTTGAGTTTGAAAGTGGGTAAGCAGAGGGCAATTCATTATTTTTCTACAGGTAATGGTTGGGAGAAAGCTATTCAACGTGTTTTGTTTGTAGCTTCTTGGATTCTCTTCTTATTCGTGGTTTATCTAGTTTTACCGTGGAGGGTTTTGACGTAGATTAAAGATTTTATTTAAAAACACCACATACATTGTTTGCGGTTCTGGTTTAGATGACGTGGTGAAGAAGAACACCAGGTATCGCACTTTTACTGTACAGTAATTTTTATGTAAAGGATTTCTACTATGGTAGCGATTACGAAAAATAAGTGGCTGTCATTGCTTGCAGCCCTAGTTTTTGCTGCTTTACTGTCTTTTTCCGGTGCCGGGTTCTCCTCCGCACACGCGGCGGATAGTGAAGCGATGCAGTCCCTCTCTTCGCAGGTCTATTCTGATATCTCCTCCAATGATTACAAAGTCGATGGAGGCGGCAAGATCAAGGGTTCCGAGCTGATGGAGAAGGACGACACAGGTACCTATGTTTTGAACAAGGATACCTTTGAGCAACTGTCCCCTTCCGGTCGTAATGAGTTCTCAGCTGACGTGTTTAACGGCTCTACCTCTGTGGTGAAGAACGGTGAAGCTGAAGGTTTGACAACTGATACTCAGCGTAACTGGTTGTATGACTTGATGAATACCCCTGGGTTCGGTTCTCAGGTGATGATGACCGCTCTGAACGATATTAAACCTGACTTCATTACTGCGCGTGCTTTCTGGGCACCGTGGATGTGGGTTTTTAACGCTATTATCGGTATTTTCGTCATGGGTGCTGTTATGTTGATGGTGGTTCAGTCCGCTATTGACTTCGCTTATGTGCTGATCCCGATGTTCCAGGGCATTATGGGTCAGGGACGCACTGGTGAAGGTGATAACTTCTTCAAGCGGGTTGCTTCTTCGCTGGTATCGCAGGATGCGCGTTATGCGGTTGAGAAGGCAGAGGGTCGCCGTATGAAGGCGGTCGGTATTTTGCTGGTATCGACGGTAGGTACCTATTTGATTGCGGGATTCTTCGTCGTCTTGGTATCGACAGGTAAGATTTGGGTGATTCTATCCCTGATCTTCGATTTGACGTTGCGTGTTCTGAATTTGGCGTGATGTCGGCATAGGTTTCTCTTATGCGGTGGTGGGTTGGTACTGGTTGTGGTGCTAACCCACCACATTTACTAAAGGCTTGGTTTGATCTGATGGGTAAGATTTTAGGTTTGTTCAGTTTTGCGCGGCGTGTGCTTTTGGTCGCGTTGCTGGCGTGTGCTGCTGTGTTTGGCTCGGTGGGTATCGCGTCTGCTGATACGGCACCTGCTGGTGGTTCGGTGAACGCTGTGGTGAAGCTGGATGATACGACTGCTGGCGCGGTGGCGGAGAGTATCAATAATGGTACTGGTAAAGAGTTTTTGAGTTATGATGATTCTAAAGGTGTTTTGACGTTTGATAATAACGCTTATTCTCGTTTGACTCAGGATGCTCGTAAAGAGTATATGAAGACTGCTTTAAAAGGTGTGAAGCGGTCTACGTTGCAGGATATGACGAAGAATCGGATGTTTGAGTTTATTTCCGATCAGGATTCCTCAACAACGAAGGCTATCAAAACTGTGGTATCAGATACGAACGCCGATATTTTAGCAGGCAGTGAGTTTTGGCGGCCGGCGATGCCGTTTCTGTCTGCTGCTTTAGGTATTATCATCTGGGGTCTGTTCCTCTTCCTGATTTTCCGCCTTCTCTTTGATATGACGTTCCTTATTAATAATGGCGGTTTCTTAGAACCTCTCTTTATTAAGTGGTATGACAATGATTCTCGTAACGGTGTTATTACTCGCGTGCAGCAGGACGGGGTTCGCACCCGTTTTATCTCGGGGGATGCGTATCGCGCGTATTCGGATTACCGGACGGGGAAGAGTGGTTATCCTCTTTTTACTTATTTCTTGAAGTCTATTATCAACTGGATTTTGGCTGGTTTGATTATTTTGCTTCTGGTGACCGGTCAGTTCTTAGGTTTGACGGGTTGGTTGTTTGATACAATTGAGCCTATCTGGGAAATTATTACACATCAGCGTTTCTAGGTTTTGACGTGTTATACTGAGCAAAAGTTTTAGAGGTTAGTTTTATGGGCTAACCTCTAAAATGCTTGTTTGGTTTTTATAGAATTTTGTGAGGTTTTAGATGCACGGTCGTTACAAATACATAGTACGTGCTGTTAGTTTTATCGTATCCGCTGTGCTCATTCTTTTAGCTGTACCCTCAGCGCAGGCGTTGCAGTGGGATTTAGGTAATAACAAGGCTGAGAGCACCGTCGCCGAGTTTCTAAAAGCCTCCAAGCTCAAAGACTCCGACAACAAAGAAGGTATCGACTTTAAGAACCTTAAAACGTCAGATGCCCGCTTTATCGGTATCTTTATGACTAACTACATGTCCCCCACTATTACAGAGCTGACTCTCAACGGGGATAAAAAGGAGTCTGATAAGAACCGTGAAGGCATGATTAAGGTACTCTCCGATCAGTTTGGTTTTAAAGATGGGGACGCCCAAATCCTAGTGGATTATGTGATTGAGGAGATGAGGAAGTCTTCTAAAGAGCTGAAGTGGTACTTCTCCGATAAGCAGGACGCAACCAACACTGAAGGTATGATTGACGGCTCGTCCATTCCTGCGACGTATTGGAACCTTCAGAAGAATATCTCTGGAGAATTTGGGTTCGGCGCAAAAACCGCTTCAGATGGTTCCGAACATAATGGTGAGAATTGTGGTATCTCGTGTACTCCTGGTGATTCTAAGCGGATGCTTGAGTATTGGAAGAAGCAGGCACCGCGTCTTGCAGGTGATGACCCTGCGGTAAAGACCGTGAAGGAAGTGTACGAGAAGCAGTACCGTTACGCTTATTTGGCGGATGGTTCCGGTCATATCGCGTTTAATATTGATCTCACTGGTGAGTACACTACTCCCTCGGTGCAGGCGCTCGCCCTCGGTGGCGCTTCCCAGGATGTGAAGTATGGTTACGGCACTTCTTTCTTTGACTACTCTAAAGATGAGTATGAGTCGGAGCTAGGCGGTAACGATCAGAAGCGCATGGATGAGGTCAAGAACTATGACAAGTTCGGTTCTACTCAGCTCGGGCAAAAACTCATGTTTGACTCGTTTGGTTCTATCAACGTTAAGGGGGATAACCACTCGTTTATGCTCTTACCTGGCGGCGCTAACCCGTGGACGTGGGTGACAGCGGACGGTAAGAGCGGTAGTGTGTTCAACGCTGCAAACTCGCTTTCTATTGCAGGTTCTTCTCAAGGCGCGTTGTTCTCGTCGCAGCAGGGCGCGTCGAAGGAGAATCACGGTATCGGATCGTGTAAGGTTGCTACCGGCGGTGCTATTAATTCACGTCGTGATTCTATCTCCGACTCAAACGGTATCGCGTTGCGCGCTACTCGTGGTTCTGATGAGTCGAATTTTGATGCTGGTAACTTTGGGTTGTGGCAGGTTAATAACGTGGGTGGTACCGCTGTGTCTCACCTGATGGAGAAGTACACTCAGGGGGACGGGCAGCGGCAGTCGTATGAGGATTATATTGAGGGACAGAAAGGTCTTCGTGACGCGATTCGCGGGTACTATTTCGGTGGTGCGAAAAACGGTACAGTGCGGGATAATAATGTGCCGTGTCAAGGTAACTTTATTCTCGGTGATCTTTTAGGTCAGTATGAGGGGGATAAAGCTGATCCGTCGAAGAAGGACTCGGATACCTCTAATAAAGATTCTAAGGATTCTAAAGACTCCAAGGATAAGGAGTCTAAAGATTCTAAGGAAGGCTCTTCTAAGTCCGATACAAGCTATTCTGCTTTCCACGTGTACTCGGCGATTCAGTCTAACGGTCGCTTGGGTATTGGCGATGGAGGTAACCTGAACCTTGATAACGCCTCGAAGATGTGGAACTCGGATATTGCGGATAAGTCCGGGTATGGCTCAACGTTTGAGCCTGATAAGGCGTTGGATCAGCCCACCGCAATTTCGTTGTATTTGACGTACCTTATTGCGCTCAACGGTTCTGATGAAGCGAAGAAGGAACTAGGGTTCTCCGTCAATGATAAGAACTTACCTGATATTACAACGGGTGAGTTTCAGATTTCTAAAGAGGCGGAGAACGCGAATAAAGAGAATGCTCAGAAGCAGCGCGCTAATGAGCTTGTGGACTTTATGTGGTATTGGCTTAAACCTGATGCTACAGCGTATTTCGTTCAGTGGGTGGTGAATAAGCTCACTGCCTTTATTGCGGATAGCCACATGAAGATGGCAGGTACCACGAATGGTACTCCGATTCCTGGTTCGGTGAAGTATAACCCTACGTCGAGCGCGTATGTGATTCCTGCGTTGGATGAGATACCCGGTGTTTCCGATGCGTTGCATTGGGTGCAGGATAACTACATATTGTTGGTGCTGATTTTCGTTGCACTGCTGTTGCTGTATGTGGTGGTCGGTGTTATTTCGTGGTCTCGTGCGGTAGCTGGTATTCTTCTGGCTCTTATTCTGATACCTTTGCCGTTAGGTTTGCTCAATGTGGCTATTCACGGGGCTAATGATCTGAATACAATTCAATTTGGTAATAAGTTGAATCAATGGGCGCTGATGCAGCACCAGATGTACTCGGATGACATTGATAAAGCAGCTACCGGCGAGAACTATGAGAACTGGTTAGCTACTCAGTGGAACTCGATCTCTGCCACCGATATTTCTTCACAGAAGGTTGGCGCTAACCCTTACGGCGGTGAGTCCGTGATTGTGAAGTGGCAGGGTGCAAAGAAGATGCGCTCTTTAGTGTTGGGGAAGAATGAGATTGATAAATCCGTGGTGAACATGGATTCTCAGTTCGCTAACTATGCTCTGAAGGCGCTCAACCGCGCCGGTAGCGGCCAAATGTTTACTGGGGATGATAACGATACGTACCTGTACCGGTCATATATTGACCTCTCGAATGTGTCTCGGTACGTCTATCGCGGTATCGCTAACGGTGGGGGTTTCAACAGTTCACCGGATACGTCCGCGTGGGATAAGCAGCTTGCGCAGGCGTGGTCGGAGCGCTCGGCGAAGGATGCTCAGTATATGCAGCGTGGGTACGGTATCTCTACTCAGGGTTCGTCCACATCAGGTTTCCGGCTTACCCCGATGTTGGGTTCGCGTATCGTCTCTGACACGTTCGATCAGAAGAACCACATGCAGGATTTGAATCAGTCCGTGAATCTCGGTATCGACACGCGGTCGTTTAACTTTGGTTTACCCGCGTTTACGAAGGACGGTACAGGTAACCTGATGTCGATGGTTGAAGATACAACAACCGCGTATTCAGGTAAACAGGGTTTCGCGCTTGCGGACGGTTTCACTGCGGATCAAGGTAAGGGTTACACCAATGAGGATTATGTCTCGTTGGCTGCCTTTGGTTTGATGTCGGAGTCACCGTATTATTGGTTCTCGTGGAACCTGTACGATCAAGGTCTTTCCCCTCAGACGGGTTCGTCTGATAATTATAAGAAGTTGTTGCTCGGTGATGGTGGTGTGGGGTATTTCTACAATACAAACGCTGCCTCGAAGGGTAACGGGGAGATGCGTGACTTCTTGGATATGCGCGGGCTGTTCACGTATACGATTCCGTATTTGCGTCAAGCTAATGATGCGGTAGATCGGTACCGCGCGGTTCACGGTTTGACGTATCATGAGGGTGTTCCTTCGGTGGAGGGGCACTGGGATGACCCGGATATTAAGAATGATCCTGTGCTGGCGCAGCAGTATTGGGAGAACCTTCAGATTTCACGTCTGTATGGTGCGTACACCCCGTGGGTGGATTTGATGCTGCATTCGGAGTACGCGAAGGCGGAACGTATCAATTTCCAGGATGAGAAGATTACGATTGCTGATCCGCTCAACCCTGCAAGTTACCCTGCGAACCGTCCGATGGTGTTCAGTAAGTCTGAGCAGACGGATTGGGGTATCGCTGATTCTGATTTGACGACGGTGGAGAAGAAGATTCAGGAAGTTCAGAAGAAGTCCTATGATTCTATGTTCCAGCTGTTGAACAACTACAACTACAAGGATTATGTGCTTGATTCTAACGCTGCCATGTCTTCGACGTTCGCGTTCAATGAGGTTTTCAGTGAGCCTGCGTTTATCGGTGGCGGTAGCGATCTTTACCCGAAGTCGTGGGAGCTGAAGAACTTCAGTTATGATGCGATGCTGCGCTTGGTTATGGCGAATAACTCGGATTTGAAGGTAGCGGATCAGTCCGGTAACGACTTCTATATCAAGCTGATTTACAATTCCAGTTTATTTACTGGAATTATGCTTCTTCTCCTGGATGTTGTGAGCGTCTATGTGCTGCCGTTTATGATGATCGCTATTGTCTTGATGGTTGCTCTGACGTTGGTCTGCACTGGGATTATTATTCTGCTGAGTATCGCGCAGCTCAAGGATGTTATTAAGTCCGCTTTCAAGGGTATTCTCTTACCTATTGTGGGTGTGTTCGCGGTTTTGGTTGCTATGGGCTGGTTGTTGTCCTCGATGATGTCTAACGGCTCTACTGCTGTTACGGGATACTCGGGTTTGAGTATTAATCTTGGCTCACCTACCGCAGCTATTTTCGCGTTGCTGGTGATTGAGTTGTTGGCTTTGGTTGTGATGGTGAAGCTCGGGTTTATGAGCTATCGTGCGGTGCGCTCGGCCGCTGAGGCGGTATGGGGTTCTGCTAAGGGTGTTTTCCAGGGTACTGTCAGTATGATGGGTAGTATGGCTCACGGTATGTCGTTCTCGGAGGCACGTTCTAACGCCGCCCGCACGACGGAAAGCAAAATGTCTGGTGGTGAGCCTTCGGTATCGCCTGAGGTGCAGAATGCGGTGAATAACGCGCCGCGCGGTAATTTAGGTAACGCTGAGCAGATGGAGCGTGAGCGCCGCAATAAGCTGTTCGGGCGCTTGGATGATGATACTAATTCTCGTAAGTCGTATGAGGATTCTGAGGAAGCCTCGTATAACAAGAAGATTGATGAGATTCTGAAGAAGGGTAAGAAAGATAAGAAGGGTTCTTCTCAGGATGGTTCATCATCTGAAGGGGATTCTAAATCTTCTGTTCCGGGCGCGCAGGGTTCGGTTGAGGATCGTGTGAATTTCTTTGAGGGTAAATCAAAGAAGGGTTCCAAGGATAAGGAAGAGAAGGTATCGCCTTCTGGTTTTGGTTCGTCGAATGAGGGTACGGAGTCTGTTGTAGATTCTGTGGTTTCCGGTTCTAAGGGTAAGTCGAAGGATAAGAAAGCTAAGAAGGGTTCCGCTCAGTCTGATTCTTCTGGTTCTTCACAGTGGGCTGATTATTTCAATACGAATCCTTCGCAGACGACTCGTCCTGCTAAGAATAAGGAAGCTAAAAACTCTAGTTCTTTGTTTGAGAATGAGGCGAAGAAGAAAAAGGATTCTTCTAAGAAGTCTAATCCTGTTGCGTGGTTAGCTAAGAAGGGTTTGAAGAAGAAGTAGATTTCTTCTGTGTTAGAATAAGTGGCAGATTCTCTATGTTTTGTTAGAGAATCTGCCACTTGTTTGAGGTAAATTATATGGAATTTTTGGTTAGTATTCACATTACTCTTTTTAGTATGAGTAGCACTATTAAAGGTTATATTGCTTTTGTTCGTGTTGCTCAAGAAAAGGGTGCTCGTGATGGAAAACTACGCAATGCTTCTGCGAATGTTAGTGTTCGTGTCCTCAAGATTGTGGCAGCTATTATAGATGCTTTACTTATTCTTCTAACAGCTCTTGAAGTTCTTGTCGTATTTCTTCTTATAGCCATTGTCACTGTTGTTATTGGTGGAGGTGTTCTTTTAGTTTCTGGTTTGCTCGGTGGTGACTTCGGTGGGAACGGAAGTGTTTCGGGTTCTGATACGTCCGTTTCTGCACCTGCAACACCGGGTGCAGCACAACCTGAGGCAGGGAAAGGTTCTTTTGATAAACCTGAGGGTTTGAAGCAGGAAGAATGGGATAAGCTCTCGGATCAACGCAAACAGGTGGTATCGCGCGCGGTACAGGCGGTGAACACACCGGTGACAAGTGATTATAAGAATATGAATAAAGGTCGCCTGTTCTATGACTGGACGGAACGCGGGCAAGGTGTAGTTGATTGCTCCACGTTCGTTTCTGAGGTTGGGGAGTCCTTAGGTTACCTTAACAGCGGCGGGAAACGTCAAGGTGATCCTTTCGATTTTTCGTCCATGAATAAAGGCGACTTGCAGGATTACATGTACACGGGTGCGATGTTGCAGGCGTGGGGTGGTGCCTCCACTCAGGTATCGTCTACGCAGGATGTGCAGTCGAAGGCAAAGCCTGGGGACATTATTGTGAACTCAACTCACGTTGCTATTTATGTGGGTGAGAATGATGCTGGTAAACCTGTTATTGTGCACGCTTTTGATGCTGACCCGAATCCTGGGAAGGCTTTTGAGGATGTGGCTTTGACGAAGCCTGTAGCTATGGCGGGTATGTCTGATTTGTCGGTGATGTGGCCGGGAGCTTTTGCTAACTCTCCGGCTGTGGTTGTGGATGTTGAGAAGGTGTGGCATGAGTGATAAGTTGATGAAGAAAACGGTTATTGAGAGTGCTGCGGAGAGTATGCGCCCGGAGAATTATCCGGTGGATCGTGTACGTATGCCGATGTCTTTAACGTCGTCTCTTTCTAATCGTGTGGAGACGAGTAATACTCGTTTGTTGTGGGCTGGCGTTTTTGTTTTGGTTTCGCTGGCTATTGCCGTTGTTTTATTCTTGAATTTTGAAACATTATTACAGAAAGTTTTTTATACGTTAGCTTTTCTGTATGTGTGTTTCCTTATTTTGCGGTACCCTTTTTTGAAGGAACATAAATATCGTGCTCAATTTTTAGATCGTCGTAAAAATGATTACCGTTTAGAACTGTCAGACCTCTGGGGTATCGCCAGTATCTCTGAAGGTGGTTTTTGCATTTTCAAGGATAAGTCTATTGGTTATTTCATTATTCTGAATAAAGGCTCTTTGGTGGGTTCTACGGAGGAGCATAAGCGCCAGCACGATAAGGCTGTGTCTGATGCGTTGAATTATGCTCGTTCGCGCGGGGTGACGATTGCGTATATTGATTTGATGGATAACCGGGGCGGTGATTTCCGTATCCGTCAGGCGAAGCAGATAGCGAAAGCGAATGCTACACCGTTTAAGGGTTTGAATGAGTTGAATGGGTCGATTCTTGATTATCTTGATGAAAAATCTAAGGGTAGCAGTATTTCTTACGATATTATCCGTTTTTCTACCCATAATTTAAATGAGAAAGACTTGTACAACACTTTAGATAAGTTTCTCGGTTTGATCCTTCAAGGGATGTACACAGGCAGGGGTATCGCCAATAAACAGGACATTGGCGTGATTGTTAAATCGTATTTCAATTTGAAGGATTTCAGTATTGATGATGCGGTTAGTTCTGTGTATTCCGGTCAGGTGATGCGTGGGTGGAAGGTTCTTTCTCGGACGTTTGAGGATGGTACTGAGGAGGTCTTTGAGAAGTCTTCGTATGAGCGGTCGTTGGCGATGCAGTATTCTCGGCAGGTTCGGTCTGCTTTGGTGAAGTCGAAGCAGGAGCGCGCGGAGCGTGTACGTCAGGAGAAGATGAGGAAACGTCGTGGGGTTCCTGTTTCTAGTAATGATGAAAAGGTAGATGAGTTTTCGACGTTTGATCCGTTCCAGTCTGAGGATTTTGGTGTGGGGAAGTTAGAGGTATCGCGGTCTGAGGCGACTGTTTCTCAGGATGATTCGCAGTCTTACAGTCCATTTGGTTAGTCGTTATTCTTTTTGTTTCTTGTGATATACTGGTTTCATAGGTACTTTGAGTATAGTTAGGGTTGTTGTATGGGTCGCGTGAACTCGTTAGCTTTGATTATTTCTAACGAAAAATTTTTTGAGACTGTTAAAAATATTCAAAAATCTTATTTCTTTTCCGTAGATGATTTTCTTAGTTATGTTCATGAGAATAATACTTCTTATGATCGTATTGTTGTAGTTGAGAATTATTTATCTGATGATGCTTCTACGGCTAACACTGTTTTAGATAAGGAAGATAAGTCTGATTCTCGAATTGTTAATCTAAACAAACTGTATAACTTTTTGCGTAAAGATCGTTTAGGTTTTCAATCAGACGTTCTGGTGGTGTGTAGCCCTGTTTTTGATTCTGGCGTTGCAAGTATTGTTGAGAAATATTCCAGTGACTCTATCGCAGCTGTTACATACCCCAAGAATCCGGTAAATTCAGACGACGCAGCTCTTTCTACATTTGATTTACCTGATCTCAAAGCACGTTATGCAGGTTCATCTACTAACACTAACTCCACACCTACCCGAGCTGCCCGGTCGGTGAATAAGCCTAGCCCTACCCCACCGCCTCGCTCGAAGCGCCGTTCGCGCTCTCGTTCGGGAGAGGGTTTCTTATCTCGCTGGTTTGGTCGCCATCGCGCTGAGGATTCTTTACCTGATCCAGGGTTTGATGATGGGGATATTCTTTCGGAGGAAGAGGATTCTTCGCAGTCGTCGTTGAGTGCTTTACCTAATCCTTCTCGTCGTGAGACTTTGGATTTCACACCTCCACGCCCGCAGCCGCGTTCTCCCATTCCTCAAGGGTGGGATTCTCCGTATGCTGTGGAGGAGAGTGAGGATACTTATGATTCCTCTGAGTCCTCTTTTGAGGAAGTCCCGGAAGTAACGCAGGGTGTTGCTGATGGTGATTTTGATTTGTCTTCTTATGTAGCGGAGGCAGGTTTTAATCATGACGATACCGGGTTTGTTTCGAGGGAGAGTGTGGGGAAAGGTTTTGATGCGCAGGATTCTTCGGAACGTTCTGTTTCTTCTCACCATACTTCTTATTCTTCTGCTTCCTTTGATGTGGCAGTACCGCCTTCCGGTTCTCGTGTGGTTTCTTCACGATCTTCTGCACATCAGGTAAGTTCTGACGTGCAGGTACCTAGTGGTTCTGAGTGGACTTTGATTAGTGACGTTTCGCGTTTGTCTTTGAACCGTATCACGGTGGTGACTGGTATGTCTGATGTGATTCACCAGGTGGCGTTAGGTATCGCTCTTAGTTCTACGTCTCAGTATGTGAATGGTTCTCGGGTTGCTTATTTTGATACCGATTTTTCATCTGAGGGTGTTGTAGCGTTCTTGGATGGTTCTTCTGAGTTTAGTTCGGGTAACCATTCTATAGGTTCTTCACCTTATGTTGAGGACGGTATTTCGTTTTTTGCGCAGCCGAATATTTTGCGTGATTCCGTGATTTCTAATGAGTTTTCTAAACTCTCTAATCCTAGTTCTTATGAAGGTTACAATAAAGTTGTTATTGTTTGCCCGTTTGGTTATTTAGGACGTTTGTCTGAGGATGTTTTACGTAATGCTAGTTTAGTTGTTTGTTCTTCGAGCAACACTTCTGAGTTTTCACGTCTTTTGACGAGTTTGGAAAATACTGATTATTCGATTCCAGTGTTCCATGCTTTGAAACGTTCTAACTTTGTTTTCACGGATTCAGGTAATTCTGATTTTGAGGATTATTTGACTACCACCTCTTCTAAATATATTCCTACGAAGTATGATTGGTTCAGTAAGTTAAAATCATGCTAGGTGAAGTTACTTTTACTAAGAATGATTTGGGTAAGGTTCTCTGTCTTGTTGATGGAGAACCTTTAACCCATGATGTTGAAAATTTTGAAGGTAATTTTACTTTCAACTCTCAAGGATTCAACGGTTTAAATCCTTTAGATGAGGCTCTGCATAAGTTATATGCCCAACTTCTTCTTGTCTCCCAGAGTTTACAGAAGACTATCATCGTTCCCGAGGATTCACCCGAGTTGAAGGTTGTACGCGCTGTTTTTGAGGTAGTGCAGCAGCGGGTATCGCTTTTTCAAGAGGTGCCTGTGCCTGTTGGTGTTACACAATTTACACAGGATTCGTCTACTCAAGCCTTTACTGGTTTGAAGCAGCGCGTGCTGCGTAATTCCTTGCACACCTATTTTCAGCAGCGTTTTTCGCAGGATGAGTTTGTGCAGCAGTGTACGGAGTTGTTGGTATCGTTGGTGCGTGAGCTGATGTTTTTCGGTGTGTTTTTACAGCAGCAGATGTTGGCGGATCATAAGGAGTCGCAGCAGGTTAAACAGCCGGTGTTGCAGGGTTCGGGTAAGACGTATTCTAAGTTCGGGTCGGTTACGTATTCTGAGACTTTCCGTAGTATTTTAGTGGTGAAGTCGGTGGGTACACCGTTGTATTTAGTGTCGTTTATGTTGGGTTTTTATGATTATTTGGTGAATACTCGTCATAAGCGTATTAAATTGGTTTTTATTGTTCCTCCGGGTGAACGTTATGCTCATAAGTATGGTGAACCTGTTTTGGGTAAGTCTTCGTTTATTGATGATATAAATTATACGAATAAAGGTGCGTATAATCAGGATATTTTGTTTATTAATTATCCTACATACAAGGTGATTCATAATTTGTTTATTCAAAAGTTTGATTCTCTTGTTATTGTTGATATGCGTGGGGATACGTATGAAAGTATTGTTACTGGTCGTAACAAATGTGTGAATACTGTGTTCGCCGCTTCCTCTTTCAAAGAGCTACAACACGCCCAGCAGGTATCGCCTGCGCTCCGCCGCGCTTTTGCGTTAGGTGTTCCACTGCCCCGGAACAGTACTATGTTTACGGTGGAGCCGTATGAGAATTTCCCTGAGGTTCCGAAGGATCGTGTGGGGTTTTATCGTGATTATTTTGAGGATAAGTTTCGTACTTTAGAAGGTTTCCTTCCGAAGGTGTAGGTTGATATGATTTTTTCGTTTTTACCCAAAGGTAGTTTCAAAGCCTTCGGAAAGAAGGGTATGTCTTTTTGGCAGGTGTGGGGTGAGGTTTTTCGCAATAGTTCCTTCAGTGACTATTCTGAGGATCAGCCTCAGCGCGAGCATAATGTGTATGCGTCTATTAACGCTTTGATGTCGGGTACCGATCAGGTGGCGTATACGTATACGATTGATGAGTTTCCTGAGTATATTGCGTCTAATTTCGCGGGTTTGTTGCGGCGTTCGTGTATCCCGAAAGAGGATAAGGATACTCGTATCCAGTATTTGCTTCTGATGCTGCCGCACTCGTTCAAATGGCGCTCGCCGAAAATGCGTTCCTTGTTCAATGTGTGGCGTAATACGGAGAAGAAGTATGATGATGACCGCGAGCGCAAAGGTGAAGAGACGGTTTATGATATAGCTCAGGGCAGCGGACGCTCACTGTTTTACCGTTTCCGCCGCCGTAATATGACGATTGCGTATTTGGTGGATGCGGTCAATAACCGTTTCCGCCAGACGTACCGTATCGTCCCTGTGCTGACGGTGGTGGGTAAACGCGGTAGCGCTTTTGATAATGTGGCGCGTCATATGGTTGATTTCTGCCAGGATCAGGGTATGAATATTAACCGCGTAGATAATGAGATTGTGAAGTATTTCCAGGTACTTAGCCCTACCGCCGGTAAGTCCGCTGGTTCTGCTTTGTCTCAGATTGGCGATACGGTGGTGACCGATGAGATTGCCGCGAAGATGTTTTCGTATGAGCAGGGTATCGTCGGTGTGGGCGATAAGTATGTAGGTACCGATGTTGAGACTGGCCGTCCGGTGTTTAAGAAGTTTAAGGGTGCGGACGGTTCTAAAGCTGAGAATATTTTGATTGCTGCGAAGACCGGTGCGGGTAAGTCCGGGTTTTTGAAAGGTTTTAATATTTCGGTGTGCGCGGATAAGAACGCTATTTCTACGTTTAATGATATTGATGGTGAGTATAACGCGCTGTATAACTTGATGGAACCGCTCTTAGGGAAGAACATTCTGCGGATTAATATGTCTGCTGGTTCTGGTCGTTATTTTGATCCGGTAACTATTTTCGATCACCGTATTTTAGGTGATCTGGATCAGTATGATGATAATTTCGTGAGTATTGTTGAGGGTTTGTATCAGTACGCTTTTACGGCGACTGTGGGTGTGTTGGCGACTATGGCGAATATTTCCCATGTTTCTGAGCAGGGTGTATCTCGTGGTTTAGGTAAGAGTGATTTGCTTGATGCTAACCGTATGGGTATTCGTTTGTTGAATTATGCTGTGTCGAAGACGTATCAGGAGGCGGGCGTTTCTAGTTCTGATATGGGTACGTGGGCGTTGTCTAAGGATTTAACGCTTTTTGATGTGTTTAACATGTTTAAGCGTTTGTTGTATCAGGCACAGCAGTATCAGCGTAGTTTTACTCAGGTATCGCTTCAGGAGCAGGAGCGTGTGTATGATCCTGTGTTGGATGCTTTGACGGATAAGTCTTCGCAGACTCGTAAGGTGTATGATGCTCTGTTGCAGTCGTTGCAGCCGTATTTGGATCGTCAGTATGGTGCTATGTCGTCGTGGCTTCGTGATCGTGTGACGTTATCTGAGGTTGCTGATGCGAAAGTTGTTATCAATTCGTTCGGTTTAGAGGGCGGTAACGCGGCTACTATTTCGGAAGTTTCGTTAGCTCTTTCGATGCTTTATTCTACTCATATTATGTATTTCCGCAGTATTATTGCTAAATCTCGCGGGCAGTTCTCTTATCAATTCTTTGAGGAGTTTCAGCGTTATGGTGATATGCGCGGAGCTTATAATACTGTGAACAGTACTTTGACGGGTGGACGTAAACTTGGTGTTGTGAATTTTATTCTCACTAATAAGTTGTCGTCTCTGATTGATAATGATGTGTTCGGTATTTTGCAGAATACAACCTCACGTATTATCGGTGCGCAAGCTGACGCTGAGCAGTGCCGTTATGTGTGTAAGGGTTTAGGTATTGAGCAGTTTACAGAGACTCTGATTCAGATTACACGTAATACACGTACCTCAACTGACGCGGAAGAGATGCATTTTACGGATATGTCCGATTACGGGGATGACCGTATCGACCTGTCGAAAGACGCAGCAGATTTCAGCTACGACAAGGTTAATAAGTATTCGTACGCCTTTTTGGCGTTGCTGGATGATGAATCTCCGGTGGTATTGCGTATGGAGCTTCCGAAGAGTCTTGTGAACAGCGCGTATATGCGTACTACCGTCAAGAAGTTTGATGATTAGAAGAAGGATAGGTGCACGATGCAGAATTTCAAAACGTGGTGGGAGAATGTGTTTCTCCGTTACCCTTTCCTCAAGTTTGTGATTGGTGGCGGCGTTATTCTCCTGGTGATCATGGTTTTCTTTGTGATGATACCTAGCTGGGAGTCGAACGCGCCTGCTAAACCGACTACAACTAAATCCGCTAAACCGAAGGCTACCGGTATTAACGGCGGTACCGATACGAACCTTGGGCGTAAGCAGGAGGCGTATAAGGATAAGTGCGGGGATTACCCCGGCGAAGGGTTTGTGTGGGGGTCTAATAAGTGCGATCTTATCGGACTTGGTATCGAAGGTATGAACGCTGAGGATACGGTGTATAACTTTATCCGTAACCTCTCGAACCTTGAGGTTGCAGCAGCGCAGCGTGTCTCGCACGCTTCTGCTGTGGTGACGACGTACTCTGAGGCGGTGAAGTCTTCTAATTCGACGAAACTCGTTGATGAGGCGCAGATGTTTAAACGCGATTCTTTTAAAACTGCGATGCAGTCGATGCAGATTGAGTCGGTGCAGTCAGCAGGTATCGCCGCTGATAAGCAGCAGACGTTTGAGGTGACGCTGAGCGTTATTGATGTGACGAATAAGGATTTCTGGGAGTCTGAAAAAGACGCTATTTATGATCAGCTGTGGAAGCTGGATAAGGTGCAGGGTGACTCTCAGGCGGCGCAGCAGTGGCTTAATGATTACCTGAAAACTAAGATGCAGGATGAGAAGTTTCCTCGGAAGAAGATTACGGTCACGCTGACGGTGGAGAAGTTTGATGAGTATAACTCGGGTTGGATTGTTTCGCGTGATACTGACCTTGCTACGGCTCTTTCGGGCGCTAACGCGAAGCCTACCGGTTCGTTCATTATGGAGCAGTACCGCGAGTATAAGGCTAACCGCGCGCAGCAGGAGCGTTCTAACCCGTCCCCGTCACAGTCCCCTCAACTGAAGGGTTAGGTGGTGTACGGTGACGGAGTTTTTGGCGTTTGTTTTTGAGCCTTTTCTGTTGATTTTGTGTGGGTATACGGTATCGCATAAGCAGTTTTTCTCGGATAAGGCGCGTTTCACTATGTCTGTTGTGATTGGCATTATTTTGTTTTTGGTGGTGCTGGTCGGTGTTTTCGGTTTGTGGAATAAGTAGTGAAGGTTTGGTGAGGTTTTATGGCGTCCCGTGATGCTGAGTTTGAGTTTAGGCGTAATCCACCGCAGCATGAGCAGTTAAGTTGGGATCAACCTACGGGTGCTTCTTCGTCGTCGGGGTGGGGTTCTGATGCGTGGGATTCTCCGGGTGGTTTTTCGTCCCCTGGCGCTGACCCGTGGTCTTCTGCTGACCCTTTTGGTTCGCCTGGCTCTGCTGATCCGTGGGGGCAGCCTCAGTCGTCTTCTCCGGTGGGTTGGTCGGGGTCTTCTGATCCTTTCGGTCAGCAGGTACCGCAGCCTGGGCAGGATGCTCAGAAGAATCCTTTGGAGATGGCGGCGTGGGAGGCTGCCTTGTTCCGCTCGGCGAAGCGTGCTTCATCGAATACGGGTAAGTCTCTTCTCGCGTTTTTGAAGTCGTTTAAGTCGGCTAATTCTATTGTGGGCGCGAAGATGGGTTTGTTTTTGGCGGTTGCAGGTGCCGCGCAGATCGCGTTGTCGTTGGTGCTTGCGGTGGTGGGTTTGTTTATTCGCCTCAAGCCTTTGTTCCCGTTTGTGCTTTCCGGTTTGGCGTTGGCGACGTTGGGTGTGTTTTTGTTGATGGTGTGTCGCCCGCGCGCTCGGCGTTTGTTGGGGTATGAGGGTGATGACACTTTTTTAGGTGAGCATGTTGATCCGCAGGTGGAGGACGATCCTTCAGATTTTGAGGTGGTTGAGGAGCCTGCCGAGGATTCGTTCTCACCGTGGGATAAGGGACAGGTATCGCCTGCTCAGGATGAGTATGAGCCTTCGTTTGTGTGGGGGCAGTCCCAGGAAGAGGAGGAAGAGTCACAGCCTGTTTCTGAGGTTGAGGAGGTTTCTTTAGGTGGTGCTTTCGTGGAGGATGTGTTTGATGTTACGTCCTTTGAGGAGGAGTCCGCCTCTGAGGTATCGTCCGCTGTTTTGGAGAATGTTTCTGCTGCATATCCTGATACATCGGCGTTGCAGGAGGGTGTGTTTACGCGCCAATTCTTATTGGAGCAGTACCGCCGCGTGTTACCTACGCATAATAAATCTTTCGGGCAGTGGGTGACATTGGGTGAGAACTCTGAGGTATTCCGCGAGTTGGAGGTGTTGGTACGTAACGCGGTAAGTTCGGCGCTTCCTTCTTCGGTGCAGGTGGATGATGACGGTATTTTGCGTTTGGAGGCTTCTTCGGTTCGGGAGAATGACTACCAGATTACGGTTTCGTTTGTGTCGAAGCTGAATTTCAAAGTTGCTGATTTTGAGCGTGGGATGCAGTATCAGGTACCGCGTAATGAGGTGTTAAAATTACCTGACGCTCAGGTGGTGTTGGAGTCCGGCGCGGGGCATTATGATGTGACGATTGTTAAGGGTGTTCAGTCTCGCGTGGTGACGCTTGGGGATATGCTTTCGTCACAGACGGTACGTGATTTTGTGCTGGATTCTAAGGTATCTGCCCCGGTGGTGTGGGGTGTGTCCGCGCACGGGCAGCCGGTTCTGTCGGATTATTGGGATGGGTCGTTCCCCGGTTTGCTGGTGGCTGGGCAGCCGCGTAGCGGTAAGTCGTGGGAGGTTTCGTCTCTGGTGGTTCAGTTGTGTATGTTTGCCCCGCCGTCGGAGGTCGCGTTTTATGTGGCTGATTTGAAGGGGTCTACCTCGGATTATTACAACATGCTTTTGCCGCATATCCGTGATTTCCAGGGTACCGCGTCCGGTATTTTGCGGATGTTGTCGTGGATTTTGAATGAGGAGTCGAAGCGGCGCACGCAGGTGTTTGAGAAGTACGGTTCGTTTAAGAATTATGAGGAGTTTAAGCGTCGTGTCCCGTCTGCGGTGAAGTCGGAGAATATGCCGCGTCTGTATTTTTTGGTGGATGAGGTGACAAGTATCCGCAACTCTGAAGGGGATGAGAACGGCTTCTCGAAGGAGCAGGCGGATCAGTTCTTCAGTAATTTGGTGGCGTTTACCTCGCGGTTGGCGAATCTTGGTATTCATCTGATTGCTATTCCGCACCGTATTACGAATACGGTGATTCCTAAGAATGTTTCGGAGTTGGTGTCGGCGAAGATTGTTTTTAAGCAGACGGCTAGTGAGATTCAGTCTACGTTTGGGTCTTTGGTGAAGGTTCATTTGCCGAATGCAGGGGACTCGGTGGTTTCGTTGCCGAGTGTGTATGGGCGTAGTGTGACGGCGGGTAAGCCTTCGTATATGAAGGGTATCGCGGTGACGGATGAAACTAATTCCGGTGTTTTTGCTTTGACTCGTTTTATTTCGCATTTGTGGCATAAGTTGGATCATTCGAGTTTCCACGGTCACCATATTGATGTGACGGGGTACCGCTGTTTCGGTGATGATTACGAGTATTTAGATTGTTGTGGTGTTTCACGTGAGCAGTTAAGTTCTCGTGTTAATTCTCGTGGTGGTTCTGGTAATTCTTCTTCATTTTCTTCTGATGTTGTGCATCATGTGGAGGATTCTTTGCGTGATAGTATAAGCACTGAACGTTCCGGTTTTAATGCTTTGGAAGATATTTTTCGAGAAGATGAATAATGCTTATTACTGAGTCACAATTACATGAGTTGGAACGTACCATTTGTGCTAAACATTCGGCGGAATCTCCCGAAGAGGTGCAGCAGGTGGTACGTTCCACGTTTAACAAGTTTTACAGCCAGTTACCGTCTACGGTTCCTAGTCCTTCGGGCGCGTCCGTGGTTCTGATGCGTCCAGCTTCAGGTGCGCAGGCTTTTTCGGGTATGCGTCTGTGGCAGGGGCAGCCGATCAACCCACCACAGGAGCAGGTGTACGCCCCGGTTACGGGCGCGCAGGCTTTTGCTGCGTTAGCAGGTACACCTGCACCTCGGCGCGCGGTGGTAACCTTACCTGGTGCAATAGAGGATTCACTGACGGTAGGTGAGAGCACGCAGGATGAAGAGGGTATCGCCCCGAGCGAGTTTTCAGAAGCCGTGGTGTATGCGCCTGCTGTTGCTGAGCGGGCTGGTTTTTCTGTGTTTGAACCTGCGTTGCAGGTACGGGAGATAACTGAAGGTGACGTTTTAGCATCACCCAGTGCAGGTACCGGCGCTGATGTAGCAGTGTTTTCGCAGGCAGTTTCAATGGGTGTTTTTGATGTATGGGAGCAGGTTTTAGGGGATCGTGAGGTATCGCAGCAGCAGGAAGATCAGAGTGATGAAGGTTCGAGTGCAGGCATTTCTGTTACTGACGTTCGCCAACTTACTATTTTTAGCGATGCTGTGGGTTCTGATTCTGCCGGTTTCAGTATTTTTGAAAATGCTCTACGTACTAATGCTTCTGCTGATTCAGTGGCCGATCCTCACACGCGGTCTTCGGCTGTGGGTGCTGAGCAAACCAATTCCTCAGCAGGTTCAGAGTATTCTGAACCGAGCATCACGAAGGTGAAGGAGCTTACTTCCGGTACTGTGGTGACGTATTTCTCGGATGGTTCGGCGCGCCAGGTTAAACCGGACGGTACAGTTTTGCTGCGGGATGCTTCCGGGCGTGTGACGGTTACGAAGCATTCTCAGCAAGGTAAGAAGCAAGAGGTTTCACAACAGGTTTCCCTACCGGAGAAGGTATCGGCGCGCCCGCGTCCACATTTAACCAGTGGTGGTTTTTCCTCGATGATGGGTGAGCGCGCAGGTTCGGCTTTTGTGCGTTCGTTGGGTTCCTCTGCTGGCTCATCCCAGGTTTCGGTTTCTGCTCAGATTCATGATTTTGTGGTGCAGCAGCCCTCTCAGGTGACGTGGGAGGTGTTGGAGCAGCGAGGTTTTACACGCGAGCAGGTGATGAAGGCTTTGCGTTCCGGTGATGTTTTTGTGCGTGCGGGTGTTTTCTCGGCGTAAGAAGGTTTGGTGGGTGTAGTGTCACGGCGTAAGGTCGTTGTTTATAATCAGCGCACAGGTGCGTATCAAGGGCAAATGCTGACGGATGAGGTGTGCGCGAAGCTGGATATGGTGATTCAGGCTGAGGAAGATGTGCAGCCGTTGCAGCTGAGCAGTCAGCTTCTTTATGATTTGCCGCCGGATGTGGTGGAAGGTATCGCTGAGTCTCGGCGCGCGGTTGCGCCGCAGAGTGTTGAGTATGGTGTTTTGCGTGATTATCAGGTGCGCGGGGTCGCGTTCATGGGTTTGGCGAAGCGTTGTATTCTCGGGGATAGTGTAGGTTTGGGTAAAACGGTGCAGCTGGCAGCGTTGTATAATTTGGTGCGTTTACGCCGTGGCGGCCAGCGCGTGCGTATGTTGTTTTTGACGGATAAGACGGTTGTTCCTCAGGTGTGTGAGGAGTTGATGCGTTTTACAGGTGAGTTTGTTTTTTCGGTGACGGGTGAGGCGCGCCGGTTGAAGGAGTTGCAGCAGCTTTATGGTGTGGATGCTGAACCTTCGTTGGCTGATCCGTTGTCTATTGTGGTGGGGTCTCATTCAGTGGGTACCGCTGCGGGTTTTTATGCGTGGTTGGATGAGGTTGAGCGTGAGCTTGGGTCGTCTGGTTCGTTTTTTGATATTTTGGTGGTTGATGAGTCCGCTGTTTTAGGTAGTACTACGTCTCAGGTGTATAAGCAGTTGAAGAGTCGTATTGCGGATAAGGTGGAGTATTGTGTTTTGATGAATGCTACGACTTTTGAGATTAATTTGTTGAAGTTTTATCATCAGTTGGCGTTTGTTGATTCTACGTTGCTTCCGAAGAAAGCTGATTTTTATAAAGATTTTTGTTATATGTGTCGTAGCAGGTTCGGTGATTTTTTTGAACCTACAGGGCGTTATAAGAATGCCGATATTTTCCGTCACAGGGTTAGGTATCGCTATTTTGCGCGTACTCGTGAGCATTTGGGGTATACATTTGAAGGTTGTTCGGCGATACGGCATGTGGTTCCGTTGTCGGATGTTCAGCGGGCGTTGATGCGTAAGGTTTCGCAGCATCAGTTGGTGGCGGATGATCCTACTCTTTTGGTGGATGGTTTGGTTTTTTCACCGTCGAGTGTTCCTAAGATTTTACGTGTGTTGGATTTGCTGACGGGTGCGTTAGATGATTCTGTACCCGGTAATTGGGGTTCTGCTGATACTGTTATTATGTTTTGTCATTATAAGGAGCCTCAGAAGAATATTTACGATATTTTGCAATTGAATGGTATTTCGTGCTCTATCCTTAACGGTGATACTTCTTCACGTGATCGTAAAACTATTATTGATGATTTCAAGTCAGGTAAGTTCCGTGTGTTGATTACTAATGTTATGAAGGGTTTGAACTTCGGGGATACTCACCACATTATGATTTATTCCATGCCTGGTAATGTTAATAACATAGTTCAGTTCGAGGGACGTACTACCCGATCTAAAGACGTTCATAACAAGCATTTAGCGGTTTTGGTTTCTGAAGGTTGGGAAAACTCCAAATTTGAGGACGAACTAAGGTACCGCGCACGTGCTTCGCACCATTTTGCGGGTAGTGATTACTCGCTGATTATGTCTTTGATGGAAGCTAATACGTCTGAAGCGTTACCGAAGACGATGTAAGGATTGGTAAATATTTCATGTCTGGTGCAGATCAGCTAACCCTTGGGCAGTGCCCGAACCACTGTAAAGAAGGTAAGATTTTTAACCAAGCGATGAAGAAGTTTGTGCCGTGTGAGTTTTGCGCGAGCGCTCGGCAAAAGTCCGTTCAGTCCGGGTCTTTACCGACAGGTGAGCGCCTAGCAGAGGTTTTAGGGTTTGAGCGCGATTATATGGATTTCTCCTTCAACCCGCAGGCGGTGGTGGCTTCCTCTCAGGCGCGCCTGTTGGAACCCTCCAGTGTGGAGGATTTTATCTCGTCCTTGTCTCAGGTGTATGAGTCTTTGAATAACGGCATCGCCCCGTCTTCAAGCGCGGTGTTTAGTTTTGACCGTGAGTTTTTAGCGGATAAGGTGTATGAGCCTTTCCTTTTAGCGGCGTATCGTTCGGGTTTGTCGGTGGCTCCGGTGATTAGTTCGAGTGTGTATCATTCGCGGATGATGCAGGAGGAAACGGCTCTTCGTACCCGTGATGTTATTACGGATTTTAGGTTTAAGTATTTTGAGTCTGATGTTGTTATTGTTTTGATCCCTTCTACTAGTGTTGTTTATGACATTATGGATATTAAGGGTTTGATGCAGACTCGTGCGTCAATGGGTAAGGCGACTATTTTTCTCACGAGTTTGCCGTTGCACCGTTTGGACGATATTGTGTCGGATTCTTCAGAAAGTAAGTTTATGGCTCGTGGTTTTGCGGTGAAGTATATTTCTACTGATGATGGGTTGTCGTCGAAGTCGGCGTATTATCAGCGTAAACAGTATGCGCAGCAGCACAGCCAGGGTATCGCTCCCGATCATGATTTGTTCGGGTTAGGTAATGTTCCTACTCAGAAATTGTAAGGAGATTTTTATGTCAGCATCATCTACTGAAAAGAATACGGATTTTTCTCTTGAGGCGTGGCAGATGTCGTCGGAAGATTTAGCCGCAGCGCATCAGGTAATTGACGATCATATGACGCGCACTGTTGCAGCTATCAATGCTGCGTATGAAGGTAAAGGTATTTCTTCCTCTAATGTTGCTGAGGCTTTGACCGCCTATATGTATGTGGGAGCCAAAATTCGTTTGCATTGGAAGGCTAAAGATGTACCAAAGGGTTTTAATGTCCCTAATGCCCCTCATATTGTTGGGTACAGTGCGGTAGTGCTTCAGGTGACTGATCCTCAGAATCATCAGGATTTTAAGGATTTTTCGCAGGTTTTTGATCTTCAGAGTGGTGTGCGTGATTACGAAGGTTTTGTTCTTCATGATGATAAACCTGTGTATCGGGAAGATGATTTTCGTACACATGAGGATGAGTTGTTGGAGCGTTTTGGTGTGAAGCGTTCTGAGCTTTCGGATATTCTCGATCAGTACGGGGAGTCTATTATTGACTTGTATTCTAAGTAGTAAGTATTTCTTAGGAAGGTAGTTTCGTATGTCCTTAGAACAAATAGTGTTACGTATTTCTCGCCCTTCTTTTATCCCTGAAGGAAAGTATATCAAGCAGGGTAATTTGTGGAAAGATGGTCGAAAGACTGAGGATTTTTATATTCCATTTACGGATTGGAAGTCTAAGGTCGGTAGTCTTATTAAGAGTTTTACTAATAAGTCTGTAATACCTTTTGAAGATTTTATTGAGTATAAGATAAACAGTGTAGGTTATAAATCTCCTTTACGTTTTATTGCACCACCTGGGGTTTCTTTGCTGATTCAAGAATATTCTAGGTTAGCTGGTTTAGACGTTGAAGTTTTATGGACTGTTGCTTGTTCTCGTGTTGCTGATAAAGGGCTTAATGGTTTTTCAAAAGGTCACGTTGTTGCTTGGCGTGAGCGTTTAGGTGAGAAACTGCTGGGAGTTGAGAAGAAAGTTTCTGCTCAATATTCTGATAAGTTTAAGAAGATTTACAACGATCCTAACCTGTATTGGCGCGAGACTGGTTCCCTATGATGGTGAACGAAGTTTACAAGAACTTATGATTAATGCTATTGCTTGGGGTAATACTCGTGATGAGTGTTTATTTAATTTTATTTCTTGGTGTTTAAGTACTGGTTATCTTAATTAATTTTAGGAGAATTTATTGTGTCGGATCGAGTTTCTTTGCAGAATATCCACTCAGGTATCGCTGATATTTATTTGAATAACAAACAGATTGGTGTTATTCAACGTGTAGAACGTGGTGAAGCAAGTTCTGAGTTTGTTGGTAAATGGTTTGCTAATATTTACCCTTTTTGTGAGAGTACTTTTCAAGAACTTATGAATAACGCGGTTGCTTGGGGTGTTACTCGTAAGGAGTGTTTGGAGAAGTTTGATTGGAAGTTGCGGACGGGTCGTTTAGGTCGGTTGCAGTAGTTTGTGTTTGAGGTGGTAAATTTATGTTTTCGGTATCAGATTTCAGGTTAGGTAATATTTCCTCAGGGTATGCATCTGTTTTCTGTAAAGAAAAACGTGTAGGTGTTCTTGAGAAGGTTGAGTGGGCTTCGGTTGGTACTGTAGGTACGTGGTTTGCTCGTTATTATCCTTGTCAGGGGCATGCTTATCAGCATCAGCAAGATCGTTCAGCTCAGGCTGTTGTTTGGGGTGGGACTCGTAAGGAGTGTTTTGAGAAGTTTGTTGAACTTATGATTCGTAATTCTCGTCGATAATTCAGATATTCTGTTTTACATTTGGCAGGTTAGTGTTGTTTTTCACTAACCTGCCTTTTGTCATATTTAGGTTTTTAGGTTTGTGGTGGTTACCTTCATGTATACTGTCTTTGTCAAGTTTTTCTTGATAATTATATTCACCCAGCTTGTACAGTGTTCCAAACACTGTATATAACTGAATATGGAAGGTAAATAAATGTCCGCACCTGTCGCACGTGCAAAGCGTGCTCGTAAATATAATCCCGCCAAGAAAGCCTGGGCGATTGCAGGTATTTCTCTCATGGCAACCTCCGCCCTTGCGCCCGCCGCGCAGGCGTATTCTGTTTCAGGTCATGAGGTTGGCGATCCGGTAGCTGCCGCTGATGCAGCGCAGCAGTCTCAGAATATTCCGGTCGATACTCACGCTTTAGATGAAGCGGTGCAGAAGGCACAGCAAGCCGGTTTGAAGGTGGAGGTAGAAGATACTACTGTCACTAAGGTTTCTAACGCAGAGGTACCGCAGGCGCTCGCCGATGCTACTCAGCAGGTTTCCGCTGATACTACCCGCGTGAACGATGCGGTGCAGAAGTATCAGAAGGATGTCGTTGAGCGTCAGAAGATGATTGAAGATAATCAGAAGGCTCATGATGAAGCTGTTGCGGCGCGCGATGCTCGCATTAAGGAGCTTCAGGACGCTCACGATAAGGCGGTAGCTGCCCGCGATGCGCAGATCGCGCAGAATAAGAAAGCACATGATGAGGCAGTAGCTGCGCGTGAAGCTAAGATTGCTGAGGGTGAGAAGTCGCTCGCTGAAAAGAACGCGCAGTTGGATGCGTTACTGAAGAAAGCTGGCGGTTTGAACGTTCAGGTTTCTCAGGAGGATCAGCAGGTGAAGTCTTCGTATGAGGAGGCTTTGAGTGATTTAGATTCTCAGATTCAGGCGGTGCAGGAGATTATTTCTGCTCGTGAAGCTGAGGAGGCACGTCTGCAAGCTGACCGTATTGTGCAGCCGAAGGTTCAGCTCAAATGTGAGCCGTACAACATTGCTACTTTGAATGATATTTCTAACTCGGTGACCGCTACCGGCGCTGATTCTGAGCTTGAGAAGCTCAAGGCAGCGAACCGTTCGATTATTGAAGCCTGGTCGAAGGTTCCGGGCACTACTTTTACTCCCTTTACAATGGGAGCGGTATCGCCGGTGAACTTCCAGAAGGCTGTTTCTTACACCACCGGTACCGGTGAAGTGATTACGCTGAAATATAATCAGCCGAAGACGTTCCACATTTCTGATCCCCAAGGCAAAGCTGAGGCTTTGGAGTGGGTCAATGGTATGACGATTGGTGCTGATGAGAACGGTAAACCGGCCACAAACGTCCCCTACGGTGCTTTCCCTGTGGATGATGGGGAAGTTCATAACGTCCAGACTCTTTCAACAAACCATGTTGCAGGTCTGCGTGCAGTTGAAGCGTACATGAAGGATACTGGTGTTACCTTCAATACCCTGCTTCTTGCCTCCGATGGTGCTTCTACTTCTGGTGGCGATCAGGTGGGGCAGCCTGGGGATTTTGAGCAGGTTGGTTGGTACTCGAAGTCTTCGGTCGCTGCAACCCATCAGCAGATTCTTCACATGGAGGAAGAGTACCCGATGCGTGTGATTCCTGTTCTGGTGGCCGATAAGGGGCCGGAACCGTGGAACGCTAACCCTGAAGTTTCTGAGCGCGTGTTCGCTTCCGTTGCTAACTCGAAGAATCCTGTTGAAGGTAAAACCTATGTGAAGAACAGCGATATTTCGACGATTGCTCAGGATTTGATCGCGGCAGCTAACCTCACCTGCCCGAAGGTTCCTCACCACCCGGTGAAGGTGGAGATTCCTGAGGTTCCGCCGATGGAAGAGGTACCGCCGGTACCTCCGGTTGAGGATGTTCCCCCGGTTCCCCCGGTACAGGATATTCCTGAGGTTGAGGTTCCTTCGTTGAAGGTGCGTAAACCTAAGCTGGTGACCGGTACTGAGGTTCCGGTGAAGGTTGCTCACGATGAGGATAAGACGGTGCTGGCTGGGCAGGATACTCACCAGGATATTTCGCAGTCCACCGGGTACCGTGTCCCTGATTCGTTTGTGCTTGGCGATATTGCGTATTTCGGTGAGCGTGACGGTCAGCAGGTTCCTCTCGTGTCGATTGACGCTTCTAAACTGAAGGTTACTGCCGCTGATGGTTCTGATGTCACCGGTTGGTTTGATGTGAAGGTTGAGGAGGGTACCGCCCCGAACGGTAAGAAGGCTTTCATTGTTACCGCTATTGCGAAGCAGGATAACCTGAAGGATTTGGGTATTGCGCAGACGTATACGCTGCATGTTACTCAGACTGCGCTCGCTGATGGTGTTGCTGATGATGAGGTGGATTTCGGTTTCTCGATTGTGAACGACAAGATGGTGTTCACTACCGATCACGTTTACCATGAGGATGTTCCATCTCCGAAGAAGGTTGTGAAGAATACTCGCGGTGTTGATGTGGATGGGAAGGTTGTTCTGCCCGGTCAGGAACTTGTGTATGAGCTTCACCCGAAACTTGCGTTGGTGAAGAACTCGCAGGGTGTTCTGAATCAGTTTGACGGTGAGGATGATCTTGATCCGAAGTTTGTCGCTGATGAGTCTGCGGGCGCGTCGAAGATTATGACCGCTTCCGGTGTGGATGTTTCTGACTGGTTCGATATTACGGTATCGAATAAGGATCATAAGGCACGTTATGTTTTGCACGCGGATAAGTATGAGCTTGCCTCGAAGTTGGGTGAGGATTTGGTATGGTCGATCCCTGGCCGCATTTCTTCTGACGCTGCACCTGGCGATGTGAAGAACTCGTTTGTGCAGGTTATTAACGGTGCGAAGTATAACTCGAATACGGTCACGAACCGTATTCCGAAGGTTGAGCCGCATAAGTATGATGTCACCTCTGATGGTGCTGACCGCGACGGTAAGCAGGTTCAGGTTGGGGATAAGCTGGTGTACCCGTTGGTGATGGATTCTACTAACCTCACTGATACTGCGTATGAGGTGCAGAAGTTCGGTATCCGTGATGATTACGATCAGGATAAGGTGAAGGCGCTGGCTTCTACGGTGAAGGTGTATCAGGTTCCGGGGGATACTGATCTTTCGGATAAGAACCGTATCAAGGGTATCGCTGAGGCGGGCGTTGATGTTACTGACCGTTTCGAGGTGACTGATGACGGGGATAACGTGTTTGTGACGATGCGTCATAACGCGGATGGTTCTTTGGTGCTTCCGATGGGGTACAAGTATATTGCTATCCTGGAAGCTGAGGTGACCGCTGATGTGGATGGGGAGATCGTGAACACCGCGTATCAGATCGTCAATGATCGTGAGTTGGTGACGGAGACGGTGCGTAACCTGTTGAAGAAGCGTGTGGTTCCTCCGGCTCCGGTGGTTGAGAATCCTCCGGCTGATGCTGGCGAACCTCCGGTTCCTTCGGTGGGTACTCCGCCTGCACCTGTGGTTGGTAATCCGCCTGCGGATATTTTGGTGAAGTCCGGTTTGGCTCACCGTGACGGGGATTCGGTATCGCCGAGCGGTCTTGGTTTGGTTGCTTTAGGTGTTGGTGTTTCGGCGTTGGGCGCTTCGGCTGCTTATGGTGTGTCGCGTGCGCGTAAGCGTCGAGAGGTGAAGTCTTCGGTACAGGATGTACAGTAAGGTTTCAGGGTTGCTGATATTATGTTGGTGATTCTGATTTAGGTAGGTGCGGAAGACTTTACCTAAGGTGTGAAGCCCTTTCTCTTGTGTTTGTCATAGGAGAAAGGGCTTTGTGCTGTTTTGGTGATGTATACTTTGATTATTACTTTTTCTTTGGAGGTTTTCGTGTCTAGTTTTGATCGTGTTTTTGTTACTCCGTTTGATTATTTGAACTCTATCTCTGGTGAGCGTGTTCGTGATAATCAACACCCTACTGATAACGTGGTGATTTATCAGCGTGGATTGACAGTTAATGAAACTTCACGTATCGCCGGTACTACGGGTTATAGGTGGATGCGTGGTTTAGCTAGTTCTTTGGTGGTTCTGTGTTTTGATCGTGTTGATAGTTATGATGACGGGAAGCTACAGTATCCTCACTCATGGATACGTAATTCTATTGAGGAAAGGAAGTACGGTTTTTTCACTGATGTTGATGCTTCTAAAGGGACGTTTAGTTTTGTATTGACGAAGCGTCATGACACACTGATTCCGATGATTGTGAATTTTGTTCAGTTTTACATGTCTCTTGCTTATGATTCTCTTGATGAAGATTTACAGAAGTTACGCGGGAAGATTATACCTATTCTTCCTTATGTTGGTAACCCTTCTGAGTTAGAAGTTAATATTAAGTCTTATTACCGTACTTTTGAATTTTTCAATGAACGTGGTTTTAAGGATTTCAAGTTACCTGATGATGTTCAAGAATTTCTGTATTCGTACCGTGGGGTATCTTTGCTTCCTTTGTGGTATTACTTAGATAAGCAGTTACGTAAGCGTGAGTACGAAGATATGTACAACGGTACCTCTCTTCCAATGGTTGTTGAGCAAAGTAAGAAACTTATTGATGGTTCTTGGGATTGTGAGTGGAAGTCTACACCTAATGGTAATTCTTCATTGATTATTCCACGTTAATTATTTAATTTTTGTCCTTACTTTAATTGTTTATTATACCCTCTGCTTCGGTGGAGGGTATTATTTTGTGTGGTATGCTTTCATTAGTGTTTTTGGAAGAGAGAAAGATGATGCTGAATCAAGTCTCAATCACATACGATTTTGTGCAAGGTTACTCACCGCAAACAGGAGTACAAGGTTCAAATTTGCAAATTTCTGTAGGGTTACCGGAACCGAAGAAGTATATCCGCTTCAACATCCCCGAATCTTGTGTCAAGGCAGTGGTATCGCTTCTGCTGCCGGGAGGTTTTATCTCAGATAACCTGGATATTTCCCTTGATGTGCAGCAACCCGCCGTAGTCTCGGATTTCGCTTTTCCGCAGGATGTAACGATGTTTCTTCATCAGTTTTTCTGCCCACTAATAGCGCAAGCCGGGTATTGGGCAGTGGATGCTTTGTGTGGGTCGTACAAGTCTTCTCCGGTGGTGTATCTTCCTGAGGTGACCGCGCAGGTTCAGGTTTTTCTTCAAATTTTCTTCCGCGAACTGAATGAAGATAAATCTCGCGTTCGTTACGATTTTATGGGGCGTAAAGTGGTGTTGGAGCATATTGATTTCGTCGTGTTTTTGCGCGGTTTATTTACCCCGCAGGTTGGTATGTATAACTTACGTGAGCTAACAGCAACGGCACGTTTTCAGGGTGTAGGTTATACGGTACCGCGTTGGTACGGTACTGCTCTGACGTTTTCTCAGGGAGTTATGGTGCAGCCTATCCCGAAGGTGTGGGGTAATAAGTTTTCGGTGAAGGGTGGTCGTTTCTCGTGAAGAAGTGGATCAAGCGCGCAGGTTTCGGTGTCGGGGTTCTTGCTGCGTTGGCGTTGTGTGCTTACGGGTTGCTGATGGTGATGCCGTTCTCGAATACGTCTCAGCTGCCGCAGCCGGTGCAGGAGTTTGCTCAGTCTCTTCCGGGGTCGCAGGCTTCTCAGGAGCAGGAACGTATCGCGGCGGCGGATGAACCTACTCATTTTGTGGCTGCTGATGGGGTGGAGTATAAGGATTCTACACGGCAGCCGTCGTGTCAGGACGGTATCGCCTTATCGCAACCGGGGTCATTGTGCGCGCAGCGTGGTTGGCTTTCTACGACTCCGGTTCCGGTGCAGTTGGATCGTAGTTCTGGTGTGCAGGAGGTGCAGGTTCCGCCGTCGAAATTTTCGGGTTGGGTTCGTTCGTCTGCCCCGTTGGGGAGTTTGCCTCAGGTCGGTTCTGCGGATGTGTCCGGTTTGGGTAAGTTTTCTTTGGTGGTTGGGCATGTGAATTTCGGTTCGTGGCAGGATAATGCGGGTTATCATACGGCGATGGGTTCGGTATCGCAGGCGCAGCAGGGGGATGTTGTGGATGTTCATGCTGCTGATGGTCGTTTGTTGCGGTATCGTGTGGTGTCTTCTGATGTGATGAAGTGGGCTGATTTGGGCGGTTTTCTTTCGGGGAAGTTTTCGGGTGAGGTTTCTGGTTCTGTCCCTGCTGATGTTGTTTTGGTGACGTGTCATTATGATCGTTTGGATGCTTCGGGTAATCCTGTGTATGACAGTAATACGGTTGTTATCGCTCATTTTGAGTCTGTTATTGAGGAGTAAGTACGGATATTATTGTTTTTAGTTAAGTTATAGTGTTTTGTAGGAAGGATTGGTGATTTCGGTGGAAGAAGTAAAATATTTCAAAGATAAAGATTTTGGTAGTAAACCAAATGAGGATGACATTATACGAAATGGTTCAAAAATAGCACGTGTTATCGTTGCCTTAATTTTGTTCCATATGGTTTATATCATTTTCTGCGTTATGTCTATTGCCTTAGCAAAAGGGTTTACAGCTTTTGAGCACCCTTTTAATGAGACTGTAGAGTTTTTCCGCAATGTATGGTTTATTGGACTATATGTTTTAGGTTTACTGTCTATAACTTCTTCTGCTCTTTTTATTAAAAAAGAGCAGATACGTACACCTATGATGTTAATTTTTATTCTTTTTACTTCACTTCTAGCATTCTTCGGTTCTGATTTTATTCTCTCCTCAAGCTATACGGTGGATCGTGACCGTGAAACTATCACGTTCCACCACAACACAGTGGCAGAGTTTCTTTTCGGCAAGGAGAATATAGAACGTACCGCCTGTGAAGCGTATCCGAACGCGGTCTATAAAACTGAAGATCGTCAGTGCGTGCAGAAGATTCAGTACCTTATGGCGCAGGATAAGGTGCATTACTCGAAGTCTGAGATTGTGGATCGTGTGATTGATAACCATACTGTGTCGGGTACCGTGTTCACGGTGGATTCTGAGCTGACGGATTCGTTCAAGCAAGTGATTCAGGAGAAGTATTCTAAGGCGCAGTTTGAGGACGGTACGGTCTTTCTCCCTGGGTATCGCATTCAGGATGAAACGGTTTCACCGCGTCATACGTTTACTCGGGGTGTTTTTACGTTGCGCGAGTTTGATGGTGTTGTGGAGTCTTCGGCGGTGAAGAATTTCGGTTTTGAGGACGATCAGTATTGGATGTACGTGCAGCCGAAGACGTATGAGCGTCCTTTCGTGTGGGGTAAGGATGATTCTACCGGTGAGCTGATGCTTGCGCCTATTCCGTGGGGTAAAACTCATGAGTTTGGGCGTGCGGTTGGTTCTCGGTCGCAGTCTTCGTATACCGGTTATCGGTTGGTTGAAGGTCGTGAGATTTTTGTGTCGGATACGCGGTTTAATCCTGAGGTTTTGCCGGTAGATGGTACGTATTGGAAGCCTCTTGGTATTTCGGATATGGGTACTGCGTTGTATGCGCAGCCTGTTCATAAAGTTAGTCAGTAAGTTTTGGTGTTGATAATGTCTTCTACAACAAGGAAGAGTATTTTCAAGTATTGTGGGATTTATTTTGTTTTGTTAGTGTTTGCGTATATTGCTCAGCTTATCTATTTGAGTAATATTTATAGTTTTAGTTCCCAGTGGGTTTACAGTACTTGGTCTAATACCTGGTGGGTACCTATTCTTATGACATTTGCTTTTCTTTTCTTGTATTTTATTATTGATTATTACATGTTATTATCTGATATAATTGTTCGGTCTTTAATTATCGGTGTTATTGGTTTGTTTTTAGGTATGAGTATTTATCAGCTAACCCCAGCTGTTTCAAGTTCCATAAATACACCTTACTCTGATTGCTATAATATTCTTACTAAAAATCTACCGAAAAACTCTTCAGGTCATTATGGGGATTCCGGTTGCCAGCTTTCGTATGATGTAAAGGTTGAGGTGTTTTCAGCTGATGTGGTGAAGGAAGATAAGGACGTTATACGTGATGGTGTGAAAGGTTCTTCGTTCACGGTGAAGAATCGCCGTATTACATCTGATGCGGATTCTATAGATACGTGGCCGCGAGGCACAGCTAACGGTACCGCTATCTATGAGGATCAGGGTGAGTGGAAGATTTTCCTTCCTTATGTTGGTGATTCTTCGGTGAAGGGGGATCGTTATGTTGATAACTTTGTTGTTGATAGTAACAAATTGATTCGTTATGAGTTTGGTCGTGTGATGGCACAACCTAGTCGTGTGGCTGAGTTTTGCTATAAGAATTTGAAGTATGAATCTGATTATGGTTTTACTGATTTAAACGGTTTTCATAATCCTTCTAGTGATGACCGAACTGTAGAATATAAGGTAACTGGTACCTGTACTGGTGATTCTAATGTAGCTTTTGAGTTGCGTTAATGATAAAAAGCAAAATATCCTGTTTGATTTTTCAGCAGGATATTTTGCTTTTTGTTTGATTTTTATTTTCTGCTATCATTTTATGTGTAAAGGGACATCGAGAATATTTCTCGAAGGTGGCTCCTTTTCTGTTTGAGTGAGTGATTGACCGGGTGACCGGTGGGTAAGGTTAGTTGGTTACCCTGTATGAGAAAATGGTATGTTTCTCACGAGTGTGTGCGTGCAGGGTAACCAACTCGCCAAATTGATAATGATAGAAGTTAGCCTAAGTGGCGGAATTGGCAGACGCGCCTGATTCAAACTCAGGTTCTTTTGAGTGTGGGTTCGAGTCCCACCTTGGGCACGGTCTCTCTATAACCGAAACAGCCGGAAGGAATTATCGTGAAACTAGGTTTACGAAACTTTTGTAGCCACATGGACAAAGATATAATCCTTGCTGTCTTAGCGATACTGTGGATACTTGCAAATATCGCAGGGCTTATGTTACAGCTAATTTTCCACGTTTTCTCAAACTAGAATAGAGGAGTAGAAATGACGCTTAGATATGTTGCTCCTACTTACAAGGTAGTTGAACCGCCCCGAAGTCCTTGGGGAGGTAACGTACCTTATGAGGTTGAGCAGGCTTTTAAGTCAGTAATCGTGTTTACCCGCGACCGGCGAGAGGAAGACTGGGGTAACCTTGAGGTATTTAAGTACTTAAGCGCAAAGTTCAATCCAGAGGGGGCTAAAGCGGCAGTAATGAGGAATGTAGCTCCCAGGGTTATCTACCTATTCCCGAATCTAAAAAGCCGTGAGAATACGGAATACATTTGCCCCATCATCTCAAAAGAAGGGTACCTGACCGGCTATGTGGTTGCTAAGAAAAAGAAGGATGCGTTCACCATAGCTGAGTATCTGGCTGGTGGGGCGCGGAATTTCTAAAGGTCTTTAGAAAACTGAACTAATAATCGACATCTGTCTCGGCTAGGTATAAACCAAAATCTCAACATCATTGAAAGGAAACCTAAAAATGTTTGATTCCATAACTCTTGCAGAAAAACTATATGCACTGAATCAAGCTGGGGAATTGCGCCGGACATTGATAAAACACCGTATCCAGAACCTCTTGGTATACATGAGGGGTGTAGACTCTGCCAGCGGGCTGTGCCGGTGGTCTCTCTTGGGATACCAGTACAATAGGTTAGCCACGGTATACAAGGAACTTGGTTTGGGTGAGCTAAAGGAATACATGCGTGGCTACAAGCCTGATTCTTCTAGGGGCGCTTTCACCTTCTTAGCTGGTACTGAGTACTCAAGTTTTGATGCTAACCTTCTAGGTGGGGATGGCTCTGGGGCAGTGCTAAAAGAGTTCTGGAAAGCTGGGTTTGCAATAATCTAACCTTCAACCAGACTTCACTCAAAAGATAATACACACCGCACATTTTTACCGATCATGTGGCGGGTTGGCTCTTCTAGCCCAATTGGCAGAGGCAGCGGACTTAAAATCCGTTCAGTGTGGGTTCGAGTCCCACGAGGAGCACGAGGGGAAGTGCCTACGGCATGAAGTATCCTACGGTCGGCTTTGTGGTTTATGGGTGTTGTAGGTGCTTTCTCTTGTTTCTGTTCTGTGGGCAAAGGACAGGGATGTGTTTTCCGGGTTTTGAGCCGGTAGATGGTTTTTATTCACGATCATCTACCGGCTCAATTCTTGTTTCGGGTCGCATTGTTTTAATTTCTGAGTAAAGTGTTTTCTTCGCTGTGACGTGTAGTTTTATTTATAGGTGCCTGCTATACTAATTAAGGACGACAACCCGTTAGTGTGTTTTGGGTAGACGATCCTAACGGTGTAGACACTCTGTAACTATTCACTCAACTTACAGCAGGTCACCACGTGACCTTCCCTTATGTGGGTGTGCACAGGACAGTGATGTCTTGTGCTTTTTGTGTTTATACTACGGATCATCTGCTCAAAGCACCGTAAGGTTATCTCCGCTGTAACACACGTATCTACGAGAGAAGGTTATTTCTCATGTCCGTTTCCCGAGCGAATTTCATCAAGGGTACCGCCGCAACTATCGTTGCTTCCTCCATTCTGTTCTCTGGTATCGGTTCTGCCACCGCTGCTGAGGTTCATCAGACCCTTCCCGGTGTTTCTGTTGCTGGTGTAGTCCCTAACGCTCAGTCTGCAACTTCCGCTTTCACCGATGTTGCCAACGATCCTTTTAAGGCTGAGATTGGGTGGATGAAGGATAAGGGTCTTGCTAATGGTTGGGCGCAGCCGGATGGTACCGCTAAGTTCAATCCTGAGTGGGATGTGCAGCGCGCCGCGCAGGTCGCGTTCCTATACCGTCTCTCCGGTTCTCCCGAGGTTGAGCTTCCTGAGCACTCCCCGTTTATTGACGTAGACGAATCCAACCCGTTCTACAAGGAGATTATTTGGGCTTTTCAGAATGATATTGTGACTGGCTGGCAGTACGATGACGGTTCTCGCGCTTTTAAGCCGTGGCAGCCTGTGGAGCGTAACGCTACCGCTGCGTGGTTTTACCGTTTAGCTGGTTCTCCCGAGTTCCAGGCACCTGCTACCCCTTCGTTCCGTGATGTGCACCCTTCCCATCCTTTCTATAAGGAGATTGAGTGGATGAAGGCGAATAAGATTACTACCGGTTGGCCAGATGGAACTTTCCGCCCGAATGAGCACACTCACCGTAACGCGGTAGCAGCGTTCGTGTACCGTTATAACGTTGCTGTTTTGGGGTATGGTTCCTAATTTTAGGTGAGGTTTTCACTGCATTTGCTGGTGTGGTACAGTAGGTGTGGTTGGCTTATCTGTTGTAGTGCCGTGGCTTGGTTTCAGGTCACGGCACTTTTCTTATGCCAAGGTACCGCTCAGGAAGACCGTATTTTATGTGGTAAACTGGTTTCATCATACTTTTCGGATAGGTTATTTCTGGTGGGAGATTTTAGTGTCTAAGTTTGTAGACGAAGTCGCAGCTGAGATAACGTTAGGAACTGATATTAGTTTAGATGTAGCTGATATTGTTGATTCTAACGTTACTGAGTTTAATAAATATCAAAAAGCTGTGGATAAGATTTTAGACTCGGGACGGGTTAAAGGTAAACAGGAAGCATCTGATTATGTTCTTCGAGAACTTTCTAAAGAGTATAAAGATGCTTGCACGGTGATTGATAAATTATCATCTAAAGTTTACGACTGTTTTGAAATACAGCTCGCGCGCCGTAAATATTTTGAAGAATACCTCAAACCTTTATTCAATCTAATTGATGTTAGTATTCGTGAACTAACAGATATAGCAGATGGTTACGTACCGCTCACAAAGGAACAGGTTTTGTCGGCGAAACGTAAGATTACTGAGGCGGTTGCTGATCTCGAAGATGAGTTGAAAGATGAACCGTTTGAGTTGTCTTCCAAGAAGAAGGATAAGGAAGGTAAGGATTTTCGTGTCTAATCTAATCGATGATGTTTTCTTGAAGTTAGATTCAGGTGAAACAATTACCCCAGAGTGGGTGAATGTTTGTATTTCTAATCTAGGTTATTGTGAAATACCTGGTGATGGTGTTTACAATTTCTGGGAGAATCTAATTTCAGATAATGATCTGAGTTCTGATTCCACAGTTGAGGACATTGAGAACGCTGTTAATAATCAGATTTTTATTGAGAAAATACCTGAAGCATAATTGTTTGGCTTATGGGTATCGCTGATTATATTGTTTCTTTAAGGTAACCTAGAAAAGTTCATGTTACTAATAATTTTTAATGATTAGGATTTGTTATGTCTAACGACGTTATAACTCAGGTTTTCACACCTTTAGCGCAAGAGTTTGCACAGACTCAAGGTGCTGATATTGCCCAGTATTCTCAAGGGTTGTGGCAGGTTCTCACTGATTTTTATCAGCGACTCGGTTTAGAAGAACCTCAACGTTTAGATATATCTCAGCAAAACCCGAGCGCGCGATTGCAGCAGGACGGGTACGAGGTGCTGTCGGTTCAGTATTTGCAGCAGCACCCGGAGGTAGGGTACATCACGGCGGTATCGCTTCTGGACGCGGTTTCTAAGATTTTAGTGGGGTTCTCTCGCTTAGCACCTTCCGCTGAGGCGGTGGCTTCTTCAGCTGAGGTACGCCGCCAGATGGGTGTTGATTTACATGCGCCTGAGATTTACGTGATTTATGTGTACGCATTGTTTGTGGCGGATGCGTCAGCTCGTGTGGCGTTTATTCGTCGTAATGTGGAGCGGTTGTTTGCGGATGTGGTTCAGCAGATGCAGCAGCACCCGTGGTTGATGTGGGAGGATCGGCAGGTACCGCAGCCTAAGCCTCAAGGTGTTCAGGTTGATGCTAAGCAGCCTTATGTTCAGGAAGCTAACGCTTTAACGCAGCTTGGTTTGCTTTCTCAAGGTGGTTCCCACTCTTCGGCGGCTGGTGCGGCTCCGGGCGCGCCGCAATCTTCTTCGCAGGTTCCAAGTACACAGACAGTTTTGGTTTCACCTGCACCGTTTCCGTCTCAGGTGTTAGATGTGCCTGATAGTAAGCAGGTTTCTTTTTCGGGCGTGTCGGATTCTTTTAGTGTAGCTACTGATGTGAGTCAGGTGTTGCAACCTCAACAGAATACTCAGGTATCACCTGTTTCGGTGGATAGTTCGGGTAATTCTTCTGTTATGGCGTTTTTCCCGATGTAAGGTGTTTGAGGTGATCCCGGTAGTTCTTTGGTAGAACTACCGGGATTTTCTTTGTGTGTTTCTGTTATACTGAGACTGTTAGAAGTTGTTTAGTTTCTTATATTGTGGTATAAGAGCGATTTTGTGAGGTTGATGTATGTTCGGTTCTTCGCAACGTAATGTTCAGTTGGAAAATATGAATGACAGTAGTGGTCTTATCAATATTGATGAAAAGGATGGTTATGCTTATCGTTCATGGGATGTAAAACATGTTACTTCTGGTTCGCGTTTTCGTGTTATTTTGAAAAATAAACAATCTCAGATGGTTTATAAAGGTGACGTTATTATTGAGATTTATAATCGCAATAATAAGCGTGAAAATCACAGGACTTTTCCGAATGTATCGTTAGAGAACTTAGCTAATGGCTATTGTTCTGGAAAAGTTTATGAGGGAATTAAACGTTTTATTAAACCTAAGTTCCCCAGCCGGGGTAATGATGCTGACCTTTATACTCATTATATGTGTTCGGCATTGTGCATTCTTGCGAATGCAAACAGTGGTTATTACATGGAACCTTTTGCGAATAATTCCGCAGCAGGTATTTTAGTCAATAATTCGAGTTTTACTGCACAATACAACTAAAGAAGGATTGGTACAGTGGGCGATTCCCGTATTTTTTCTTTGAATGATTACACTAATCTCAGTTTTGAAACTACGTTTTCTCAACCTTTGATTCTTGAAGAACAGGTGGGTATGATTCACGCCAGTTTTTCACCACTTGATAAGATCAAGTCGGCTCGGGAACGTACTTTTCTTCAGAAGGCAGCTAAGGCAACAGGTATCGCCCCGAATACCGCTTTTGTTTTGCGGGTTGGTGAACAACTTCCTGCGCACTATCATCAGGATCGTTTAGGTGATGGTATAAACTTACGTTTCGCTTATGTTCTTCTCAGTGCATCAGCATTAACGAACATGGTGGATGCGTGGCAGTATGTGTTGCGTGATTTCCCAACTCTTACTTCTGTTCCTGTTACACATCCTTTGGCTTTGGCGGTTGCGCAGGATTTAATCTTCCAGTCGGGTTGTATAGAGAATGTGGGAGGTTATCGGGGTCTTCTTCCCTTCACGGGTATCGCAGGCAATTACAGTAATTCTACTGATGGTAAGGGTACAGTTGGTGGAAATTGCGTCGTTTCGATACCGAATACTCGTAATGAAGTGAATAATCCACTGTACCAGAGTGTTTTGCGTGCTTACTTTACGCAATATGCTTTGTTTGCTAAAGCTGCGGGTATTACTTTCGATGACATTCTAAGTCGTGATCCGTTGCAAGCGTATCGTAAAGCCTTTTTGTCTGAGTATTCCACGAACATTGGTTGGTTCGTTACTATGCTTACATCTTTGCGTAGTTATGCTCGTACTGACGGTATTCTGTCCCCGGAACAGGTTCTTTCATGGGTTCAAGCTAATGTTTTGGCGCAGACGGAGTGGACGCGGCGTAAACGTGTAGGTTTGGTTGCGTACCCTGACATGAAAACGATCCAGTATCAAGGTCGCTCTTTTGCGGTACTACGCCCGAGTACAAGTGATGGTTTTGCGCATCAGGATTATGTGGTTTTTGAGCGAGCGCATAAGTTCGCGGAGATTGTTGTTGCTGTAGCGACAGATGATGTAGATAAGTGGGAGAAAGTTCTTCTTCAGGGAGTCATTTTACGGTACCTTACTCTTCCGATCCCGTTATCTACGTCGTTGTCACATTATTCTCAGGATTTGAGGGTATCGTCGTCGTTTACGTTTGAGGAAGGTTCTCCGATGACTGCGGCGTATACTTCTACGTTTGTGAGTCGTTTGGATTCGGTTCCTGGTAAGTATGTTCGGCAGTATGGTTCTACGGATTTGCTGCCTTTCTTGTTGTCGTTGATGTTGGTACCGCGTCTGTTTAAGCGTAAGTCTCTTGAGTTGATGCAGAAACAGCTTCCGAATATTTTCAATGCTTTTTACAATTCGTCAAGTAAGTTTGATAATAATTTTGGGTACTATGATGGTTTGTGGAGTTTGTTTGATGTTATTTTAACGTTGATAAAACCTTCTGAAGGTTCTGATACTGGGTTAGTTCAGGGACGTTTTCAGGGTATGTTGGGTAAGTTCTTAGAAGAGTGCGGTTTATCAGATAAGTATCTAGCACGGTATCGTTTTACTTCTCAGGATTTGTATGAACCTGAGAAGACGAATAGTGTTAGCGATATTGCTCGTGTCGCGGTTGCTGCTTCTATTATTCCCTGTTTCGTTACTCTTGAAAATAGTTTATTTCAAATAGCTTATAATAACCCTGATTTTATTGTTGATTAATAGTGTGTAACTTTAAAACCCCTCTGGTGATTATCGGAGGGGTTTTAATTATGTGTTAAACTGTAAATATGAACGACACAAAGTACACACAAAACAACCAAACATACCAAGAATTAGAACCTACTTTGGTTCTCATCGAGAGTTTGGGAACTGAGCCTACTCGAACAATACCTTTCCCTGAAGAGGTTTTAGAACCTACTCGCGTTCTCCCCCAGGATGAGCAACCTACGGTTTACTTGAAGGGTACCAATTCTGATTTTGAGGAGTTCAGTAAAACGCTGCTTCTACCTCAGGATTCCTCCCCTTCTACTTCCGCACAGGAAGAGGTACCGCACCGTTCCGCACTGATCGCGGAGGAGATACCGACAGGTCGCACTTCTCAGGTAGTTCGGGAACCTCTTCTTTCTAAGGATTCCCTCAAGCGCGGTGCGTATCAAGGTGCTGTGGCTCTTGGCCGTACTGCACGTTTTATTGTGTCATTGGTTTCTTTGATTCCTTTACTACTGATGGGTTTGACTTCGCGTAGTGTGCTGAGTCAGCATATGTTTTTCGCACCGGCTTTCTCTGGCTTCTCTACAGTGGGTACCGCAGTTATTATCGCGTTTGCGGTTTTCGCTGTGGTGCTGAGTTACCGTGGCCGTGATCGGTTTGCGTCAGCTATGTTTGGTATCGGGTTTTGTGTGTTGGCTCCGTGGATGTTGGTTACTACGTGGATGTCTGCTTCTACGTTTGTGCAATCTTTGATGGTATCGCTTCCGTTGGCGGTGGTGTACGTTTTACCTTATGTTTTGTCGTTTGTAGTGGGTAAGGTACCTTCTCTTTCTGTTATTTCAGCTATTTTCCGTTTTGGTTCTTTCTTCACTTATAAGTTGTCGTTTTTCGTGGTTATCCTGTTTTTGATGATGCTTCCGATGGTTCGTAATTTTGGTGGGTGGTTATAATGTTTCGTTTCTTGGTGAAACTACCTTTTAAAATTATATCTAGTTGTTTGTCTATTATTTTAGGTTCTTTAATTATCCTTGTCGTTATATTCTGGTTTTATAGTACTGTTGTTTTGAAACAGGATTTTAATCTTTTTCAGGTTATTCAAGATTCAGTAAACAGTATTTGGGGTTTATGGAAAGGTGATGACGCATCATGACACAGGACAACAAAAAGGTATCGCAGAGCACTAAGGAAGCTCTTTCTGTGGAGTTAGAACGTCAGGAGCGACAGGAGCGCGTTACTGAAGTGTTGCAGGGCGCGGGTTTTGATCCCGAGTTTTACCGTTTAGTGGGTTCTGAGAAGATGTCGGACGGTCAGCGGGTGAACGTGGTGGAGAAAAGTCCTTCGCGGTTGCTTTCATGGGGTTGGGTGTTTTTCCTTTCGGTATTATCGGTGTTTTCCGGGTTCCGTTTGTTTTATGCTTCTCATTTCACCTGGGATACCTTTGTTTTTATGGTTATAACAACCCTTGTTTTGTTGTTTAATTTTTATAGGGTGTTTAAATCAGGTTTTTCTCATGACAAACGTGTTCCAACTATCCGTAACTTCTTTTTCTGGTTCTTCGGCGTTTGCAGTTTAAGTGCTTATATAGCTGTGTCTTTTCTGATTTTTGACGTGTTTCTTGGTTCGATGATTGGTGGAAACAGTTCTAAATTTTATTCACGTTCAGAAGGTGCTTTATACAATACTATTTTAGTTGTTGGATTAGGTGTTGTATTTTTAGTAATTTTAATGAGTCGTTTGAATGTTCTCCGTGATAAGGGTTCTAAAGTAAATCTTGTGTATAAAGAGTTTGTTGTGATGTTTGTACGTACTATTTCTACTACTGTTGTACTTTCGTTTGTGACTTTGATAGTCACAGCTATTATGTTGGTGAAATTAGGGTACATACGTTAAGTTTCTTTGGAAAACAAGGGTTAATTATTTCAAATTATCTAGAAATAATTAGCCCTTCTTTTCATGTGTTATACTTAAAAGGTAACAACGAGAAAGGATTCAGAAATGAACACCCTACATACCGAACACTCGGCTTACTCAGATTCCACTCAGAATGAGAGTTGGTTAGCTAAGATTGACAATAAGGTATTGTTGCCTACCTTCAATTGGATGTACAACCACCCCCGAAAAGCCGCCCTCGGCGCTCTTGCAGTTCTTGTGGTGCTAGTTGCTATTTTCTCATCTATTACTTTTGATGCAGGGAAGTTCCTGAAGGTTATGGTAGCTATGAGTTACGCTATCGTCCTTCTCACTATTTTCGCTGGCGGTATTTCAGGTTTCATTGTAGATCGTCGGATCAAGAAACAGGTACGTATCGAGTCCGCGCAGCAGGAAGAAGGATACCCGTTTTCGGATGAGGTTATTTCTTCTGAAGAGCAGGGTAACCATGCGGCGCATTCTTCCGGTGCGCGTTTATCAGCGGTTGCAGGTTCTATGTCGTATACTCAGCAGTCCCCGCAGGATGTTTCTGTGTCTAAGAATTATGAGCCGCTTCCTCGTGAAGTGGAGGATGCTACGGTGTATTTAGGTGAGCAGCCACGAAGCGCTCAGCAGGTATCGCAGTCTGATCTTTCTAATGGTTCTATGAATTTTGATGAGGTGCGTCAGCAGATTAAGCGCCACCGTTCTGAAAGCGAGTAATACAATGTTGTCACTGATAGATTATGTGAGAGAGTCGTTAGATAATTCTTCCCATGTTCGGGGTTTTTTCTCAAGCGATGTATTTTTCTTGGTAGGCGTTGTTGTCGCTCTTGTGTTGGCGGTAACGTATCTTTTCTTGGTGCGTCGTGGTGAGGTCTCGGATCGTTTTATTCATTCTCATGGTGTGGGTTTACTTCTTCGTGCGGTGCAGGTGTATTGTGAACCTCTGTTGTGGGTATCGCTTTTGGGAGTTTTGACGTACCCGCTGGTTGGTTTCAATTATTTTTATGTTTCTGCTGTTTCGTTTTTGACTCCTGGATTTATTCTTCTTTTGGTTATTGTGAAAACTTTAACTGGTGAGGACGAAGAGTCTGTAGTTTAGTTTGAAGAAATATAATACACAACCGTTTCCTGTTTTACATGGTTCGGTTGTGTATTCTTGTAATGTTATCTTTTATGTATCAATTATTTTTGAAAGTGGAAAGGTTCTCTGGTGACTGAGAAGGATATTAACGCAGCTTCCGCGCATTACGGTGAGGATTCCATTACCGCGCTTTCCGGTGCTGAGGCGATCCGTAAGAATGCGCATGTGTACTTAGGTAGTAAATCGTTGGATGGTGCCCAGCACACATTGGTTGAATTGATTGGTAACGCAGCTGATGAAGCCTCTTCCGGGTACGGCTCGCAGATTCGCGTCGGTTTTATGGATTCCCCTCTTGAGGATGTGCATGAGAAGGGGTTGTTCGTTCAGGATTTTGGGCGTGGGCTTCCGCTTGGTTTCAATGAGAAGGAGCAGACCTGGAATACGATCCTGAACTTGGAACGTACTTACGCGGGCGGTAAGTACGGGCAGGAAGGTAAGACGAAGGCGCAGATGGTGGCTTCTCTTTCTGTGCAGCAGCGCGCGAACTTTGACCCGCGCGAGTACAACTACCTGATGTCAATCGGTATGCATGGGGTGGGTTTGGCGGTTTCTCAGCTCACCTCGGCGTGGTTCCATGTGGAGTCCGTGCGTGTGGTAGGTGTTGATGAGAACGGTCAGGTAAAGAAGCAACGGTTTACCGCGCAGTATAAGCAAGGTATCGCCCTGTCTGAAGGTTCGGTTCCTTTGGTTGAGGATGTTCCGTCGGATACACCTACAGGTACGTTGATTGTGTGGAAGCCTGATTATGTGGAGGTTTTTAAGACTCGTGAGGTGATGACGGATCAGCATGTACGTGCATTGGCGCAGGATATGTCGGTGACGTTGAGCATCCCTATAGAGTTTGTGGCATCTGGTGGTGAAGTGGAGCGTTTTGAGTTTTCTTCGGCGCAGGATTATCAGGCGCAGTTTTTGAAGGAGGATGCTTTCTCTTCGGCCAGTAATGTTGTGTTTACTCCGTCGATTGACGCGGTGAATCATGGGTGGGAGCCGGGTGATCCTCGTTATGGTGAATCGGTGGCGGTCGCGCAGGTGGTTTTGGGTATCGCCCGTGAGGATGATGGTTCGCAGCGGAATTTTTTCCATAACACGCTTCGGGTGTTTGAGGGTTCTTCGACGACGAAGGGTGTGCATGAAACTGCGGTTTCTCGTGCGGTGCTTTCGTTTTTCAATAATCGTGAGCGGTTCCCGCAGACGAGTTCTCTTCGGTTTAAGGAGGATGATTTTTCGTCTTTGTTGGGTGTGTTGGTGGATTCTAAGTTTTCGGAGACTTCGTATGAAGGTCAGACGAAGAAGTTTGTGCCGAATTTTACCCCGAATAAGCCGTTGTATGATTTGATTTATAATCTGGTGTATTCGGTGCTTGATGCTGAGTTTGCGCGCGGTAAGGATTCTTGGGTATCGCGCGTGTACCGTGCGGCGGTGAAGATTGCTACGGATCGTGAGTCTTTGGTGCGTTCGCGTGAGTTGGCGCGTGAGTTGGAGAAGCATGAGAAGGAAAATTCGGATTCTCGCCGCTCGCGTGGGCGCGTGTATCCTGATAAGTTCGCTCCGTGTGATCAGTATAATAAGGGTGTTGTTGAGGGTACTGAGCTGTTTATTGTGGAGGGTGACTCGGCGCAGACGGGTGTTAATTCTGCACGTGATTCGGTGACGCAGTGTACGTTTGCGGTGCGTGGTAAGTCGTTGAATGCGTATAAGGCACCGGTGGCGAGCGTTATTTCTAATGCTGAGTTTAAGGATATTATTTCGATTTTGGGCGCTGGCGCGGATTTGAAGGTGTTGGGTTCGGATATGCCGTCGTTTGCGTTGAAGAAGTTGCGTTTTGATCGTGTGGTGATTCTTTCGGATGCTGATACGGACGGTAAGCATATTCAGAATCTTTTGGTGGCGTTTTTTGCGCGTTATATGAAGGATTTGGTGCGTGCTGGTCGTTTGTATATTGCGCATTCTCCGTTGTATGGGGTGTTCCCTAAGGTTCATAATGTTCCGGGTGTTCAAGAGAACCTGTATTTTTATTCTTTGGAGGAGTTTACGTCGTGGCGTACCGCGTTTGAGAAGAAGCATAAGGTTGATTTGAGTAAGCTCGTTCCTGAGTATTATAAGGGTTTGGGTTCGATGACTCCTGAGGCTTTGAATGAGTCTACGATGTGTGAGGATCGTCGGATGACTCGGATTATGTTTAACCCGGATGATGATAAGGTTCGTGAGGTTTTTGAGGTGATGTATGGTGCTGATACGTCACTTCGTCAGAAGCATATTTTGAGTTCGATGCTTCCTGATTCTATGGAGTCTTATGATGATTTGGAGAATTTTATTTCTCTTTTGAAGTCTGATGCTCTTGAAGGGGTTGAGGGAGTTGTTGATGAAACTGAAGTTATTAAGGTTTCTTATAACTCTTAGGTGATTAACAAACCCGTCGGTTTTTATTTTCCGACGGGTTTGTTTATTGTGAAGTGTCATTCTCAATCGTTTTGTGGTGCTCTGGTTGGGTGCTAAGCTGTAAGTGTTGTTTTCTTATGAAGGATTGGTAATGACTACAACCTCAATCAAAATCGCATCTGACTACTACGAACCGGGTTCAACGGTACCGGATGTCGTGCAAGTTTCCGATATTTTCGATCCGTGTATCGTCTCCGCTGTCCAAATCCGGCGCGTTATTATTACCCCTCCGCTACATACTCTTAGTGGTGTTAAACCGTATGAGGTATCCCCGGAGCAGTACCAGGTAGGGTATACCTCCACGCAGAAGTGCATTATTGATAAGGTATCGCTTCAGGTTTCTGGGGATTTGGTACGTTCGTATCTTGCGCAGCATGAGGTATCGCGGGTTCGGGTTGAAGTGGAGCTGGTGTACACGGCGGTGATCGCGTTGCAGCAGGAGCTTTTACAAAACCCGGCGTTTACGATTGTTCCGCGTTTAGGGGTTCGTTACCACAGTATGTTATGGACGGTACCTGCTACACAGAATGCGGCAGCGTTAGCTCACCAGGGGTTTACGGATAACCCGTCGTGGGAAGATTCTCAGATTGTTGGTGTGCAGGGTTCGTTAGACCCGAAGTATATGACGTTTGAGAGTTTCCACGCTAATTTGGTGGTGAATGATCTTCCGGTATCGGATATTTCTGATATTTTCCGTATTGAGGTTTCTGATTCTGGTGTGTATATGATTGCCACGGATGTTACTCAGTTTGAGAAGTTGATGCACGCAGCCGCCTTGTACGAGAAGGTGCAGGTTGAGTTTATTCTAGTGGTTCGAGGTTTCTAAGGAGAGGTTGAGGATGTCTAACCGGGCTAAGGCAAGTAAACGCGCCGCGAAGAAGAAGTTTAAGAAGAGTCAGCAACAGCAGAAAGAGAAGCTGTTTCAGATTCAGGATAAACCAAAGAAGAAGCCTATCAAACCTTTGGTTCAGGCACCGAAGGATGAGAAGCCTGTGCTGATTGACGGTATCGACGTGGATCGTTTCAATAAACCTACCGTGAAGAAACGGAAGACGGATGAGGAGCGCAGTAAAGTTTCGTTGTGGGTGCGCCGGGCGTTTCGGAAGGTTTTTCAGGTTTACCCTGGGGAACGTACCGCGCTGCGTCAGATGATGCGGTACCCGATGTACGTGCTTCTGATTTTGACAAACTTTTTCGTCGCTTCTGACATTATCGGTATTTCTCGTTCCGGTATGGAGCTTTCGGATGCGTTGCAGGTGGGTAAGGCTCAGCAGGTGGCGGCGGTTTTGGGTGATAATAAGGTGGCGTTAGCGACAGGTGATGCCGCTAATCCGACATATCATTTTGAGCAGTATCAGGGCGCGCTCGGCGTTTCTCATCACCTGTTTGAGAATACGTACTATTTGGATGGTTATGTGTACACTCCGATCCATGTCGGTCTGTTCGCGCTTTCTCACTTGTATTGGACTTTGCCGCTGATTTGGGTGATTCTGATTTATGTTGATATGCGCGTGAACATGTTCCGGGTGAATGAGAAGTTCTCGATCCCGTTGTGGGGTAACCGTCGTATCCGTGTGTCAGCTTCGTTGTATAAGCCCGGTGTGCGTGAGTATGCTCCGTCGGTGTTTTCTCGTATCCTGTGGTACGGATTGTTTATTCAGTTGTTTTTTCTTTTTGTTTATATTGTTTAGTTCAGTGGTGGAAGGTTAGTTTAGATAATGAGTACTTCAGTGAAGGATGAGGTATCGCCCCAGGATCAGGAGTCTTCTGTAGATTTCTTGTATAACGGGTACGTTGGTTACGGGTCTACGGTCGTGCAGAAGCGCGCGCTTACCTCTTTGGTTGATGGTCTGAAGCTCGGCCAGCGCCGCGCCCTGTTGTGCATGATTGACCCCGCGTACAAGAAGTGGGTGAGCACCCTCGCTTTGGTCGGTGACACCACGAAGGTGCACCATCACGGCGATGCGGCTATCGCTGGTACGGTGGCGCGTATGACTGATGTCAATGGCACCATGAATTACCCTCTGATTGCTGGGAACGGTAACTTCGGTCGTCAGATTTTCTCGGGTGAGGGAGCAGCCCCGCGTTATACATCTTTGAAGCAGCATCCTAATTTTGTGGAGATGTTTTCGGAAGGTTTTCTTGGTATCCCTACCGGTTTCGATGATAACGGGGATCAGGAGTATTTACATTTTCCCACGAAACTACCGGTATCGCTTCTGCTGTCGAGTACAGGTTTGGGTGTTGGTCTTTCTACTCGTATCCCGTCGTTCAATTTTTGGGATGTGCTGCGCCTGACACGTGAGTACGTGCAGAACGGTGAGATTGCGAAAAATGACATTATTTACCCGGATTTTTCAACGGGTGGTGTTTTGCTGCGCGATGCTAACGCTGGTTCTTCTCTCATGCATAAAGGTAGTGCTAAGTTCACGGTGCGCGCGAAGGTTGAGGTGATCGGTCGGGAGATTCATATTCTTGAGGTACCGTTCGGGCACACGGTGGATGCCATTATTGAGAGCGTTCAGAATCTTATTGTGGATGGGGCACCGATTCGTAGCGTGATTAAGAAAGCTGGTTTGCGCGATAAGGTTCTCGCGGTGGTGGATTGCCGCTCTAAAGCTGTGGTGGATGATGTTTTGGACACCCTCTACGGTAAAGGTATCCTTCAGGTGGGTTATTCTCCGAGCATGGTGTTTTTGGATTACACCTCTGAGGGTGAGCAGGTAGTTTTCTTTGGTGGTGTGCACCGTGTGATCGGTCGGTGGGTGCAGTTGCGCCGCGAGTTGATTGTGCGCCGCGCGAAGTTGAGGATGCCTCAGGTTCAGTATGAGTTGACACAGTACGCAGCTTTGCTGACTCTGATTGCTGATAAAGCTGCGACTACCGAGTTTTTGAAGACGCTTTCTACGTCAGGTAAAGATGCTGGTATCGCTTTTTTGAAGGATTTCTTTTCTGGTACCGAGTTTGCTTCGGTGGATGAGGGTATTCTTGAGTGGATCACGTCTCGGCGCGCGGTGGTGTTCCATGACGGCGGTCGTTTCGTGACGATGCATGAGTCGTTGCAGAAGCAGTATCAGGATTTGCTGGCGGCTATAGAGAATCCTGATGATGTGATTTTACGGGATTTGGATGAGTTGGAGCGCTCTCATGCGGGGCAGCATGAGCGTTTAACGCAGCTGACGAATACTCAGTATTTGTATTCGGCGCGCACATTGGAGGAAGCTCAGGATAATTCTGAGGTGTTCTTTACGTTTACTCAGGATGGGTATGTGAAGAAGACTCGTGCTGAGGTGGATACGTCGTCGTGGCTTTCTACTGAGTTGTGTTCTTTGAAGGCTGGTTCTTCGGATGTGCTGTTCGCGTTCGATAATTACGGTACGGTGTACCGTGTGTACGGTGCTGAGTTGGGTGTGACGGATAAGGATAAGAATAGTATGGGTTCGTACTTGTTCTCGCAGTCTTCCGGTGAGATAGAGGAGCTGCGTAAGGGTAAGTCTGCCCATGTTCCTTTGGATCAGCACGGTAACCCTGTTCCGCGTCATCTGGTGTACGCCGGTTTGCTTGAGTCTTCTACGTTTACGGTTCAGAAGGCGCTGTATCTACTATTCCGTGATGGGTTCGCGTCTAAGGTTGTGGTTGATTCTCTGCGCTCGAAGAAGAAGTGGAAGGTATCGCGCGCGGTTCTGAATAACCGTGTGGGTAAGTACCTGTTTGATGTGGTACCCGCCTCTGAGCTTCCTGAGTTTTATGCGGTACATGATGATGTGGTGTATGGGCGCTCGCGCACGTTGAAGTCGCGTGTGGGTGTGTTCTCAACACAGAATTGGGATTCATGTCTGAAGGATACTTTAGGTACCGCTTCTCGTGTGTTTAAGGCAGCTGGTTCCCAGTATGATGTTAATTTTGTGTATGCATGTGATGCTTCGTTGATTCCGGTACCTGAAGGTTCTGTTGGCGAGTCTGTTCTTGCCGCACGGCTATTTGATGCTGATTCTCTGATTCAAGAGGACGATGGTTCTGTTGTGGTTCAGGATATGGGTGTTCCTGTGAAACAGTTTGAGGGTATTTCACGATATGTTTCTGGGTCGGATGTTTTAAATAAGAGCTTCTTGGCGATGGGTGCTAAGGATTTAGGTGTTATTTCTGATGATTCTGTTGTGATACCTAAACGTTGGTCTTCTGGTTATTCTGAGGAGTATTTTAATCAATAAAAATATTTTTGTTGTTTAAATAATTATCGTTCCTGGTTTGTTATTTATCAGGAACGATAATTTTGTTTGACTTTAAAACTTATTTCAAAGGGTTTTAATTCTACACGTTATGACAACTACAACACCTGATAACCTATAAAGGCACTCACAGTTAGGAAAGGAGATCAAGGTATGGATATGGATATGGTATCAGCCTTGAATAACGCCACCAAGGCACAGGCTGCTTCCGCGTCCACGGAAGAGCTTGATTCCCTTATACCTGAGCAAAAACCTGTGGAAATACCTGAAGACGATCAGAAGAAACTGGAAGAGGTATCGCCCGTTACCACAGGGGAAATATCTTCACCTGCGCCTGTATCTGCGCATAATTCTAGTGCTGGGCAGGGTGAAGATTCTCAAACCCAATCCACCACAGCTGATGCTTCCGCCTCACCTGTTGAGAAAGAGCAGGTGAAGTCGCCTTCGGTGAGCGCTGGTGAGTTGGATATGTCTTCTTTCGCGCAGTACGCCCCTCAAACCAATGCATCTACAACGAATATCGTCGCTTCAGGTAACCTGAGTTTCGGTTTAACGACGGTAGAGCAGCAACGTATTCAGGAACTTGAACGTAGTATTCTCGCTCTCGTTCTCCCCTCCCCTAAGACAGAGAGTATTCACGATGAATTGGGGATGGTATCGCCTTCGTTGGAGATAGACGAAGAGAAGAAGCTACGTAACATCGTGTTTAAGTCGTTGGACGCGCGTATGCTTCGGGAGGAAGCGTACCTGCTGTATCGCGTCGTGGCGGCGAAGCGCCGGGGAGATTTTACCCCGTCAAAGAACTTTATTGTCACACATTACCGCCGTAACTCTAAGGAGCTGCGCGAAGCGAATAACGCCAACTACATTACTTTAGATCGTTACGGTTCTGAAGAGGGTTCTGTTGGTGATACGTATTTGCGCGCGTTGGAAGATTTTTACGATGACGTTGCAGATAATCAAGGAGTTCTAGATACCGAAGGTAAACTGTACTCTGCGTTGGAGGAGTTTCGGGAGCTGTATTTGAAGGCTTCCGCGTTAGATGCTTTAGCTCAGACTGCCAAAATTCTCAGTGATGAAGGTGCACGTGTTAAAGGTGTTCGCGGGGTAGCCCAGGGTTTTGCAGATGCCAGCAACTTTGTTCGTAAATCTTTGACGGATATGGAGCTTCTCACTGATGATACGACGGCCGCTGAACGGTACATTTCTTTAGCTGATTTTGCGAAGACGATGGATGATGAAGCAGACTCGGCGCGCACGATCAAGCTCGGCGACTTCGGGGATGTAGATGAGTTGAATCAACATTACGGTGGGTTGTATACAGGGAATTTGATGACTGTCCTGGCACCGCCGAAGTCGGGTAAGTCGAAGTTTACGAACCGTCTTACGTATAACGTTTTGATGCAGGGGCATAATGTGTCGGCACTGATTATTGAGGGTGGTGCAGATCAGTTTGTGGCGCAGCTTCGTGCGATCCATTTTGCGGAGTGGTTAAAGCGTGAGAAACCTGAGTTTGCAGGTAAGTATACGGGTGTGAATCAGGATGTGATTCTGAATAATAAGTGGGATGAGAATCCTTATTTGGCGCAGTTCAAACAGTGGGAGCGTTTATCGTTTCAGGATTTGATTGTTAATCCTAAGTATGGCTCGTTGAGCTTGATTCAAGGGACGGTGACGGCTGAGAATTTTTTACAGACTATTGAGGAGTCTGTGCGGATTAACGATTCTCAGATGGTTTATTGCGATTATTTGCAGATGATTTTTCCGCAGGATGCGTCGGTACCGCAGCATCAGGCTTTGACTCGGGTGTATAAGGATGCGGCGGATTTTGCGCATAATAATAATGTGTTGTTTTTGTCTCCGGCTCAGATGAATCAGTCTTCGGTGAAGGATTCTTTGAAGAATCCTGAGATTGATTTACGTACTTCTGGTGCTGGTTCCGCTGAGGTTATCCGTAGTTCTGAGATTCTTCTTGCGTTGGTGAGTGATACTGAGACTATTAAGAGTGGGCATTTGAAGGTTATTGGTTTGCCTTCTCGTTTCGCTCAGCCTTTAGGTGCGTTTATGATGTACTCTGATTTGGAGACGTGTTATTTTTCTTCTGATTATAGTGATTCCTAGTTTTATTTGGAGGTGTTTATTGTGGTAGATCTTTCTATTACTGACTCTCTTGCTGTTGGTACTCTCGTTTGTGTTACTTGTAGTGTTGTTGGTATAATCATTCTTTCAGATTTATATTATCTTATTTCTAACAAGTTGTTTAAAATTAAAAATATGTTTGGTTTTAGCTCTGCTGTTATTTATATTTCTTTGTTTCTAACAATCTCTTACTTTATTGGAGTATTGTTTAGTTCAGTTCATCATGGTGAGTTCGTTTTAGTTGATGAAACTATAATGAACACTTTGTTTTTCGGAAGTACAGGTATTACTAAAGCTGTTCATTTTTCTTATACAGTAAGTTCCATAATTCTTGTTGCAATTTACAAGTATTATATTTATGAACCTGATACAGAAAAACAAGGTTAGTGTTGTTTGAATTAACAACCTGTTATCTTTCAGGGTTTTGTATGAAACATACTGTAAACTTTTGTTTAACACGTTTCTAGTATTTAAGGAGAAATTATGTCTACCGATCTCTTATCAGGATTCTATGGTATCCACTTGGAGCAGTTGGGGTCTACTACTGAAGTCCTTCAAGCAATCAGCGCGATCCTCATTCTGGGAGGTATCGCCGCGACAATACAGATTGTGTGGTACCTCTTTACTACGAAGGCTGCACTTTACCGTATCGCGGCAATACTTTTGGGGTTAGGTATTGCACTTAATACTCTCGTGTATGTGGTGCGTGTGTGGACGTACCCGCACGATATTGTCAGTGTCCTTGTAACCCAACTCTTGTTACTGAGCTTGGCTTCGATCCTTTACATGTTCAAATTCCATACGTCGTTCCAGCAGGTCGGTTTCTTGCGTATGGATGTGAAGAATCTACGTGCTGAGCTGGTGAAGGTTGGTGTGAGCGAGGATCGTATCGCGGAGATTTTGCATGAGACTGTTCCGCAGTGGATGAAGGGTAAAGCGGATAAGACGATTCATGACGCGAAGGTGACTGGTGAGTCTGTGGAAACTTCTACTTTGGAGAAGGTTTCTGAGGATGTGACTTCTCAGAAGGAGAATTAGCCAAGGAAATAGTTTCTGGTGAGATTAACTATGAAAAGTAGTTCTTCAAAGAAGGATTTGGTAATACCTGTTATGTTTTTCGGCATAATGTTTAGTTGTATTACTGGTCTTATTATTGACACTGTTTTGTATTCTCGTTTTGTAGTTCATAATGGTGTTATTGATGAAGGTGCTAACTTTATAGTACATATAATTTCTCTCATATTTATTTTTACAGGTGTTTTAACTGTAGGTTTTATTTGCTACAAGTTAGACAATACAAAGGAGGTTTCTCGTGATTAACCGAAAACTTTATCTGTGGTCTACAGGAATTGGTATCGCACTTATTATTGCTTTAGTAGGTGTTGATATTATTTACACCCATAATTTCACCTTCCATGCCGGAGTTGATTTTGTTTCTTTGCAAGAACACGGTATCTTTAGCGGTTCTGTTTGGGAAGGTTCGTTAGCTACTGTACTTCTCTTAGGATCAACTAACCTCATTATGGGTTGGTTGTTCTGGACGAGTATAGTCGAATCTTTTTTCACTATTGTTTCTTACCAGGGTAAGAATAAGAGTGTAGAGAGGATGGATAGGCGTACCTATTACACCCTGTATTTCAGTATTCTCAGTGTTCATATCTTAGCTTTTGTTTATGATCTTCTGATTCGTGGTTTACCTGAAGATATTCGTCCAAAGTATCTTTTTGCTTACGACGCAGGTACTATCAATACTCTTATCACCATATCTATCATGATGATTCTGTTTTCTCTGTACCTTCAGTCTCGCCAGCGTCTTATAAAGCTGGATCAAAAGGGTGTTGAGTTGGGTGAAAATAATGTAACTTCTACCCATGAATCCCTGGAGATCACTACTGAGATAAAAGGAGTGTAGGTATCGTGGCATCCTCTGTGTTTGATAATGGTGCGGATCGTAAATCTAAGCGTGCGGTGTGGATTTTTTTCGCGGTCGTCGTTATAGTTTCGGTGCTTCTTGCGGTGTGGTTTGTGCACTCTAATACGGAGAGCGCCGCTCGTAAAGCTGCCGCTGAGCACGCTTCACCACAGCCTACAGGGGATGTCGCTCAGGCTCGGGAGGAAGCTGATTTTGTGGCTTCCTCCCGCCGCTCTGCTCAAGCCTATGAAGCCCGCCAGAAACAACGTCAAGGCGCACCTAACCAGGGGGCTACCGCTGCGCAGTCTGCCTCTGCTTCTGTTACACCGGGCTCGGGTCATAAGTCTCGGGATGAGTTGGCGAAAATGTACCGTCCGGTGAATTTGGCGGAGCAAGGTAGTGTGGGTGTGGTGTACCCTTCCCCTATGCCTGCGGGTTCGGTGTACTCGTGGGCGCATCTGCAACAGGCTACGGATATTACGGGTTTGGGGTTGCCTCAGGTATCGCCGGTGACGGATGTGTCTCATTGTAAGGATACGTCTGAAGGTTATGTGGTGTGTTGGGCGGACGGTGATGTGTATGTCCGTATTATTGACGTGATTTCTGATCCGTCTCACGCGCAGCTGGTGGGGGTTATTAAGTCGTCTAATACTGACTTTTTACCGTCGGAGGAGCAGGTTTTACGTCAGAGGTATCCTGAAGGTCAGGTTGTTTCTTCCGGTTCCGGCTCGTTTTATCATCAGCGTGCTTTTTTGATTCAGCCGTTGAAGCGTTTGACGTAAACTAAAATTAGTTTTGTTGTGGTGGGTATAAGTTTCAGGTAGTTTGATGTTGAATACGGTTTTATCTTCGGGTGTAGGGTCTTCCTCGTGTGCGGTACAGCAGGGGAAGACCCCCATCGTGTTTCTACCTGGATTGACGGTGAAGTCTTCCCGTGATTTTTCACAGGAGTACCTGCAACAGGAGCATCAGCAGATAACGAAGTCTGCTCAGGATTCATCTCGGCGCTCGGTTCTTCAGTGGTTACGTCTTGTTCTGGCAAGCGTTGTGGTGTTGGTATCGCTTCTCGGGTTTTTACCGTCAGCGCAGGCGGGGTATACCTCGTGGGAGCAGATTCCGCAGGAGACGGTGGAGAAGGTGGTGAAGCCTGCGTACCATCAGCTGCGGAAGATGGGTGCAACGGAGGATGCTGCGGTCGGTATCTTGGCGAACATGGCTGAGGAGTCTATGTTCAACCCTGGGATTAGTGAGTTCGGCGGCGGTGGTTTTGGTCTGTTCCAGTGGACGGATACGCCGGGGTCGGCGCGCCGCTCGAATTTTGAGGCGTGGATCAATCAGAATGGTGGCGCTGATTGTGTGGAGTGCCAGATAAGGTATGCGTTTGAGGTGGAGCCTAACTCGTTCTTAGCGGCTTCTGCGTCGTCTTGGTGCCCTTATGTCGCTGATACGTGGCCAGAGTGTGCGCAGCAGTGGGCTGTTGTGAATAATAAGGACGATATGTTTAAGGTGCAGGGCGTTGAAGCTGCCACTATGGCTTTCGTATCGTCGTGGGAGCGCCCGGCGTTTGGTTCTGAGTCGCACCGTATCCGTATGGCTCGCATTTTGAAGGAGCATTTGGCGGGTGAGAAGGTTGATGATGCGCCCGCACCGCAGGAAGGTGAGAAGAAGCCTCAAGAGGGTAAAAAGGATGATACGGTTTCGATTTCAGGCGGTCAGGAGGTTGTACCTGAGGATCAACTGCCCGGTATGGTGACGATTCCCCCGTTCCCGTCAGGTCAGGCTGCCCCGGAGGGTAATCTTGCGGATTGGTCGGTTGCTCAGTCGTATCAGGTGCAGGATTATAAGGAGCGCGCAGCTTCCTCGAATCGCTCGGTGGTGGGTTGGATTTATCTTTTCTTAGCGGCTTTCGGGTTCGGGTTGCTGATTTATTCGATGTTCTTTGTAGCGGTTGCGTTGGTGGATCGTAACGCTACTGTGGTGATGATTCGGTTGCTTCCTGTTTTGACGTTAGGTAAGTATACGTTGGTTGATTTTGCTGAGGATGCGAATAAGGATTATGGGTATATCACGTTCGGTCAGGTGGTTGTTCGCGCTCTCGGGTTTGTTCTGTTAGGTGTGGGTCTTTTGATTGGTACGTATCAGACGATTTTTATGATGATTCTTTAGTATAATGTTGTGAAGGATTGGAGTTATTTTGATGAATATTACACGACGTAAGAGTTTGGCGTTGGTGGGAGCAGGTATCGCTTCTGTCGTGCTTTCGGCGTGTGCAACGGATAATAGGGAAGCAACGATTAATTCAACGGTGAATTACTCGGTGAACGCGAAGAATTTTGTGCAGTCTTCCCATATCGCGGTGGCGTTTGATCGCACTTTGTTCGGGGTTTCGTTGAAGATTACTGGGGATGTGCAGTATAACTTGACGGCGAAGGGTAATGTTAAGGAGCTTCATAAGGCTGTGCTGCGTATGGCGGTGAATACGGCGGTGAAGATGTCTGACATTGACTCGGGTAAGGTTTTTGTTTCGGGTGCGTTGGTGTCTGGGGAGGAGAAGGTTTCGGCTTCTGATGTTTTTGAAGGTAAGGATGGGGAAGTTGAAGTGAAGAATATTATTCAGAAAAATGAGGGGTAAGGGTGTAGGGAGAAGTTATGACAACAACTCTGATTCAGAAGATAGTTCTGTATAATTCGCCTACTGTGTGGGCATCAGGTATCGCTCAAGTTTCAGGTGGTGCTCGTTTTTCTTTACCTGGTTGGATGATTGATTACGCGATTCCTTCTTCTGATATTCAAGGTGTAAAACCTTCCTGTGAGGCTTATTTTATGGATTACTTACCTGAGACGGGTAAGTTCGGTTTGTTCAAGCAGGAGCAGAAGACTATCCGTCGGAACACAACAACGTGGGGTAACCCTAAGTGCGTGGTGAAGGATTTTGTGTGGGTTGAAGGTTCTCAGCAACAACAGTTGGAACAAGCCTTATATGTGACGTTCCGTTATAAACGTAGTTTCCAGGATTTCCGTAAAAAGTATGGTGTGGGAACGCAAGAGGATGCGTACAAGTTCTGGTTTTCACACAACGGTACGTATCGTTTCAACAATAATTTTGATACGTCTGTTGTGAAGTCAATTCAGGATCGTATACGTGCAACTGGTTTTCTGGTTGCCTAGTGAGTGGAAGGAATTTTAGTTATGGTTCGTGGTGCAGTACCTTTTCGGGGTGGGCGTAATACTAAACCAGTTCCGAAACAAACCCATTATCGGGAGCATTTGTCTAAACCTAGTGTGAATCTTCAAGAGGTAAATGAAGGGTCTCAGCTTGGGTCTGTTGAACGGAATGTTTTATCTGTTTTAGATAAGCGTAAGGAGAATAATCCTTTTGAGGAGTTTCTTTTAGGTAGTCTTTATCGTGCTTTCTTGTCTGAGCGTATCCCTATGTTGTGGGATTTAGATACTGTTATAGGTGGTTTTAATGCCAACTTGGACTATTTAGAGGCTATGTCTTCTCTTGGAGAGTATGGTTCTGAGAAATGGGATTTCTTCAGGATTTTTCCTCTGGGTATTCCGAATAATACTACCTCTTCTGAGTTTTTACATGGGGATCGTGAGTTTTTTGATAGTCTTCGTCATGATTCAGGTGTTTATTCTAAAGTTGATAAGCGTAGTTTAAAATACAGTAATTTTGGTTTGGTTTTTGAGATTACAGATTTTAAGTCTGCTTTGAAACTTTTTGCACCTTATTTAAAGGCAGCTGGTACTGAGCGTACTCCTCAAGACTTTTCACGTGCTTATCATGTTGATAAGTTCAATGATTATTTGCGTGTCTTGGATTTTATCAGCAATGACGGTATCGGTACTATTGGTATTTACAGTAAGTTGCTGACGGGAACAATGCAAACTAATTTAAATAATAATGATTCTCGGAAGTTTGCACGTCCTGCTTTTCGTATTAATGTTGAAGAGTTTGTGCAGTTCTTCTCTGGAAATACTGATTTTCTTGAATCTTTGCGAAATAAGTATCAGGAACTAAGTTATCATCTGACGGAGAAAGAGAAGAAGGATTTTGAGAAGAAGTTCTCACCTTTGTTGCGGGTAAAGCCTAAGCCTTATAAAGCTCTTATTTATTCTCGTGAGGTTCCAGTTTCGGAGATTGGTGAGAGTATTAGTTATGAGGATTTCATGTCTAAACTTACTCGTATTCGTGGATCAGCAGTAAAAGTTGAGGTATATAAGAGGTAGTTTTATTTGACTGTAACCCTCCGGTGGTTTTACTTCCCCGGAGGGTTATTATTTTGTGTGGAAACGCTACATGAGGAGGAGTTATGGGAAGGTATCGCACGTTAGAATCATTAACGGATGTTGTATGTCTTTTACTCTGGGATAACGAACGTATTTATTCGGTACGCGATTATTACTCTGACGTAGTTATCCCTTACAACCCTTCTCAGTTTAGGGTTTCCACCTCTGAGTCCCGTATGATGACGTGCCCGTTCCATCAGGACGATACCCCGTCAATGGGTGTTCTTGTTGGGCGTGATGGGTTTGAGCGTTTCACGTGCTTTGGGTGTAAAACGTTTGGGCATGTGGTGGATATGCATCAGCGTTTCCAGAAGGATTATCTGGGGCGTGTCCTTTCTCGGGACGCTGCGGCGCAGGAGTTGTTGGTTCGGCGTGGTCTGGATGTTTCTCAATTTGAGCGGTTTATCGGTTCCACCGTTGATGTGGAAACTCTCAAGAGGGGAGCCGTTTCTTCTAGTTTTGATGAGGTTTTGGATTCTAACGCTGGTGCGGTGCAGTCACAGAGGTTTTCGGCGCGCCAGGGACAGGTACCGCTTCCTTCAGATTTTTCTGAGCTGCGTTCGCGTGTGCCTGCGGCCCCGCAGGTTTCGGTGCGGGATATGCAGCAGGCGGTGAGTATGGCTCGGGGTTTATCGGGTGAGGATCGTGCAGCTTTTTTGAATCATGTGGTGTTTTCTCGGATTGAGTCTCAGGGCTTGAGTTCGTGATTCTGTTTTCAGGAAGGGTTGGTTAGTGTGGAGGTTACGGGTTTGGATACTCGTGAAGTGCGTGTTGCTGGTGTTGAACACCCGGTGCAGGTAACGCTTTTTGATGCACAGTTTTTGGATTCTTCGTTACCCGTTGTGGATGTTTTAGGGGAGTTGCGATCTTCAGGTGATGCTGCTGGTTGCGGTGTGGTGGGTTTTGATATTTCTAAGCGCGGTACGGGTTTGGCGTATGTGTATTTTGATGAGGAGCGCCGACAGTGGGCGTGTGTGACGGCTTCGGTGGTTTTACCGCCGAAGGTGATCGAGTATAGCGCTTTGATGCGTCTTCTTCGGTGCGGTGTTGAGACGGTGTTAGATCGTTGGAGCGTGCTTACGGCGCAGGGATGTTTTGAGGGTGTTTTTGTGGTGGAGGATGTTTTTCGCAGCGCAAACGCTCGTACATACCGTCTCTTGAGTGTGTTGAATGTGGTTCCTGATTTGATACGTCCTATTTATGCGTGTAGTGAAGATTTTACGGTTCGGGTGCAGTCTACGTTGTGGAAGTCGTGGCTATTCTCGAAGACGGTTGGTGTTTTTAAAGGTGATGTGAAGTCTCGTATTGTGCAGGCGGTTCAGTTTGCGGGTCTTGAAGTACCTGAGGGTATCGCTTATCAGGATCGTTATGATGCGGTGGGTATGATGTTGGGGACGGTTTTGTTTCGTTCGGGTTTGTCGTTGATTTCTGTCTCTAATGCTGGTGATTCGTCGTTGCAGGTGTTTTCACGGGGTTTACTTGATTGATAAGGTATTTTGTGTTTAGACTTGTGGTGTAGGTTATTTCCTACGTGTATAAGAAGTATCAGGTCTACTTTCGTTGCTTGGTATTTGCGTGTTTAAAGAGGTGCCTTCGATGAGTGTCGGGTTTGGGACTAACCTTCTTACCAATCCTTCTTTAGTCTCAACTGCTGCACCCGGTACTGGTATCGGGGGCACCTCTGTTATGCCTTATAACTATAATCAAAATCAAGGGTTGGTACCGCAGCAAGGTTCCCCAGTGTTGGGGGCACCCGGTTTTGTTTCCCCGCAGGTTGTTACAGCTCAAAATGCTCAACCGGTCATCGCGCCTTCATCTGCTCAGGAAGCGCAGTTGATGCAGTTCGGGTTTGATATTGCTGCGTGCCGTATGGTGCAGCGGGCGTACCCGTCTTTGACGGCGCAGGTTCTTTTGGCGTTGGTGCAGGCGGGGGTTCCGGCGCGTACAGTGTTGAATAATCCTGGGAGTTTCGCGTTCCCTACGGGTGGTGTACTGTCTCAGGCGTTGGGTTTTGCGTCTCCGTATTTTTCGCGGCGCGGTTTTAGGTCGCCGAGGTTTGCGGAGGTGGTTTCTGAGGTGTGCGCGTTTGTCGCTTCTGGTGGGCAGGTATCGCAGGCGGTTTCGTCTCTTCAGGCGTTGGGTTCGTCGGCTATGTTGCCGTCGCTTTCGTCGGGTTGGCAGCGTGTGATTCTTTCGGATGCACCTGAGGTTTTGTCGCATTGTTGTTTGCATTGTGAGTCTTCTGGTTATTTTGTTCAGTTGAAGAAGGATTCTTACAATGTTGTTTTAGTGGATGGTGTTTGTAAGTCTGTTACTTTTTATGTACATGAGAAATGTAAGAAGATTTTTATTGTGAAGGAAGATTAGTTTTCTTTATCTAACAGCCAGGTTGTGTTGAAACATCCTGGCTGTTTTGTTTTGGTTGAATGTTTAGTTGAATTTAGTGGAAGGTTATACTAGAGTTCATGATTTTAATTACTAGTGATTCCCTCAGTGATGTTCTCAAAACACCAATTCTGGATTTCAATCCTGAAAAGGTTGCACAGCTAGAAGATATGATCCGCAGCGCCCAAGCGAGCGCACGGGACGGTTCCCCGCAGGTGGATGACGCGGTGTACGACGAAATGATACGTATCCTTGAGAAGGTTTCTCCGTCCTCTGAAATTTTGCAGACGCTCTGGGATTCTGCGCAAATAGATACAGAACCAGTACTGCCAACAAGTGCGGATCAGCAGCAGGAGTACGCGCAGTCGCACGAGTATAACCGCCTGCTGCGGCAGTACCCTATGCAGTCTATCCAGACGGTGAAGTCTTGGGAGGATAAACATCTCACAGAGTTTGCCCATCAGGTATCGCAGGTTGCATCCACTGATGAGGTGGCGCTTCATCTTTCGTATAAGCTCAATGGTCACGCGATCCGTGTTGTGTATGATGCTGGCCGGTTGGTGTACGCTACGTCTCGCGGGCGCGCCGGTTCCGGTTTTAAGGTGCGTACTCGCGCGTTGCAGCGTATTTTAGGTCAGTACAATTCCCGCCTGGCAGGTTTCGGTACTGTTGAGGTGCGCGGGGAGTTAGTGCTTCCGGTTTCTTCGTTCCAGGATGCACAGAAGTTCGGTAAGTACACGTCTCCGTTCTCTGCGGTGGCTGGTTTGGTGCGTGATTCTGCCCCGAATGAAGCCTACGATCTGCTTCATTTTGTAGCATACCGCGCATTGGCGGATGGTTTGGATTTCGTCTCTAAAACGAATGAGTACGAGTTCTTATCCGGGGTAGGTTTCCAGGTACCGCGCTCGCGTCGCGTCGCAGCCCCTATCGCTTCAGAGTTTGGTTTCCTTTCGGCGGTTCAGTCGGAGTTCGCGGTGTTGGAGCACGCGATGCAGGCTGAGGGTTCTGAAGATTTTTATGATTACTTCTGCGATGGTGTGGTGTGTGAAGTTGAGGATCGTGCATTGTTTCATGCGTTGGGGGTTTCCGGTGTTCGCCATGTTGGTAATGTTGCGTTGAAGGTTGGTTTCTGGCAGCAGGACGTGTATTCGGGTGTGGTTCAGGGCGTGATTTTTAAGCCTGGTAAGTCGAAGCTCTCTCCGGTGGTGGTTGTGTCTGCTCGCGGTGGTGATATTGAGATTCAGCAGACCTCTCAAGGGTATCGCGTGGTGGATCGTGTGGATTCTGCGGGTGTGGTGACGGCGCAGGGTAATTTTGTGCGTCATGTGCCTGTGTATGAGCCTCGGAATATTATGTTGTTGGATTCTTATCCTGGGCAGATGATTCATTTCCGGTATGGTGGGGAAGCTGGTGTGGTGCCGTGTTTCCCGGATGGTCGCCTGTTGTCTGAGGATATGCTTGTTGATCTTGTGTCGGATAGTTAGTTGTTCATGAGTTGGAGTAAGAAGGGTTGGTTGTGGTGGGAAATAGGGTACCGCTTCGTTGGCACGTGAGAGTTGTGTTGGTTATTGCTGGTATTTGGTTGTGTTCTATTGTTGTAGGTTTTTGTGTTGGTTTAGGTAGTGGTGAGATTCCGTTGCATATGGCGAATTGGGCGTTTGTTTCTTTCGTTTTGTCGGCTTTCTTGTTTCTACCGTTGATGCAATTAGGTACTGAGTGAAAAGTTATTTTTCAGAATTTTGTTTAATTAAATAAGTCTGAATTTCTTGTTTTGTTTGACTTTTTATTTTTGGTATTATTGATGCATGGCGAATAAGCCTATCCATGATAATGATTTCTATCAACCTGAAACACCTCTTATTTCAGTTGAGGTTATTAATAGTAAGTTTCTACTGTCTTAGGTGGTTAGGACAGACCAAGATACTAAAGAAAGTACGACTTGGGGGACAGTAGGAACGAACTGTTGGGGATACCCACCGTTAGATTTACCTAACGGTGGGTATCTTTTTGTTGAATCGTATTTCTGGTGTGGGATAAACCCTCTGATAAACTATAGATAAGCTGTTTTGTAGATTTAATATAAAGAAGGGTATCTACACCTATGTCCGAAACACTTATTGATGAAGAATTTCCTGGCGAGGATCAGGAAGTTGAGCAGGAGAACGTAAATCGCATTATCTATGAGGTAGAGGAGGATTCCTCTGCTTTAGATGTGCAGGATGTTAAACGCGGGGATTACTCGAAACTAGATGAGGTCGCTGCTGAAGATGTACTGATGGACGCTCTCAACGAGTTTACTCAGCGGCACGATCTTGATGAGAAGGTTCTCCAAACCCCAAACGTATCGCTTACAACGAAAGGTTTGATGGTACCGGTTGAGTACATTACGGTACCTGAGTTTAAGAAGAATTCCCGCGATCCTAACGGTACGTTGCAGGGGCTTACAAAACAGGTGCAGTCCATGTCTACGGTAGTACCGGTAGTACTCACCCTAACGGAAGCGTACTATAAGCATTTGGTTTCGGATAAGCCGGTGGATGAGTTCATGGGGCAGCGTTTTGTACTGTTGCAGGGTTTGCGCCGCCTGTTCGCTACGTTGCGTGTGAAGGCGAAGACGATACCTGCGGTAGTGCAGGTTTTTGATAACCCTGAAGTTATCAATAAGCGCCTGGATATTCTCTCATCGGTATTGCAGCGTTCCGCTAAACCGAATTGGGCGGAGACTTATGAGCTGGTGCAGCGTCTTGCTGATACTCATGGTTTCGAGTACCACGAGATTGATACGTTAGTGGGTCTCGGGGTTGGGGATGCTCTCAAGCTGGATGATGTGATGAAGGATGAGAAGTACCCTGAGGTGAAGGATACTCTCGAAAAGAAGGATTTGAAGAGCGCTTACGCTCTGCTTGAGAAGTTCCGCCGTGAGGATGCTACTTTAGCTGCGCAGGATGCCGTCGGTTTGCAGGATATGGACGGGCAGGTAGATTACGGTATGCAGATTCAGGAGGGTGTGCAGGTTTCATCTCAGGAGGAAGTAACAGAAGCGCTCGGGTATCTCCCGCAGGATGATGACGAGGATTCTGAGTCTGCTCAGCTTGAGGTTTCTGCTGCGGTTCGTGATGCCGTGTTGGATCGTGAGGACGGTCAGTGTTGGGCTTGTGGTCTTGGGGAGTTTTTAGAGTCTGAGGTTTTCCGCCAAACGCTCCAAGTTTTTCCTGTTTCCTCGTCTTTGGTGCAGTCTGATGTTGATGTGCAGCAGGTGTTGCAGGTTCAGGGTGAGGATGTTCCGGCGGTGTTGCCGTTGTGCCCTTCGTGTTTTGCGTTGATGTCGATTTGGGCGAAGACGCATGACACAGGTATCGCCCCTGAGGAGTCGGTTTCGGTTCCTGAGGATGATCGGGAGCGGTTCGGGAAGTTGTGGGTGTTGGCTCAGCTTTCGGATGGTTCTTTAGGTTTTGAACGTGGTATCCCTGTGGATAATGTTGTTGAAGATGAGTCACAGGAGCAGGTTTTGGCTGCGTGGGAGGATTCTGATGAATCGGAGGATTTAGGAGAGTCGTCCACGTGGGAAGATGAGGACTCTGATAGCGAGGAGGAGTCTAAGTCGTCAGGTTGGGTTTTCGACGATGAAGATGAGGACGAATCAGAATATGAGTACGATCCCGCAGAGGATGACGACGAAAACGAAGAGTACACAGTATAAAGGGTAATGGTTAGAATGCAAGCAGAAGATTTTATCGCGCGGTTCCCCAATATTTCACCGCAGTATAAGAAGCAGGTAGCGCACGCTAAGGGTGTTCTTGTTATTTTTGACGGGAGCCAGGATACGGAAGCTGCTTTTGAGGGGGCGCGCGAGCACGCTCAGCGGATGCGGTGGAATGTTTCAGGGTATTTGTGTTTAGGTGTTTCAGCGAAGGGTTCAGGTATCGCCCCGTGGGTTCAACGTGAACATAAATTGATTTTCTTTGATGATCCTAGTACGGGTTTGTACCGTTTTGTGCAGGAGAATTACCGTGAGGGTATGTTCCAGGCAGCTATTTTTGTGTGCTCTTCTCAGGTACCGTTCCCTGAAGTTTTTTATGAGTTTTTGACGATTTCCCGGTACGTTGAGGGTTGCTCTTTGTGGGTTTCTTCTTTTGTTCGTAAGGATGATGTTACCCGGTATGATAATTGGGTGGATGCTGGCGCTATTTGTACAACTATTTTCGATGCCCCGAAGGAGTATTTCACGTACCCTTTCACTGCTGTGTTGCAGCCGCTAGGTTTTTACATGAGTAGTATTCGGGACGTTATTTTGACGGTACCTGCCGCATCTCTTCCGCATTATGCGTCGAACCATTTGTGAGTTTTAGGTCAGGTTGGTTGATGTGACAACAAGTTTAGAGCAGTTCCCGTCTTCTGTAGCATCCCAGAAGGTTTCCCGTCGGCAGATGCTTACCACTGTGCCAGTAGCGGTGGGAGCAGGTATCGCCGCGTCTTTAGCAGATGTTTATTACCCCGCGTCGGCGATAGATTATTCTAGCGGTTCTCCGGGCTATTACGGTGGTTCGGATACGTTGAATTTGCCGGGGTGGCCGGCTTCGTGCTGCCAGAAGGTCGCCGCGTTCCCGGCTAAGAAGAACTGGGAAGGTGCAGGCGATTATGAGTCTTACGATTTGGGTCGCGGTTCCGGTTTGAATGTGGCGGATATGGGGTGCGCGACTTTCGCGTGTTTTCAGATGTATAAGAAGTCGGGCGCGCGCCCGATGGATATGACGTATGACGATTTCTATAAGGAATGGAACACGAATGCGTTAGCGAAAGGGCACCTGTCGATCTGCAATGAGCAGGGCGGTTTGGTGTGGGGTCAAGCTGAGGTTTTCGCTGATGGTAAGTTTCATTATGAGGGTCGCGGCACCCCTTCGGTTGAGGGTTTACGCCAGGTTCATGAGGCTGGGAAACTGGCGATTATTGGCGTTCTCGGTGAGAATCATTGGGTGCTTCTTGATTATGTGGACGGTAACGATGTGTACATTATTGACTCGGGATGGGGTAACGCTAAGTTAGGGGACGCACCGTTTAATAATAATCCCGTTACAGTGCATGTGTATACGACGACTTCTACAGATTTGCCGAAGATGTCTGATATTAAGGATGGTAACGGTTCGGCGAAGACGCATGAGGGTGAGAAGAAGGACGAGAATAAAGACGGTCAGCCTAAAGACGACACGGTTCATATCACAGGGTATGAGGTCAAATCTGAAGAAGATTTGGTGGGTATGGAGTCGTATAAGGAGCTGAAGAAGAAGTGGGATGAAGGTCTTGGACGCTCGGACGTGAAAGCTGCCTTGCCGTCGTTGCAGGAGGCTCAACGGTACGCGGAGACACAGGCTGTTGCTTCTCATAAGGAGCGTCGTGAGGCGCAGGAGGAACCGTTCTCGCATAAAGCTATGATGTTGGTGCGGTATATCGGTGTGGGTGTGACGCTTTGGTCTATTGCTATTGTGTTGGCGGCTCTGTTGGATAAGTTCAAACCGATGTTTAACTTCAATTTCACGTATTTTGCGACGTTTACGAAGTTTAGGTATGTGGAGTTTGGTGAGGATTCGGGCTTTTACGATGGGAAGATGCACGCGACTTGGGGTCAGTTGTTCGGGTTCGCTCTGATCTTCTTGGTGTTGGGTGTGTTGATGTGGATCAATATTCTTGAACCTATTATTTTGATGTTTCTTTAGTTTTTTCTAAGAAGGATTGGTGTGTTTTCATGGCTATCATGCTGGATGAGTTACGGGCGCAGGTTGCGGATTCCGGGCAGGGTGTTGAAACTCAGTGGGGTATCGTCGATCAGCGGTTTATGGATGTGTTGCCGTTGGGGTGCCCGTTCTGTGATTCTGAGCTGATGATGAATGACGGTTTCACGCAGTTGCGCTGTAAGAATGTGTATTGTCCCTCAAAAGTGACGCAGCGTCTTGTGGCGATCTGTCAGGATTTGGGTGTGAAGTTTTTGGGTGAGTCCGCCGCGTTGAAGTTGGTGCAGGATTTTGAGTTGGCGTATCCGTTGGCGGTGTTCGAGATGCTGCCGCAGGTACCGCACAGGTTTTTACCTGCTCAGGATCAGTATCTCACTTCTCCTGTGGTGCAGGAGAAGGTGGTTTCTCAACTTCAACAGGTTCACACTCGTGTGATGACGCTTCCTGAGTTGGTGCGTTTGCACCGTATCCCTGGTATTCAGACGCAGGCGTATGCGTTGTTTGAGGGTTTCACGTCGGTTTCCGATGCGTATGACTTTTATGTGCGGGAAGGTATCGCGGGTGTTCAGAAGCGTTTGACGGGCGCTTGTGCTGAGGGTGAGGTTTCGTCGGTTGGTGTGCGTGCGGTTCAGATTTTTGATACGTTGATGCAGTTTCGGTCGGAGCTTTTGTACGGTGAGCAGATTTTCACAGTGGCGCAGCAGAGTTTGCCTTCTGTGACGGTGGTGGTTTCGGATGCGGCGGGCGCGCCGTTTGTGTCTAAACCTCAGTTTTATGCTGCGTTAGAGGAGGTTTTCGCGGGGCGTGTGTCTTTCATTAAGGGTAATGCGGTGACGAAGGCGAAGACGGATGTTTTGGTGTGGGCTGGTTCTGTGGGGGAGATGCAGCGTGTTACGTCGAAGGTGAAGAAGGCGCATACGTATAATTCTTCGGGGTCACAGATTCCGGTTCTTTCGGGTGTTGAGTTGTTGGTGTGGTTGCGTGAGCAGTATGGTATCGCCGAGGTGCAGGATTCGTGGGCTGAGTTTTCGTGGTTCCCTGTGGTGGTTGATCCTGTGGATGTTGTGCAGTGTGATTCTGGGGAGTTGGTTCTTCGTGAGGATGTAGGGGCATTGTCTTTGTGGGATTTTGCTGTAAAGCTGCGTTCTGGCGTGTGGCGTTTGGTAAAATATACAAATGGTAATGAGCCTTTCGGTATGGGGGATGCTGTGGGTGTTTCGCAGGTTTCTTCTGAGGATGATTTGATTCCTGAGTCTGGTTTAGGTTTGTTTGAGTAGTTGTCGTTGAGTGGGTGTTAGTGATGAGTTATTTTACGTTGTATGTAACCACACGCGGGTGGGTTTATGTTTATGATGGGGAAGTTGTAAAGTATCGTAAGCATGATTTTAAGGGTTCTGGTTTTAAACCTTTGGATTATGTACGGTGTTTACAGGATGCTTTGATTTCATATGCGGAAGTCCTTAAAGGTATCGCTAAAGATTCTGGTGTAGATTTTGATTATGAATTTTTGTCTTCTCAGAAACTTGTGTTAAGTATTCCTAGTTCTTTACTTGTTTCTCATTTAGATGCTCAGTATTTGACTTCAAATAATGAAGATTATTTGAAGGAAGTTAAAGATTTCCGCAATACTTTTGAGTTGAAAATGCTGACGGGTTATGAACCTGTTGTACCTGACGGTAATCAGGATTTCGGTGTTCTATTTTTAGATAGCGTTGATGATTCTAAGTCCACTTCGGACAGTGATTCTTCTTTGGAGTGGTTTTCTTCGTTAAATGTTGAGTAAATAGTTTCCAACTATTACTTTTCCCGTTAGTGGTTCTGAGACAGTTTATACTGTTGAAGAGCCACTTTTTCTTATGCCGTTCTGTGAAGTCTTCCTCAAAACAAAACACAGGTACGCACATAAGGATAGAAGTTGGGTTCATAAGGTTACTATGTCCTAAGAATAAGGTTTCAAGGAGGTATTGTGCTTGAGAAGGTGATCTGCGCACAAACAGCACTCGTGTACTCCCCTGCCGATCTTCTGGTGGACTTTGTACAACGTAACCTCCGTACCACCTGTGGTTTACAGTACGCTCAGGATGAGTCAGTAGTACAGAATCAGAAAGAGCTAGAGGATGTAGCCACGTACCGGTGGGTACGCCCCCTGAATGCCAAAGCGCATTGCGTTATTATCAAAGTTTCCCCGTCTAATGTCTCTAAGATGCAGATCGGTGAGTTTGTGCAGCAGCTCAGCCCGGATAACCCGATGCGTGTGTTGATTATTGCGCAGACGTATAGTGTCTTCAAGAAACTGGTATCGCAACTTCCGCAGCAGACGATCTCTCAAGCATTTTTCGCGTTGCGTGCAGATGATGTGAGGTTCCTTTTCCGCACCTTGCAGGTGCAGGTACCTTTTGAGGTGAAGAATGCTCTGGTGAAGGAGTATGCCCGTGATGTTGATAAGGTGATGGATTTCTTCTCAGCGGTGCGTTCTGGTGTGCAGGTTTCTTCGCGGCGCGAGCTGGTGGATTTATTGGGAGTCCCTTCAGAGGGTATCGTCTCATTCGCGGTTTCTCTGTTGCAGGTTTTTGTGGCGGACACTGAGCGTAAGCAGCGGCTACGGATGCAGTCTATCTGGCAGGTTTTTAAGGTGTATTCCGCTAAGGTGGGGTATCGCAAGATGTTTGGTGAGCTGTTTCTTGTGCTCTCAGATATGATGGAGGCGCGTCTGTTACGTGTTCTTGGTTCTCGCTCGCTGCGCCCTGAAGTTTCGAGTTCGTATGATGCGTGGCGTAAACGTTGGGCGTTGCAGTTTTTCGGGAAGAATTATACGTACAGGTCATCTTCTGCGGGTTATTATGCGATGTTGGTGAGCCGCACGGAGGGTATTTCTGTGTCGTTGATCGCTCAGGTGCGTAAGGCGCTGTTGCAGGGAGAGGTATCGCCTTTAGTTGCGGCGTGGCGTTCTGAGGTTGATGCGTTGGGGTTTTTGTTGAGTGTTTTCCCGTCGGTGGGTGATTTTTCGTTGGTGACGGCGCGGCATGTTCCTTATGGTGAGTATGCTGGTGTGAGGTTGGTTGTTTCATGAGGTTTTTTGTCCGTTTAGAGGATCGTCTGCGTTTAGGTAAGGTTTTCGGGAAGCTGCATCAGTTAAGTGATGGTTCGTTTGTTTCTAATGAGACGTCGAAGTATGAGAGTACGCTTGAGATTATTAAGTCAGCGATGAACGGTAATTTAGATGTTGATAAAGATTTTAGTCACCATTTAGCTTATGAGATGAAAGCTAAACGTCACCATGAGATAGAGAAGACTAAAGACGTTTATATTATTCCTGATTCTATGTTTGATGGTGTGGAGGATATACGAGGTCAGAATCTTGTTGCTGAATCTCAGCTTCCTCTAAGTTTTGTTCAAGATGCTTTGGAATGTTTCATTGAAGCATCATCTTTGAAAAGTCTTGTGTTGGAGCTTTATTCCCTTCGTAAAGACCTTTGTTTGAAATACTCTATTGATATTGTGCAAACTTTTGTTTCTTCGCTTCAAGATAATAAAGAAAGTGTAGACTTACTGCACGAAGTAACGAAGAGCGAAGAACATATCAGTGAGCTTTTAGTGTTTATCGTCCAGGCATACAACGCGCGCAATAACTACTACATCGAGGAGCTACACCAAGACGGTACCGCTCTCTTATCGCTGGGCGAGCTCATTTTACAGATCGGTGTGCAGGAAGGATTAGTGTAAATGTTTCGCGGAACATTGGAAATAGTAGGTCAAGAACAGCCTCAGAAAGTTAGTTTTATCGGGTACGGTCAAACCGCTTTTAAGTTACTGATGCACCCTGCTTCGGAGAATATCTCTATCTTTGACCGTGGCTTTCGGTATTACACCTCAGGCGTAGATAAGTACGCTGTTGCTCCAGAGCAGCTTCCGAAGGAGGAGCTGCGGGTAACTGGGCAGCGTGCCGCTGCGGATTGGACGGCGGGTGTGGTCGGCGGGTTGCAGGTGAAGATTAACGCTTCCTCGGTGCAGGTTGAACGTATCTCTAAAACCATCCCGTCCCGTGATCCTGAAACGGGGCAGCGTGTGATGGAACCTATTGAAACGGAAGTAAACCGCGATATTTTCAAGGCTATCGGAGTTCTTTTTCGCCGCTTGGTGGAGTTTCAAACCCCCTCCCGCTTGGTCTCCGCTCCAAGTGAAGACGATCTTTCCGCACCGGTAGAGTATGTGGATGACCGTGACGCTACGCATTGCGTGAAGGTGAAGGTGGCACCGGATGGGGAGGTTCTATCGGCGTATGCGGTGTGGGATGACGGTAACTCTCCTGTTCTTGAGTTGACGTTGCAGCAGGATACGAACCTTTCTGAGTTTCCGCAGACGTTTAAACATACCTCGTACACTACGATTCAGTTGCGTTCGCAGAGGAAGATGAAGGTACCGCAGAGCGTGAGCGCCGGGGTGGTGTACACCCAAGAGAAGATGGTGTTTAAGACATTCCAGCAGATTCTTGAGGAGAATGCAGCGTTACCGCCGGGGGAGCAACGGAAGTTTGAGTGGCTTCTTGAGTGTAATTACAAGGTGGTGAAGCCGCAAGATTTTGTTTCCACTCTTGAGTATTTAAGTAAGTTTCCGGTTCTTGCGTTCGATACGGAGACTACAGGTCTGCGTTTCACGTTTAAGTGTTTGGACGGGGAAGATGATCGTCTGGTCGGTATCGTGCTGTGCGGTAAGTTAGGTGAGTCGTTCTATTTCCCGATGCGGCATACACGTTTTGATAATATTTGCGATGAGTCGGATATTCCTGAGGTGATGGAGAAGTATTTCAAACCTTTGCTTTCTGAGAAGGAGATTGTGACGCATAACGGCGCGTTCGATTGGCGTGTGGCGTATGTGTACGGGATCAACACGCATATTGTTGCGGACACAATGGTGGCGGTATCGCTAACGTTCGCGGCGCAGAATGCGAGCTACCCGCTGGCTTTGAAGGAAGTTACTCGTAAGTTGCTGCACCGTGATTCGTTGGAGTTGAGCGATTTTGTACCTGAAGGTAAGTGGTCGGAAGATGTGAACTTCGCGGATATGGACAAGGAGTCCACTCGCCTTTATGCGTGTGCGGACGCGGATAATACGTTGGCACTGTACTATTATTTTGCTTCTCGCCGTAATGGTAAGCGCTCGGTGTTGGAGGAATACGGTGTGACCCGTGTATTCGCGCTCAACTCCCGTTTGGTGTGTCCGTTAGGGTATTCAGAGTTTTACGGTGGGTTCATTAACCCGAAGAATATTCCTGCTTTCCAGGCGAAGTATGAGAAGATTCGTGATGAGTCGTTGCAGAAGATGCGCGAGATCGCCGGGCGTAAAGATTTTAACCCGTCGTCATCGAAGCAGCTTTCGCACGTCATGTTTGAGGTGCTGAAGATGCCGGTGCTGAAGTACACGAATAATGGCGCACCTTCGACAGATAAGAAGGTTGGGGAGATGTACGCCAAGGAGCGTAACCCTGACGGTACCGCTAAGTACCCGTTCGCGGCGTATCTGTTGGAGTACCGCGATGCGTCGAAGATGATTTCTGATTTTGTGAAGCCTATGGATGAATTGTACCCGGATGGGTTTTTTCATTCTCGCGTTCGTCAGTTTTTGAATACGGGGCGCATGTCTACGTCTAAACCTAATTATCAGTCGATTAGTGGTGTGAACCGTCGTATGGTGACGGCGCGGGACGGGTTTTATTGCTTCGATTGTGATTTTTCCTCGATTGAGTATCGTGTGCTTTCGTCGGTGGCGGGGCAGCAGAACCTTGTTGAGCAGTTTTTCGATCCTGATTTTGATTATCACCGCACTATGGCGGCGATGCTCAACGGTGTTCCTTATGAGGAGGTAACCTCTTCGATGCGTAAGGAATGTAAGGTTCTGAACTTCGGTATCCCCTATGGTATGGGTATCCGTGCGCTGGCGCAGACGATGTTCGGTAACACTACGGCGGCTTCGTGCGCTCGCGCGCAGCAGCTTAACGATGCTTATTTCGCACATCAGCCGCAGGTGAAGGCTTTCTTTGAGCGTACTCGTCGTGAGGCTTTGGAGAATAGCTGGAATGCGTCGTTTTTTGGGTTCCCGCGTTTTTATAATAAAGCTGCCCAGTCTGAGGCTTCGATCCGCCGAGCTGCGGGTAACCTCCCTATCCAGGGTACCGCCGCAGATATTTTTAAGTTGGGTATTTGCCGTCTATTTGATGATATTTTCCGGCGCGGTTTGCAGGGGCGTATCCTTTTGACAACGTTCGTGCATGATGAGTTGTTTATTGAGGTTCATAAGTCGGTGAATCCTGCGTTGATGTTGAAGATGGCTCAGGATGCGTTGCAGATTTGTATCCCTGGGTGGTGTCCGCTGTATATTGGTGCTGGGTTTGGCCGCTCGTGGTATGAGGCGAAGAAGACGGAGCTTCCGGTGCAGGTGCAGAATCAGGTGGTCGCTACGTTGAAGGAGGATGGTTCTGGTGGTGTTTCGTGGTGGGATGGTGACGCTTCTCGTTTGGTACCGTGGGAGGTTTTGTTGGTGAATACGTTTAAGCGTGATTCGGTGCTGGCGTATTTGAAGGATGAGGGTAATCGGGGGAAGACGCTTTCTCCGGTGGTGTTCGGTCATGTGTCGGAGTTGCTGCATGATTTGGCGGATTCTTCGGGCGGTTGCGATGCTGACGGTAACGTGATGGTTGAGGGTATTGTTCTGAGCGCTGAGGATTTGCAGCAGGTTTTATCTCCGTTATCTGCGGGCGCTTCGTGGGGTGCTTCTGATTATGTGGCTGCGTTTTCTCGCGTGTTTGGGTGTGAGGGTATCGCCGCTGACGCTCAGGTGGTTGATGTGGTGGTTTCTGATTCACGTAGGGAGCAGAAGGTTTCTGTGGATGATGTTCCTGAGGTTGTCGAGGATGTGTGGGAGCGCGCGGTCGCTCAGGTTGAGGTTTCTGGCGCGGCGGTGGTTTCGGATCATCAGGTGATTTTGGTGTCGGGTCGCATTTTTGAGACAGTGAAGCCTTTGGTGCAGCTGAGTAATGCTCAGGTGATTCGGAAATATTCTGAGGTTGGTGATCCTGTTCCTGCGGGTGTTTATAGGGTGTGTGTTGCTGTTTCGTTGGGTGATAACACGGAGATTGAGGGTACTGAGTATTTCGCGTCGGCTGATTTGGTGATGGATATTGTTCGTCGCTGTTTGGTGACTCGGGTTTGATGTACTTTCTCAAGGTAAGGTAGTTGGGTTTATTTCGACTACCTTATTTTGTTTTGTTGCCTAGTATAATCAATGTAGTTTACAGTTCATGTTTTAGGGTGTGAGGTTTTTCGTGTCTGGTGAGGATACAGCTGTTTCCCCGATTATCAGTTTTGATGTTGATAATGTAGGTGTTTCGGGGTCTTTTACTCAGGAGAGTATCAGTTATCCGTTTGTGGTGATTAGTGATCCTAAGAATATTTTGACGGAGTATAAGGTTTCTCAGGTTTCATCGTTGGTGCAGGTATCGCAGTCTGAGGAAGAGTTGAGTGACGTTTCTTCCGGTGCGGGTTTTGCTGTGGTTGTTCCTGAGTATGTTGGTGATTCTAATGATAGTTTGCTTGTTAGTTTTGATGAAAATTATTCTTCTGAGTTTTTTGGTGGTATTCCTGAACCTTCTACTGTTTTCTGTTTAGGTTATATTTCACGTGAAAAATTGAGTGAACTTTTTGATTTAGTAGGAATTGATAATATTATTGTTTGTTTTTCTTCGGATGATGTTGTTAAGGGTAAAGATGCTTTAACTATTCTACCGTTAGATATTATTTAACGTGGTATAATTTCTGTAATGTTCTTTTTGTTTGGTGATTGTGGTGTTGGGTGAAAATGGTGCAGAAAAATTTTAAATTTACAGATGATGTTCACCGAGATTTAACTCCGGTAGAACTATCTCGTTTACTTCATGACTACCCCGAGGGTAGTCGAATTTATGTTGAGAGCGTCGGCGGTCAAAAGTATGCACGAGGTACCGTTGAAGTTATTACCGCGCAGGGTGTTTTTGTACAGATGGACGGTATGGAACGATCCATTAAATTACGCCCACGCGTAGATAAGTTCGGAATTTTAGATCAAAACGGTCAGCGCCCCGGTCACGGGCTACATACTGCCCGCGAAGCACGAGAGGGTTCTATCTAATGACGGCACAAGCACAGGCACAGTTCCTTGACTATCAACAGTTCTCAAAGTCCCCGGCGAATGCACAACTGGCAGGTATCGCCGTCCTTCAGGGCGTTACGAAGGCTTTAGCGAAGAATGGTCGAGAGTATCTGCGGTGTTCTTTAGTACTGGCACCTTCTGGTGATATTGAGTCGTCGGTGACGATCTCTGGTATTAGTTTCAGTGATACGGTGGTGTCCGCTGTTACGGAGGAGCATAACAGGTGTGTTGTGTTGGTGAGCGGTAGTATCAACGAATATAATGGCTCTCGAAGTTTGAAGATTGATGCGGTCTCGGCAGCGGATCAGTCTTTGAAGTCTCAGATTTTGGCTTCTCCCTATAATTCGCAGGAGATGATTACGGAGTTCGTCACGTATGTGAAGGAACGTGTCTCCCCCGAGGCTTTTCAGGTGTTTAGCCTGTTGTTGCAGCCGGTGGTGACACAATTTACGCAGGAGTACGCGGCTCTCGCCTCAGGTACGCATCATGATAATGTGTTGGGCGGTTTGCTGGCGCATTCGTATAAGGTTCTGAAGTTGATGGGTAATTCTTTGGATACGTATGCAGGTATCGATAAGCATGTGAACCATGACATTTTGCTGGTGGGTGTTGCTCTTCACGATATTGGTAAGGTTGTGGAGTATGCTGAGGGTGAGATGTCTTCGGTTGGTAAGTTGCTATCGCACCGCACTCATGCTTCGCTGATGCTCTCGAAGATTGAGGCTCAGGTTGTTGAGTTGATGGGTGAGGAGTGGTATTACCGCCTGCATTCGGTGTTTCAGCAGCATCATGGGGAGTGGGAGGAGTCCCCGCGCACGGTTGAGGCTTATCTTGTGCATTTGGTGGATTCTTTTGAGGCGCAGATGTGTGATGCTGAGTTTGCTTTGCCGTTGGAGCGTAAGGCAGGTACCGCTTCTCGTTTGAGTGATGTTTCTGCTTCTGATTTTAATACTTTCCGTCTTGGCGGTTTTTTCTTAAGTTAATATTTGTTTTTTATGTTATATAATAGGTACAGGCTGTTTGGTCTGTACCTATTATTTTGTTTGAGGTGTTACTGATGAACATTTATTATTCTTACTCTCCCACTTCGGTGTGGTGGCGAATTGTTTATTCTAATGGTTCTTTGTTCTATAAAATGGAACCACGTATGAAACAATTAATGTGTCGGGAAGAGTATGACACATTATCTCGGTTAAAGAGCCAGTATTTTGAATCTAAGACTAAGGATTTTACTATTCCTAAAACTTTGAAGGGTTTCAGGAATAAAATTCTGAAAGTGTGTATGAAAGATTCATATGAATACAACAGTTATATCAGTAGGAAATTAGGTGCTAGTTCTGGTTCTAAAACCAAGTATGTTGGTTTTGATGGTAAACAGTATGTTCCTTATACGATTGCTTCGTACAGTGAGTTTTTCTTTGGTGTTCAAAATGGTAAAATGATTGAGAAAATTTATCCATTATGTTCAAACTAAAGTTTCACAACGGTAATGTAAATACTCTGTATTCATGGAGTATTGTTGAAGATTTAGACGATGACGGCTTATCTTACAAACATATTTTTGAGGTAAACACTTTAGGTAAAGTTACTCACACTTGTTTTGTAAATGTACCGGGTACCGAAATTAAAATGTATTCTCGTGATGCTTATTCCGGTGCTACATTTCAGGCAGTGTTGAATAAGAACGCCTTCATGAATCAAATTCTTCTCATTTCTGTTTCGGAATTACCGAGTTTCCGTAAGTGGGTTCAGGAAGATTCTCTGACGGAGAATGGAAATAAACCAACTATTACACAGCGCGTCACACGATTCACTGCTCAACATCATTTACAGATCGAGAATGAACCAGAGTTTTTACTGAGTCCTTCTTTCAAGCGTACTTTTCTGACCTGTGATTACCGGCCGGAGTTTACACCGGTGAAGTCGGTAGATGTGTACGCTCACCTTAAGGATAGTTACAACGGTCTGACATTGGTTTTCGTTGTGGTGTACAAACAAGGGTGCAGGGTCATCGAGGTATCGCGCTTTACCGTCTTTGACGGTGTTTTTCATCGGTGGGAGGTAGTAGAACCTCACCCCGAGTTGGTGTGGAAGAAGTACGAGCGTAATTATGTGACGCAGAGGAATACTTTTACTCGCACTTTCACGATCCCGAAAACACAGGAGGGTATCGCTTCTAAGATTAAATATTTGGTGGGGCGGTACTATTTGTTAGGTGTGTCTTTGGGGATTACGAAAAATCAGTATTCTAAGGATCAGGTGCTTGAGGTGTTTGACCTCTCCGGTAGCACGTTCCAGTTTGTTGATTCTGCAACGCTTCACAAAGCTGTGCCTCAGGTATGATTTTTCGTTGTATTATTGAAGTGTAACTTTAGGAGGTAATGTTGAAACTTATTCAATACTTTTCTGATAATCAGTTTACTCGTGAGAGTTTTCTTGGTTGGTATTTTGAAGACGAAGAAGGAACTTTGTTCTTCAACTATAGGAACGGTCGTTTGTGGCTGTCAGCTCCACCAAACTATTTACCTGTAACTTCAATGTCTGTTAATTCAGATTTTAATAATCGTGTGATGAAACTTAAAACTGAAAAAGTATTCATTGATAATCTTTGGAAAATATCGTTGAAGCATCGACGTTCTTTCATTGCGTTCTGCGATCAATACCCGAAGGTATCTATTGCGAAACTCGCTCGGCATTATGTGAAAATGGCAAAGGAGTCTGAGTGGGAGAAAGAGTTTATTCCCAGGTTAGTAAACCACCCTTCTTATCAAGGTTCTACAACTCCAGCTCAGAAGATTTATTTCCAGCAGATGCATCTCGCTCACCAAGCACAGGCGCGCCATAACGAAAATATATCGAGGTAGTATCCGTGTACATTACTAAGATTTATGAGGATGAAGTAGATCGTTCTAACTTTGCTGCGTGGATGGTTACTTTCGGTACTCAGCAAACCTTGTATCGGGTGAAGTATAGCCGCGCTTTAGCTGAGATGTGCAAGCAGAATCCTCAAGTAAACGTGATAAATGTGGCGCGTAGTTTTCAACGTATCCTGAATTTGAAAACTGAAGTGGCTTTTGAAAATAACCTTATTCTTAAGTCAGTGAATAACAATCAACGTTTCCGTTTAGCGTATTTTGCCAAACATTCTTTCACGAAGGAACCTACCGCGAAGTTCGCTCGACAATGGTTTATAGAGCATGAAGGTATTATCCGTGAACGGGTTTTACCACCTGCCCCGGAACTAACAAACGGTCAAATACAGAACCTTGTTGCTGACGCGCAGCACAAGATTAGGCAACGGGAGGAGAATCTGTATGGCAAACGACGTAAAGCGCGCCGCTAAATGCCAGCTCTCCGTTATTATTCAGATGTGTAAAGGTAAGTTCTCCGGGTGGACGGTGGTGTACCCGTGGGAGGTAGTAATTTACCGTATCAACCCGCAGAATCAATGCGTCATGTATAAAACTCCGGGGATGTCGTCGTGGGCGCGAATGTATAAACCGTTCAAGATTCCTAATAGTTTTGAGCAGCTGCAACGTAAAGTTGTGCATACCTCTATTAAGAATGATTCAGGGTATCGCCGCTGGTACCCGAAGCAACAGAAGGATCGTCAAGGTACGGATACGATTAAAACTGCGTGGCAGTATTTCCGTAAAGTCCTGCATGGTAGTGTCGTTGCCGTGTATAAGTAAGAAAGATTGGTAAGTGTAATGTCTACACAGAAAACAGGTATTCAGTTCGTACCGGAGGAGCATATGTGGACTCTCTCGGTTCTAGCACCGGGCGGTACCGGTGTGTTTACGGTTCCGCTGCGGACTAATAGTAGTGGCGAAGGTTTGTGGGTAGGTAATCGGCAGGTGCTCGGTGATGCGCAGTTCCAGTTGCCTGCATCTGAGTCTGCGCGTAAACGGAAGATGGTGTGGGCTGCGATGCGTTATACACCGTTGTATGAGACAGGTTATAAGTTGTGGCTTGATCGTCAGGGTCTTAAGGACACTATCGAGAACGCGAACGGTTATTTTAAATCTATTCAGGATGTTAAATATAACACTGCTTCTATTGTTAAAGTTCCTCGTGCGGATCCTACACAGTATATGTCACCTGAAACTTTGTCTTATCATTTATTTGAGGGTTTGGTTTTGGAGGATTTTGTTAAAGTTACTCCTAAAAATTCTAAAGGTAAAAACGGAACTTTATGGTCTCGACCTGTTGATGAGAACACGTATCGCGCAAAGGTTTATGTTCCAGCAACAGGTAGGCATTGGTTTGTACGTGTTGAAGATTTAGTGCATATTCCTTCTTCTGGGAAGATAAGTCTTATTAATAAACCTGGTTTCTTTGATTTAAAATCTCCTGAACGTGCTGTTATCAAGTATTAGTTTTAAGGACAAGAGAGGTATCGCTGATGTCTGCTTTGCAGCTTATTGAAAGGATGATACCTACAATTTCTTTTGTTGGAATGGGGGTAATATTGTGTATCCTAAAGGTATGGCACCGAAGACTCGTTATGAGTTTTAGTTTAGTGTGATTATTTCACATATGGTTTGGCTCTTAGTGCATACTAAAATAGTAGTTGCACTAAGAGTCATTTTGTGTGGAAGGTTTGTTGTGAATTTATCTGAGGTTATTGAGCGTTGTTCTTCGGTTGCGCATGATTACGGTTTCGAGGTGAAGCCTGTTGATGTGGTAACGAAGCTCAATACTGACCCTAAATATAAGTTACGTCAGGTTGTTATTCACGGTAAAATACTTGAAGAAGTTTCCAAAACCGGATTTTTAGAGAGGCTTCACGTCACCGATCCTCACGCTAAGTTCCTACGTGTACAGGTTCTCGCGCTTCAGTCAAGGAACACTTTAGGTATCGCCCCCGGTACTTGTATTTTATGTGTCCCTTCATCGTCGAAGGTTGTACCTGGCGAAGTGATTTCGACGAAGCAACCGGTAACGTTGCGCGGCGGTGATATTTTCCGTGACGCAGGGCATTCGGTCAATGCTTTGGTGTTTCGTCAGGTGCGTAACGGTGAGCAGCGCAGTTGGCAGGTTCACCCGCAACCAATCACACCATGCACCCTTCCACCGTCGCTCGTGGATGTTGTGGAGGGTTCCGTTGAGTCTTTGGAGGGTGTGCAGTTTTTCTCTTCTGGTGAGGAGGTATTGAAGAAGGTATCGCCACCTGAGGTTAGTGTTGTGGATTCTCCGCGCTTTTCTGTTGTGCCTTTTTCAGCGTCGAATATTCCGTTTGATTTTTCTGAGGAGACTTCTCTGTTCCAGGAATTTTTAGATGGTCTGTATCATGATGAAGATGCTTTTGATGCAGCTTCTCAGGTTGTTTTGCAGTCTCTTGTGTATTCGTTGGAGGATTTTCAGGATTCTTTCTTCATGGACGATTTTCTGATGCATCTTTTACATGATCGTCAGGGTTGTTGGGGTAAGTATCAAAGTCTTATGTCCGCTCTGAGGCAGCAGCCGTCACTCGCTTCTTCACCTTCTTTTTGGGAGAAGCACGGGTACGGTACCGCCGAGGTTGTGTTGGCAACATTACTGACGTGGGCTTCTGTCCCTACCGTTTCTTCCTATCCGCAGTACCCGTCACATCTTCACAATAACCCACATGGTATCGCCGCCGAGCGTCTTTCGTGCGCGCTGTTTTCGCCGTATGTTTTTGCGTTGTGTTACGGTTTATCGGTGCAGCAGGCGGATCGTTTAGCGCTGTTGTTGGGAAGTATGTTCTCGCATCTTGTAGTTTTTGATGAAGTTACGCTCGTGCACCGCGATCTTCTGGTGGCTTCCCGCGCGCACCGCGTACCGGGTTTTTATTCTGAGGATTCTTTCGTTAGGTCATGTGCTTCTTCTGTGGGTTTTGGGTACCCGTGGTTGCCAGGTTCTTCAGAGCGTGTGTATTTGGTGTGCTCTACGGTGGTTGGTACTGTCCGTGAGCTTGGGTTTTCTGAGGTTTTGTGCGGGGATGATGTTTCAGGTTCGCCTGTTTCGGTTCTGGATGCCCGCACGTTGGGTTTGATTTCTCAGGATGAACGCTCAGTGCAATTGGCTTTCCCTACGGAGGTGTGCGCATATACTCAGGGTACGGGTTTAGCGGTGCAGACCGAGGAGGGTATCGCTTTGGTGGCTTGTGTTTCATCTTTTGCTCGGTGCGCGGATATTTTTACATGCAAACAACTTGTGCCTTCCCTATTTTCGGTTGCAGGCGGTGAGTTGCCGCAGTGTTCGTTGGTTCCTCAAGGTTTGCGTGAGCGTTTATCTGGTGTGCAGACGGTGACGTGTCAGGATAACCGTATAGGTGAGTGTATGGCTGCGGGAGTGCAGCATCAGAGTGAGAAGGGTACCGCTGCCGAGCGTATCGCGTGTGTTGGTATGGAGGATTCTCATAAGGTTTCTTCGGATTCTCCGTTGGTAACGTTCCGTGCTGAGGATGGGTTGCAGTGTGTTCGTGCAGGGCAGGTGGTGAGGTTTGATGCTTCCCCTGCGGTGTGTGGTTCTCAGTGTTTGTATGTGCGTTCGGGTTTTGGTGTTTTGAAGCAGGTGCCGTTGTGGGGTGTTCCGTCGGGTTCTGTGCTGCGTGCAGTGGATGTGGTTTCTTCTGCTGTGACGGTGGATTATGTGGATGATGCGTCGGGCGCGGTGGATATTTCCCCTTCACGTATTGTTTCTGGTGATTCTTCGTTGGTGTGGGTGGTGTGTGAGACGGGGATGAGGTATCGCGGGGAGTCTGTAGTGTGTTTGGTTCCTGCGGTTGTTTCTGGTGCTTCGTTTGCTGTGAATACGGGTTGGGTGCTATCGTCGTGGGTTTCTGGTTCTTTGGAGGTTATTTCTGATTTTGAGGATGTGTCTAATTATTTTGGTAAAGATTTAGTAGTGGTTGGTATCGCTTCTGATTTTGATGTTTCTTTTGAGATTTTTTGTTCCTGGTTGAATAAGATTTTGTATTATTGTGAGTATTCTGGTTGTAAGTTAGTTTTTGTTGGTGATGTGGATTTGAATAATCCTTGTTCAACTTTAAGTTCTCTAATTTCCTCTATTGTTTGATTTTCTATAAGTGATATACTGTAAACAGTTGCTTGAAAGGGCGACGTGTTCCGTTTTTACGGTCAGTGTGTATGAGCATAATTGAATAACGAAACAATCCCGTGCGGTTGTTTGTGAAGCCATAATTGAATATAGTTATAAACTAACCTTTATTAGTTCTCAGAAGGTTAGGCCACATGATAAGCAAGGTTCCCTCGGTTTTCTCGTTTCCCAGGGAACCTTGCCTTATCTATCCTTGATTTTGGATACATGTACCGTATAATAAAAGGAGGGAATCATTTAGACAGATGTGCGTGAACATCCTAAATATCCTCCTTTCAGAGTAAAATATGAGGTATTTTACCCCACGGAACAACCTTTTCTGTTCCGTGGGGTTTTTCATTATCCCTTGTTGTGCTTCTAAGGGTAATCTCGTGTGGGTTTTTCTCGTTGTTATACTGTGGGTATGAAAAAGCTGAAACTACCACGGGTATTGCCGCGCGCACTGGACGCGAAACGTTTACTACGTACTAATGTAGCGCGCGCAACGGATGCGAACCTTGACGCGCTCTCAGATCGTGCGCGCCGTATCATGGTGGTGTTCGGTGTTATCACCATTCTTTCCGTGGTTGGGATAGTTATGATGGGTTTATTGGGTGTGAATACAACGAAGATGTTTTTCCAGCAACCTGAGAAGTCTTCCGCTTCTGCTGTTTTCCACGGTTCTCAAGCTCAGTATTCTTCCGATGATCCGGTGCGCGGGTTCGATGCTGCCAAACGGTATGATGAAGGGTTACCTGTAACGGTTCAGGGTAAGGTCGCGTCCTTGGCGGTGAAGGTGCAACCTGAGGACGCAGCTTCTGCAACTGAGGTGAGGGGGGAGTACTCCTTGGATCGTTATGAGAGGTCGGTACGTATTTCTCAACGTCTTGCGCAGAAATATCAGCGCTCTTTCGTGTTTTATCCGGTGGTTCAGGTAGAGAGTCGGGACGGGTTGGATTCTGGGCGTGATGTGCTTTTCGATAAGGCTTCGGGGATGTTTTTCCAGGCTTCGCTGACCTCTGAAGGTGTGGAGGATAACCTGTATTTAGTGTCTCAGAAGTCCTTGGCGTGGCAGATGCTTGCGGATGTGTCGAAGAACTATGACGCTGACGGTTCGGTGGGTATAGGCTCTTACGATTCGGTGTTGGGCGCGTATGATTACTCATTGGGTATCGCTTCTTCTGCGAAGGATCGTTTCGGGGTTGTATCGGAAACACTGAGTCCTAATTATGTGAATGAGCTTTTGCGTTCTGAGGGTTTGGACGTGTCGATGAGGGTTGCTTCTCTGGATCGTAGTGATGATTTTTACCGTCGTGAGGTCGTGTTCTTTGTGAATACTATTAAGGATAGTTCCCGTAATTTCCCTAATAGTTTCTATATTGTTTTGCATGATAATGCGGGTAAGAGTTTATTTTTTCAGGTTTCCCCGGATGGTTCGGTGATGCAGAAGAAGGCGTATATTCATGACTGAGGTACAGTCTCAGCAGACCAAGCAGGTATCGCGTTTAGAACGTAAGTTAGCGCACACTTCCCCGGTGTTGTCACGGGTGCGTGAGCAGTTTTTAGCGGATTGTGCGTATGTGCAGGAGTTTTTTCAGCAGTCGTCTAATACTGCCGAAGCCGCCGCGCGTGTATGTCAGTTGCGCCAGTATGCAGGTACCGCGATGGGTGCTGTTTTGGAGCGTGAAGGTGTGGTGTACCTTCAGGATGGTATGTTTTCGGATACGTGGTTGCGTGAGTTACCGCCCGCGTTAGGTTTGTTTCCGAAGGGTCATGAGCGTAGGGATCGGTCGGCGTTTTTGCTGCGGGATCGTTTTGTGCTTCCGGTACGTGATGTGCAGGGTAATGTTGTGTCGTGGGTGGGGTGGTCGCCTGAGTCTCGGCGTAAGTATGTGACCGCTAATACTTTGTATTTTTCGTTGGATAACCTGTTTTACGGTATGGAACGTTTAGGTTCGGCACAAGGTTCTCAGGTTGCGGTGGTGGAGGGTATTTTTGACCGTCTGATGCTTGAGTCGGTCGGGGTACCTACGATGGGTGTGATGACGGCGCGTATGTCGCCCACGAAGAAGGCTCTTCTTTCGTTGTTTTCACGGGTGCTCGGGTTTCCTGATATGGATGCTGTGGGGGAGCGTATAGTTGCTCAGGATCAGTGGTTTTCTCAAGTTTCAACGCTAGGTCAGTATGTGCGGTGGAGTGCTTTTTATGCTGCGGTGCAGAAGGAAGCCTCTGTTGCGGTGAAGGATATTGACACGCTCGGGGTTGTGTTGGGTTCTTCTCAGCTGCGGCAGGTTCTTGAACCGGTGCTTGTTGGGGTGGATCAGGTATCGCAGCGTGTGCAGTTATCTATGAGTTGAGCGGTGTTTATAACATAGTTTCGTGTTTTCTTCAACCTGTTTTCCTTATTGAGGTGTTTGTGCTAAGCTGATTTTATCTGAAAGTTACTTCAGATAATTCCTACACATAACGTACACGCAACGAAGGTTCTTGATGTATTACCACCCTTTTCATTCATTCCTGTCCGAAAATGCTGAAACACAATCGCATGACTGCGCCTGCTTTGTAAAACAGCGTCATAAGAAAAATACACTTGAAGTTTTCACAGATTATTCTTCCCCAAAGGTGCGGGAGTTTGTGCAGGATGTACCTGATATTTTGCAGAGTTTTGCAGAGAAAACGAATAAGTTCTTTGATTACGCTTTAGATTTGTGCCGCATCACAGAAATGCAGGAAATGGTACGCGATGATGATGGTCAAGAGTATGAAGAAACGATCCTCAAAGTCGATTATGAAGGTACCGACGTTGAAGGTGAAGTATGTAAATTCACCCTGACTCTCAAGATTTTCGGTGCGGGTTTTGAGCTGATTAAACCGCAAGTTGATTCCCGAGGTAATGTTTTTGAGCTGATTACAGGGTATGGCCGTAATCCGCGTACTGGGCAGGTGGTGCGTTACGGTGGTTCACCTCTTGTCGATACTGCTTATGCTGAGGAGCTTCGTGAGGTTTCCCGTGCCTTGTGGGAGGTTGCGCAGGAGAAGACCGGTCTCGGGTTTAGGTCGGTGGCTTTTACCCCGAAGCTAAAACGTGATGGTGTTTTGACGAATACCCGTTTCCTTATCAATGTTCCGGTATCGCTTCAGACGAATGAGACGTTGAAGTCTTTTGTGAAAACGAAGAATAGTAATGGTTATGAGGGTAAGTATTTTGATTTGGCGGGTTTAGCTGAGTTGGAGTTTATAAATCCTTATGCTGATTCGTTTGGGAGTTTTTCTTCTTTAGCTGCATAGATTCTATATTGAATGAGGCAACGCGGTACCTTTTGTAGGTACCGCGTTGTTTTTGTGTGGGTTGGGACTTTATAATGGGGAGAGTATGTATATGAGGTTCAGGTTTTAAGGTTATGTTAGGTTCTACCCTTCGCGCGTGTTTTGATATTGATTATGTGATAGAGTTGGTGCCTGTGCGCGTGGGGCAGTGCTCGTGCTCTTTTTGCACATCTCACCGTTTAGGGTCTTTTGAGGTGGGGCAGCTTTACCCGGTATCGTCCTCTTCTGGGAAGGGTGCGGATCGTCAGTTTCAGGTGATAACGGCGCGCGGGGTTTTCTTGTGTGATGCGTCCGGTTCGGTGTTAAATTGTCAGGGCAAGTTTTTGAGTTTGTGCCAGTTCACCGGTAAGCGTGTACAGGGTTTTGTACAGGTGGTGGATATTTCTGAGGGTTTCGCTGAGGGTAAGAATCGTGATGCGGTGTTTATGGTGGCGTATCGTGTTGAGCAGATTCTTTGCAGTGTTTTATGTGAACTTGGTTTCGATCCGGTGTTTGCTTTGTCGTCGTGTTCGGCTTTAGGTTTTTCTAGTCTCACTGATGTGAATATTGCACGTTGTTTGGGATCGAAGGATGGTAACGCTTCCCGTAAAGTTTCTTCTGCGGCGTTGTGTAAAGATGTTTCGTTTGTCCGTCTTGTTCGTGATTATGTTCGGATGTCCCGAGTTCTTGATAATATTATGGGAAGTTTGAATTTTAATTTAAACTGATGTGAAGAATTTTCTGTTTGGTTTGATTTTCTTTTCTTGGTATTATTTTAAATGTACAAATTCATGTACTCCATTTTGTCCCAAGTAATAATTAAGAAAGAAGACCCAATTATGGCTATCTCCTTTAACGCGAACGCGCTACAGGCGCTCAATCAGTCCGCCGCAAACCAGGACGACTTCTCTCGCCGCCAGTGGAATAACTCGCCGGTAGAAGATGAGTCGCGTCCCCTCTTCAGTGTGACTAAATCCTTCCGTGTGGAATGGGGTGAGGGTGTTTACCCCGGACAAACCGCCTGGTTCTATATTCCAAAACTGTTTACCCATTATGATGTACACGAAGGTACTGATGACGAAGGTAACTCTTTACCTCCTACAATGGGTACTGGCTGTGCTTTCGTACACAAGCATCAGATTCGTATCACGAATGAGAGCATCCGTAAGCTGGTCGAGGGTCGTGATGGAAACGATGCACCGAAGATGTCCGTAGCATGTACTAAAGGGTTTGAGTACTCAGATCATGAACATACTTTTGACGGTAACTGCGCGGTCTGCTCTTTGGTGGAGAACATCGGTACTTTTGTGAATGAAGCTGTGAAGCTCAAGGGTGAGGATGAAGGTCTTACCCCTGAGCAGATGCGTGAAGGTAATCGATACATTCCTTCACTGCGTGATGAGTGGAAGAAACTCCGTAACGATTCCCGTTTTGATGTGGCTTCAGAACGCCGTACCGCTGAGTTATACTTCCCTGTCGCTCTCATGTTCGTGGCTAATGACCCGAAGACTAATCAGCCACAGACTCATGTTAAGCTGATGTACCTGCGCATGAATCTCGCTCGTTACCTTGACCTTCTGAAGGAAAAGGCTAATATTGGCAAGGATATGTTCAGCGTAGCGCCTCAGGATAATCAGATTGATTACTCTGAGATTCGTCTGACGAAGCTCAATGAGTATCCTGAAGGTCTTGTGGATACCTGGATTCGCGTACAGTTCGGTACCGCACCTCAGGGAAAGAATATGGCTCGTGATGCCATGAAGGGTGCGAAGTGGTCTATTGAGCGTGACAGTAACCCTGAATTTTTGAATGCTCAGGCTCAGAAGATTGAGGAGATGTTCGCTCAGGATATTGCGGATGCGAAAGCTAACACTGCTGCGGGTGAAGAAGTTCATACGTGGGGTGTGGCTGATGTTTTCTGGAATATCAAGGAATGCCAGATGCGTGATGTTAATGAAATGGAACTTGTTGTAGAGGTACCGCGCGCTTCACTTGAGGTTGAGAAGTCACGTTACTTTGCTGATCGTGAGTCTCGTAAGCAGGGAAACACTGGTGTGAGCCAGCTTTCTCTCGGTTTGGCAGCCGCCCCAGCGGGTAATGTTCAGCCTACCGCTCCTGCTCAGGTTGGTGGCGCTCCGGCTCCCCAGGCTCCTCAGGTTGCTCCGGCGGCTGTTGAAGCTGCCCCGGCTCCCGTGCAGACAGCCCCTACTGCTCCTGCACCTGCCCCGGCTGCAAGTCAGGTTGCGAGCGCACCTGTTGCTCCTGTAGCGTCAGTTGCCCCTACTGCTCCTACAACACCGGCGGCTAATAATTCTGTGGAAGCGTTGCTTGGTACTGCTCCGGTACAGCCTGAACAGGCAGCACCTACCGCTCCGGTTGCAAATGATGTGACTGCTCAGCTCGGTTTGTAGTCTATTTCAGTGGACGGGGTTAGTGTTCTTCACGGGCACTAACCCCGTATTTTTGTGAAGGTTTATGATGTTTTCTCCTGATTCATTATTTAAAGGTTTTCACCCTGATTACGATAGTTTTTACACGGTTCCGTGGGAGGCTTTACGTGAGATTCATTCAATCAAAGATGATATGGATTCTTATGAGGTTGTTATTGGTGATTTTATTGTTGAAGATATAAACGCTTTCCAAGATAATTTATTGTCTGGTTACATACCGTTGAGCACACATCTTCGTATCGAGTTAAAAACAAGGGTTCTCAACAATATTCTTCTCAAGTATTTTGGTTTGGGTGTTGTCAGTTTCGTTATTGTTCTTGCAATGATGTTTCAGTTTGGTTTTAAGAATATGGAACCTCAGAACATAATGACCGGAACTATTTTATCGTTTATACCTATACTGTTTTTCGGCATTGTTGGTATTTTTCAAAATTCCCGTTATTCTAAAGAAGCTATTAGTTATTATAATGTTGAAGAAGTAAAACTATCTGAAATGTACAATGTTCTTGATTCTTCTAATCAAGAAATTTTACGCAATTGGTTGAGTATTATACGCGGTATGCGTAGTGATGTTTTACAGATTACAACGTTTGACAATCTTTCATCTGATGTTGTTCTGTTTTTGCGTGATTCTTCTGAGTTCGTTGAAGGTATCAGGTATGCCTATAATAATGTTAGTAACATTAACTCTTTACAGAAACGCTATCTGTATCTACGGAAACAATACCAATCCCTAACGGACGGTATTTATTAGAAGGATATAAAGACATGCGAACACCTTATGTCACACAAACCCCGTACAATTTTGTGCGAGAACTACTCAATCAAGACGATCTGAAAAACATGCTGGAAGCGCTCAAAGCGTACCGCCGAGGAACCGTCAGAAGCGGCTCTATCTCAGGTCTACCAACTCCCTTATGCGAGCAGCAGACGAAATATAAGTATGTGATTCGTGATAACCAAGAGTATTGGCGACTATACGCCCTCACCTGGCGTAACCTTCTGATCCGTTGCTTAAACGAGTCTGTGCGTCGCACACGGGTTTCCGCCCGCCCTTACGGTATCGCCTTCAAACCTTCGGTACCGATCCCGGCGCGTGTGGATGATTATACGTTCCCTGTACTTTCGGTTTTTTATGAGCCAGCAGTGTACGAGTATTTGAAGGAGCTGTTCGAGCAGACCGGCGGTGAACCATTTCAGACGTATATTCAGTTCGGTGAGTCGTACCGTTTAGTGAACTTTAAGGTGACGCAGGAAGGTTTGTACATTTCTAGCGCACCGTCTCAGTGGGTGCATCATTCAGCGTTGAAGTCGATCATCACGGCAGCGCACCGCATGGGGTACTCTATTTTCTGGAATGAAGGTTCTTCCATCACACATATAGGTAATACCGGGTTCCGAAGAATTTTCCCGCAGCGTCTTTATCAACAGTAAGTTTTCAAGGTTAGGTTAGGTGTAGTTGTTATGGCTGTTTACGCTGATATTTCCAGTGTCCGCGTCACTAATTTTATGAGTTATAAGGATTCGACGGTAACTTTTGACCGTGAGGGTGATACGCGAAATATCCTCAAGTTTGAGGGGCGTAACGACACTGGTAAGAGCGCTTTCTCCCTGGCCGCCCTGCTGGTGCTGACGAATGCTTACTATACGGAGCATAAGAATTATATCCGCTCGGGTGAAGAATTTTTCCGGGTGGTTCTTACTTTCGTTGATGGTGTTGTGGTGGTGTACGAGAAGAACATCTCGGGCGCATCTTTCTATGACATGTATGTACGTGAAGACGATCAGGTAAACGCTACACCTATTTTTCGTCGAGAGAGTGAAACAGGTATCGCCCGCGCTTTTGATGTGGTGCAGAACGCGACACGTCTTTTCTCTACCCGTTTTGAGGGGGAGGCTTCGGAGGATTTCTATTTCGCTAAGTCGGTGAAGGAGGTACCGTACCGCCTTCAACAGTATTTTGGGATGCTTTCGACGAGTGATGGTTTATCGGTGAATTATGCTGACGCTAATTCACCGAAGTTGGGTGTGAATACGACGGGGTCTGAGAACGCGAAGATTCTCAATGAGGTTCTTCAGGCGCGCTCTTTGACGTTGGCTAATGAACGCGCGAACCGTCATGTTTTGGATACTCAAGCGCAGCTCGCTTCTCAACGTGAATTGTTTAACGTGTTGAAGGAGGAGACACAACGGTACGCACAGGTATCGCAGGAGTTAGTCTCAGCGGTTGGTGCTGAACGTGAGCACGCAATGTCGGTGCAGGAGAGGTTGCAGGTATCGTCATCGGTGGCTGAGGTGGTTTCTCATGCCGCGCAGGTGCAGGTGTTACCTGCGGTTCCTCAGGTGGGTGAGGACGTTCAGCATCAGGTTTCCATGTTGGCTTCGGTTCAGCAGGTGGTACAGGGTGCAGTATCGGCTGTGATGGTTCCGTCTGTTCCGGTGGTTGATGCTGATGCGGTACGTCAGATGCAGGATTCGGCACAGGTTGTTTCCCTCCTGAAGCAGGCACGGGATGTTTCGTTGTTCCCGCCGGTTCCGCAGGTTCAGTATCAGGATGTGCAGGCGTTGGAGCAGGTTTCGGCTGCGGTTCGTTTATGCGAGTCGGCGGCGCAGCAGGTTTCGGTACGTGATCGTGCGCAAGGGGAGTTTGAGCAGGTGCAGCAGCAGGTTTCGGCTGTGGTGGATTTTTTGCGTGGGGATGGGTTCACGGTATCGCGTTGTGGTAATTGCGGTTCGGTGCGTGTGGTTGATGCTGACGGTCAGGAGCTTATCTCGGATGAGTGCTGATAGTATCTAACTGAGGTTTGTTGTTTCTTTCCACTTTAAAGAGGCTTCGTATACGCTTTTGTATAGGTTATTTATGAAAGTGTATACGGAGTTTTTCTGTTTTTCGAGTGTTATAATGTAATTAGATTTTGTAGTAAATTTAGGAGTTTTATGTGGTCTTTTGTTGGTAACACTCTGGTTTCTGGTGCTTACTTTTGTCACCATGTTTCAACTGGTGCGAAAGATGTAGTTGCATCATGTCAGAGTAAGCTATCTGATCTTCTTTTTCTTTAGAAAATATATCTTCTGAAAGGATTCCATTATGTTCGATATTATCAATAGCTTCCTAGTCTTCGGTTTTGACGTTTTCAATAACATCATCCATACCGCAAGTACAGTTTCACAGTCCTTAGGTTTTCAGCAGGAAAGTTTTCCTGATTTCGCGCAGTGGGCGGGTATGGTGTTCTCCGCTGGTTCACCTGACCCTGAGCATGTGCAACGTATGGTTGAGATGGAGCAACAGGTGCGCTCGCACACTCTTGAACCTCACGTGGTGGAGAGTATCAAGGCTTCCGCGCTTGGCAGCGTATCCGTTACCGATATTGCAGCTTCAACACTGCACTCATAAATACCTCTACTGAATAACTACACTCTGGAAGGATATAAGAGCATATGAGTACTTTAGGTGAGGAGAAGGTGCAGTATATCTCCCCTACCCCTGTCTCAGACCTGTGGAATGAAACAACTCAGGTATCGCGCGGTCTCGGGAACGATGTAAACGCAGCCAATGAGACGGTGCAGGCTGGCGCGCACATTATTATCGGTGATACTCACTTCTCCCCTAAGCAGGTTTCATCCCATCACGATTACCGGGCATCATCTTTGCGTTTGATGGTACATATTGTGCACCTTCTTCAAGATGTGAAGAAACAGTACCGCTCGGTAGCGGTCACGTTCCTCGGGGATATTGTGGGGACGAAGGAGAATAACCCCGCTGATCCTCAGTTTAGGTTTGAGCTGTTCAACTTCTTCCGCCTCATTAACTCTATCTGCGAGTCGGTAACAACGGTACGCGGTAACCATGATTTCGGTGAAAACCCGATGTTTGCAGAGCTTGAGGTTGCTGGATTTGTAACTAACCCAAAGTGGTTAGATGTGCAGCTTGAGGTATCGCCCGGAACTATGGAGACGGTACGTTACCATCTGGTAAATTATGGCAACGCGAAGTCTGCTTCGTTTGATTTCGGTAATGTTGATTATCAGATCGCATTATGTCATCAAGAGCTTCAAATTCCAGGGTATTCATGGTATGACGGTAAAGATGCGGTGGATGCTACAAGTTTGACGAATTTTAAGGGTTTGTCGCTGGTGGTGTGCGGGCATTTACATGAGCCGTGGCGTTCGTTTGAGACGTTTTCTATTGCCGCTGGTTTGGATGAGGCTTCTGAGTGCGAGATGTTTTATCCTGGTTCCCCGGCGCGCGTAGCTCGGACGGAGAATTATAACGACTGCAAATATGTTTTGACAACAGTTCAGAACGGTGCAGTGGATGTGAGTGTTCATGATTTCGGTTTGTGGCCGGCTTCCGAAGAGTTTATCGGTGATACATCTGATGATTTCGATAAGCATGTGAACAATATTCCTGAGGAGGAGTCTCGTAGGCGTGAGGCTTTGAGTGAGATTTTTGCTTCTCTTGCTGAGAATCCTGTTTCAGCTTTTAATGTTCCTGAGGCAATTGGTCTTATTGCACCTTCTGAGGAAGTGAAGGATGTTGCTTTGAATCATTATGAGTTAGCTCAAAATGATTTAGTTGAGCAGTAGTTTAGTTGTTCATTATATTTTGTGTGATATTTTAGTATCAATAGTTTTTACATCTGAAAGGATATAACCGTGTCAAGCCAGGATACCGTAACCGAACTTCGTACTCTGCTACAGCAACAGAACACGTTACAGCAGCAAGTCGCGCAACACAACGCTAACGCAGAAGCGACACGCCGTAACGCGATTGAATCTATCAAGAAGTATGACGAAGCCTACGGAACCGATCTTCTCAAGCACGCGGGTGAGAATCAGCAGAACCTCCCACAGGTTCTTGAGGTTCTTCAGCAGCATATGGCGAAGCATAATGCGCAGGTGCAAGAGTCGGCACAGAAAGTTCAGCGGTATCTTGCGCTGTATCAGGCAGGGGATTATGCCGCTCTGAACCGCGAGTTCGGTACTGGGGAAGAGGTATCCGAAGAACAACCTCAGGTAACGCCTGCAACTGTTTCTGCTGCCCCTGTATCTCAGACTGTTCAGGAACCGCAGAACACACAGGCACCACAAGTACCTCAAGTTGGTGTGCCCTTTAATACTGGGATTCCTGCAATTCCGAGCGCGGTACCTCAACCCCAGGTTCCGCCTGTTCAAAATTCGACGATTGAAGAGCCTGCTACTTTTACAACCCCCTCGGGTAGCAGTCATTCTGTAGAGTCCCTGTTTAGTATGCCGCAGGCACCCACCTCGGAGCCTACTTCAACTCCGCAACCTAGTTCAGCACCTTTCACTGAATTTTCTGATAATTCCGAAGGTTCTTTTGATTTGTGGTCGCAGCTGAATCAGGGTACACCTGAGGATGGGAAGATAGGGTAGCAGTTTTTATGAGTAATTCTGTAGTTTTACCGTATTCTGCTTTTAAGGATTTTCTGGATTTATGCGGTAAGTTCAAGGCTGACAAAGCAGGTAATGCTGCGGTTGTGATGAAGGTTGATCCCTTCCTTTCCGAAGGTTTGAGCAAGGTTCCTTTGAATGTTCAGTTTTCTTTGGTGAGCGGTGTTCGTATTCATCATAGGGTGTACGCCCGACAGGTATCGCTTGAGGGTGACGAGCCGTGGATTTTTCAGATTTCTGTTCCGAACTTTTTCCCTTTGTTTGGGTCTTTGACAACTTATCCGTGGGTTCGTTTGCGAACTGAAGGTGACTCAATCTCTGTTGAATTTTTTGAAGATGAAGTAACTGATTCTTCACGTTCGGTTATGTCACTTTCACTTGATTGTGTAAAAATGACACCTGCTCTTCTACAGAGTTTGGAGTTTTATGAACCTACAAGTACTTTTGATGTAGATGCTTCTGATTTACATAATAGTGTTTCACTTTTGCGTACTACTTTGAAGGATAGCGGCGTAGGTTCTAAGGTTTATTTTGGTGATAAGTTTGTTTTCACATTTGATAGTAGTATTACAAACTATTTTGTAACACCGTCTTCTAACCTTTCTGGTTGGATTCTTAACGCTAATTCTGTCAGCGTTCTAGAATCTCTCACTAAGCAAGTTATCAAGGAAGCAAACGGTGAGTCCGAAAATAAACCTACGTTGAAATGCTTTGTTGAGCGTCATCAGGACACACAACAACTTATGCGTGTTCACCTGTTTTATACCTCTGCTAACGGTTCCCGTATAACGTATGTCTCTTTAGATAATATGGGTACGTTTATCCGAACTGAGGATATTATCACATCGGTACTGCCTTTAGAGTCGGAGGTTTCCCAAGAGTCGTATAACCCTGCTACCGGTGTTCATTCCTCGGTCACGGTATCGAGTACTCAGTTGCGGCATCTTTTAGCTGATATGCTATCCGCGTGCAAGATTACGACATATACTTCTGTGTCTCAGTCTTTTGTGAAAGATAATGCAGGTACTCGTGTTGATTATTCAACAATGCGTACTCAGGGTAGTATCAAGGCGAAAGAGATTTTTGGAGCGGTTGAACAGGTATCGCTTTCCATTGATATTAAATTGTTGGTGAAACTATTGTTTGTTCCAGACAAATTTATGGAAGATGGTTTGTTAGTTCAACACTACTTTATTAAAGATGGTGTTGTTCTTATTCACACCACAGATAAGAATAATACGTGGGGTAGTATTGTAAATACCTACAACCGCTAAATCTGAAAGGTTTTCTCATGGATTCTTGGGATACTTTGTACTACTCACTACAGAACGATCTGAAACATAAAGCTGACACAGAGAAGCGTTTCCATCAGGTCAGTGAGTCTGTTGATGCTTTGACTCAGGAAGAGCAGATCGCCCTGGACGCGAAGAAGGTGCTTGCTTCGGTGGCCGATGAGCGTGCGGATCAGGTACTTGGTTTTATTACGTCTGTCGTGAATAAGGCGCTCGCGGATATTTTTGTAGGAAAAACTCGTCGTATTGAGCTGAAACGCTCTTTGTACCGTGGCAAAATTCCTCATATCAACCTCGTGTTGCATACGGAGCATGGTGAGCAGAGTATGAAGCACCAATCGGGGAACGGGCTTCAGCAGATTATCGCGTTTATTTACCGACTGTGTCTTATTGAGGTGCGCGGTCTGCGTAAGATCGTGTTTATGGATGAGAACTTGTCGGGTGTGCATTCGGTAGCTATGGAGGATATGAAGACCATTATCGAGTTGTTCCGTGATGGTGGTTTCCAGTTCTTTATTATTGAGTATCGTATTCCTGAGCAGTTCGGTAAGGTTGTTGAGGTTGTGCCTAATCCGCAAGGGTTTTCAGAGCTTGTGGTACGGCACGATCAGAATAGTGGTATCGCTCAGGGTTCTGATGTTTCTTCTCCTGGGTCTGGTAAAATAGTATCTGAGGATGCTCAAGAATCTTTGAATAATTTAGATGCTGTTGCTTCTAATGATAAACTTTTCGCATCTTTATAAGTTGTTGTGTAGGTGTGTGATATAAGGTGTATCCAAAGAGGATACACCTTATATTTTTAGGTTTGGTGATTTTATGGCTCAGTCTATTAATTACTTGTACCAAGAGTTGTTGAAACTTTTAGGCGGTAGTAAGTTACTTGGTGGTGAAGATATTCAATATGGTAATTGGTCTCCGAACGGTGTAAAAACTGTTGTTATTACTTCTTCTTTCCTGATGGTTGAGTACCATAAACCTTATGTGAAAGGTAGCGTACCTTATTCTTCTAAGACTCCTGATGTGAATAAGGTTTTACGTGATAAGGTTACTAACCCTAAGTCAATATCTAATATTCTTGGTTTGTTGTATCGTTATAAGAATTTTTACACTCTTGAAGAAGTTATTATTGACCGTTCTTTAGTTGATAATGATTTTAACTTCTCTGGTTTCTTGAACAATATGGTTTCACAACAAAATAATGGTAAGTTCCGTTTTAGGTTGCTTTCTATTATTTCTTGGAATCCCGGTTCGTTTAGCGAATTTAGTAACATGGTTACGAAGTTGCGGGAAAGTTCTTCAACTGATTTGTTAGCACCTATTTACGCTAAAGCAGTTGGTTCTCAGTACGTTCAGTCATCAGAGGGTATCGCTTCTAAAGATTGGTTTTCCAAGTTTTATTTAAATCCACGTGATTATCAAGCTGATTTGAAGGATGGAAAACTTTATCAGTATTTTGTTGAAATTGCACGTGGTTTTGGTGTTGAGGTTGATAACGATACTGCGAGTAATGTTTTAACTCAAGCTGAGGAAGATAATTATAATGTTATTCATTATTTGGTAATGAAGGATTTAGATTATATCCCTGACTCTGCTCAGATTTTGAAAGTTTTACACGATTACTCGAAGAAAGATGCAGATTCAAAAACGGATTATATTCAACGAAAAATATACACTACCTTCAGGGAAGTTATCAGTAACCACCGTGTTATACCTGGTCTTGGTTTTTATCTCGAACATTTACCTGACCCTAGTGTTTTACCTGAGGGTGCCGATATTTTATTGAAACAAACCGGACGTAAGGTTTACCGACTTCTTCATCTGGCAGGTGCTCCTAAAGTTTCTTCCGCAGATTTAGAATCATACTTAGGGCAGGACAAAAGCGGTATCATACAGCGGTGGTTTACCGCATGGTTGAAGGAAGCGATGCGAAGTATAGGTTCTGATTTAACGCCTTCTGAGCGCGAGTTTTTGGAGCAAACCCTCAGGGACGTATCGCCTCGTACTATGCTCGGTACATTCTCGGCGCTGTGGAACTTTTTAGATCGTCTAGAAGAATACCGACAAAGCAAACCTCAGGATGAGGAGGGTACGTTATCTCAGGAGATGTCTCGGGTTTTCCTTAGTCGGTGGGGTCAGGAACTTGGATTATCTCATTGTAATAGTTTCCTGAAGAGCTTACCTCTACAACACCGTGAGCAGGTTCAATCCCTGTGCCATATGTTCCAGTTCGCCGTTACACCTGAGATACGTCAGGAGTTCACAGATGAATACCCTTCGGTAATGCGTCTTTTTACAGAAACTTCAGATGTTGATTCAGTGCAGGGTAGTGTGTTTGAGCTGATCGCGTTAGTGTACAACTACATGTTCCTTTCCCATACTAAACCTAATATTGAGCAGCTTCTTGAGTCGTTGCAGACCACCTCGGAGGGTATCGTCACCCCGCAGGTTCAGGGCGGGTTTTTGAAGTTTGTGGTGAACGGTGAGGTACCGAGTACTGTAAATTCTTTGGTGAAGAAGATTTTAGAGAAGTTTGCGAAGGCACTCGCATAAGGAAGGTTTATGATGCAGGAATTTTTGAAGAACGTAATGCAGGCGGCGGTAAGCACAGAAAGCCCGAACCTGCTGCGGAATATTTATGTTACTCCGAAGAAGCTCGTGGTTGAGGCGCATTTACCGATCTTCGGTGGTAGCACTTTTACTACCGCTAATTTCCCACCGGTTAATAACCTGTTGGCGCTGCAAAATGTGTTGATGTCGCAGGAGGTTCTGCAACCTCTTACGTCCCGTAAGTTGGGTTCTTTGGAGGGGGTTTACGTCTCGGAGGGTTTGGGCGGAGCTACTACCGCGAACTATATTGCTCAGAGTGTTTCTGGGGCGTATCCTTCTACCCCTTTGCGTTTGCATGAGGTGGGTTCGGTTGCTGATGATTTTGAGCTGCCGCAGCAGGAAGGGTACCGTTTGGGTTCTGCCGTTGGTGTGTCTGCTCAGGAGTTTTCGCACGCGGGTAATATTCTCTCGCAGGGTTCTACTCACCGGGTTTTACCGTGGTTTGAGGTGTTGTCGTTGGAGCCTGAGCATTATGCGCAGGATGTTGAGGGCGGTGCACTGTATAAGATTTTGAAGGCTTCTTCTCAGCATTGGAATGAGCGCCTGGCTGAGGAATTATTGCACGGGGACGACGAAAAAGCAGGTATCGCTGAGGGTTCTGAGGAGCTGCCGCAGGGTGATGGTACTGAGAATGATGCTGAGCAGGGTTCCGATCAGGATGTTTTGACGGATGAGGATGTTCAGGAGCTTTCTGAGCTTCAGAAGAGTGTGCGCGAGTTTTATGCGAACGCGGCGCGCGGGGTTGTCGTTGATATTGCTCAGAACTATGACCGTATTTTTAAGTCCGGTTATGAGATTCTTCACCCGGAGGGTGTGGTATCGAGGTCTTTGGTGACGGGGCAAGGTACGTTGTCGCGTATTGTGAATGGGCAGCTTCAGGAGGGTAAGCCGCAGCAGGTGGTGCAGAATCTTTACACTGAGGTGTACAAGAGGATGGGTCTCACGGAGGTTCCTGTCCGTTCCATTGCCGATATTGCTAATATTCTGGTTTCCGGTCGTTTGGCTGATGGTTCCGGGGTAGATAATATTCCTGATATTTCTCAGGATGATAATAAGGTAGGTATTTTATCTGCTGGTGTTAAACCTATTTTTCCTTTTAAGATGCTTGAGTTTGCTTTCGGGCAGAAGCAAACTTCTAGTTCTCTTGATGATGGGGATTTGAAAGTTTATCAAGGTCATTCTTCAAAGAATAATTGGGTTGATTATTGTAACCATGAAGTGAAAGATAGTTTGTATAACGCTATCTTGCATACGGTGGAAGTTTCGTTGAAGAACGCTGATCTTTTGGAACGTTTTTATTCTGAAGAAGCTCAGGAGATTGTTTCTAATATTACTGAGACGTTCCGTAAAGCATTTTTGACGTGTGTCCTTATTTCTAAACTGGATACGAACGCCCAAGGTGAGTTGGTATCGCTTAAGGTTCGCGTTTTAGACCCTTATAACGCTTTACCGCGTAAACGTAATATCCTTGAGGATATTCTTCGTAAGTCTTTCGGTGATGTTCGTTCGCTGGATAACGTGGAGGTGTTCGATCCGCGTGAGAAAGGTAGTTTTGTTGAGTATGCTTTAGAGCTTGACGCTCTGTTGGCTAACGCTAATCCTTTGTTTAGTTATCATGCCGCTGAGGTGATTATTGAGCAGGGAGACGATATTACGTTTGATTCTATGGTTTTCGGTAAAGGTTTGGACGATAGTATTCTTCGTAACGGGTCTTCTGTGATTAATTTTAGGAATAAGATTGTTCATCTTGCGTGCGCGGGTTCTCGTGGAGGTAAAGGTGTTGCTACTTTTAGCTTTATGGGTGGTGCGATCCTTTCCCGCAAAGCATTGTTTTACAATGACAATAAGCCTGATATGGCTTCAGCGGTATCGTACCTCTCCAAAGGACGCGCCTTCGTTATCAATGGCTCTTCTCTGTCCTCAGCTGATGGTTCGGATATGTTCGGTCAGTACCGTGCAGGAACGAATTTTGTAGGTGCAACTTATACCTACATGCCTGAGTGGTTAAAGGGCTTCTTCAAGTTCGATAACGTCCATAATGCCACGGTCAAACATTACGGTGATTTCGTGTATCTCAAGAGCATGATTTTTGTTCTGGGCATTATCGCAGCACGCGCTCTTCTCTCCGGCCAGGACGGGGACATTTCTGCTCAGAACCGCGAGAAGTATGAACGTCTCGGCGGCGCGAATGGTGTAACTGCTATCTTTGATGAGCTAGGTATCGCATCTACCGGTTTGAGCCGTCTGTTGAACGACGAGATTAAGTCGAAGGGTGCGAACACTAACTATGCCCGAGACTATAAGAAAGCCTTGGATGAGCAGAATATAGACAGTTTTAAAGATTCATACAAAGATGCTACTGAACCAACACGGGAAGGTTACTTCATCACGTATTGGTTGGAGTCTATCAAAGAGTCGTTCAGGTACATGGATCGGCTAAACCGCGCTGATTTGCATAACGGTGAGTCAGCGGTTTCCGATATTTTTGTGCTGACGCAGACCCCGCCTCCTGTTTTGTCGTTGCCTGAGGTTGAAGAGTTGTTCCCTGAGCGCACGAAAACACGATCTTTTATGAAAGGTGTGGATAACCCGTCCGCGATTATCGGTGCGCTACCGTTCATGTTCCCCTCCGATGCTTTCTTCGGTTATGGTAACGGGTCTAACTTCTTAGGGCAGAACAATAAGGGGTCGAAGGCAAGTCAGTATTTGAATAAGGTATCGCGCCATTTCGGGTATGTACCTACCTATGACGCGGGTACGGTAGCAGCAGCTCAGACGGTACGACTCGGTAACAGTGAGGGAGTCACCTATTATAAGCCGTTCCTCACGTTTGCGAAGAGTAGTGTTGATGATTATCCCTCCCGTAACGCGAACAAGTTCATGAAGAGCGCGGGCGTGAACGTTGATGATGTGATTGCTCGTAATTCGCACCCGGATAACCCGAAGGATTATCACCCTGCGGTCGGTATCCAAGGGTATTTGAATTTGTGCGGGATGTCGGATCAGGATATTGAGGATTCGCTCGCGTTATCTGGTGATATTGCAAACTATGTTGTTCAGAAGATGGGCTATAAAGGCACTTGGCAGGAGTTTATGTATGATTTCCGCCCGGAGTGGTCTATTTTCTCTATCCGCGATGTAGCCGAAGCCGTTGTTTTTGATACTCCGGTACAAAGTACGGTTGCTACCCGTATGCCTGATTTTGTGACGGTGTACGGCGATACCGCTACATTCATGGAGGATACGCCCCTTAACGCTGAGAAAGCTGATGAAGGTCTTCAGATTGTTCCAGGTCATCAGCAGGGTAGTGTTGTGGAGGGTTCTTCGGATGACTTGATTTCGTTCGATACGATTGATTTTTCAGAGGATGTACCCGCACATGATAACGATAATGTGCCTTTAGTTGAGGATACGGCGCTCGCTGATGATTTGGACGGGTTAGGGAAAGAGGATTCTCAGCCGTGGGATTCTGAGGACGCAATTACTCAAGAAATACCGCAGGTTACTTCCCCGCAGCAGGATTACCCACCGGCGAGCGCAGCACCTGTCACACCTTCTGTACCTGAAGAATCACCCCAGGTATCGCAACTGCGCGAGCAGGTAGCAGCATTACAGCAGCAGGTTCAACAGCTTCTTGCGGCACGCGAGGTAACACCGCATCAGTTGAAAACTGAAGGCAGTGCACTTCCGCCGGAGTTCGCGGTTGCTAACGTGGGTGGGCGCGTAGACGGGGACAGGTACGAGCCGTTGAATGCGTTCGGTGAACCTGCTGGGTTGTTCGATTCTGGTTCGCAGGTACATATGCGTGATTTTGATGAGAACACACCTGTAAACCGTGAGGGAGCTATTATGTTGCAGCAGCATATTACGCGCGGCATTTTTGCTCAGGGAGCGGTTCGCCAGATTTCGGTGCAGGATGGTTTAGTTTACGTGAACCGTCGGCTGTATCACCCTGTTTTTAAGAAGTCGTATTTGGAGAATGTTCCTGATGAGTATTTTCGCGAGTTGCTGATTGATTCACGGGTAGCTCAGCTGGTGGATTGGAACATTGTCTCTGTGATGGGCGCTAATACGGTGGAGTATTTGTCGCTTTCGGATGAGGATTTCGCGCGCCGGTATTTCAGCGTTCGCATGGGTTGGGGTGGCCGTTTGAATCTTGGTGATGTGTTTGCACGGTTCAAGGTGCTTAAGGCGTGTAGTGTCGGTACGTATGTGTTTACGCGGGAGAACTTTGAGAATACGATCCGTCAGATGGAGAGTGATTTTTATGAGCCGTCGCGTGCGCAGCTGGTTTCGGATTCGATTTCGTCTTGGATGACGCGCTCGCGGCGTTCGGTGTTTGCCCGAGCGTCTGAGGCTCGGCAGAGTGAGGATTACTCAGCTTTCCAACGTATTTGGCGTGTAGGAGCCTATTCTGGTCTAGGTGTTGCGTTGGCTACCGGTTCGGTGGTGAAGAATACGGCTTCTGGGACGTGGCGCGCGTTGGGTGAGCGTATGCGTAAATTCTCAACTAACCTCTCGAAATTGTAGTTTGATTAGGTATTGTTGAGTTTGTAATACCTTTGGGTTTGCTGATGCAGACTCAAGGGTATTATTTTGTACCTTCATGGTATTATTAATGTAGTTATTGTTGATAAATAATCACGTATTTAGTAATTGTGTAGTTATTTAGGTGGGTTATGTCTTCTTGGACTGAGGTCATGCAGGTTTTCTCTCTGGAACCGGGAGAAACTTACCCTGTTGCACACTTGAAGAAGAGGTATCGCGCTTTAGCGAGAAACACCCACCCTGATATGGTGGGTGACTCTTCTCGTGACGTGACGTTTTCTCAGGTTCAGTTGTGCTGGGAGTTCATAGAGCAGCACCTTAGTGAAGGTGTTCTCAACGTCGCGCTTCTTGAGGAAAATACCCAAATTCATTCTTCACAGTATGGTACGGTTGGTTTATTAGGTGATGTGGTGGTTCCCTACACCTGGGCACCACTGCAAGTTTATGTACAACGTTTAGAGGAGGTGGCGTAATGCCATTTTTGAAAGAGGATACTGGTGTAGGTACGTTGCAGGGGCAATTTATCCCAGAGCTGGTGGTATCGGATAACGGTATGCAGCAGGGAGGGCACCTTTACGGTGCTGTTATTCCTTTGCAGGAGAATGATTGGGATGACCCGAGCACACTTACAAAAGATGAAGTATTTAAAGCCCCTGGTTTGCTTCTGACACAAGGTCAGGTAGTGTACGCCTATCGCGGGGGAGAATTTCTAACGGTCGCTGATCTTCTGGAGAGTTTCAAGAAGGCTGTGGCCGCAGCTAAAGAAGAAGAGGAGGAGGAGGGTGACGGATTCCAGTGGCAGGATTATTTAGATGATGTAGAGGTAGCAGTTATAGGTGTTCCTGATATGGAGGATGACGAAGAGGAGGGTGAAGACCCTGTTCTCTTTGATCCTGATTTCTTCTCTGCCGAGGTTGAGGAGTTGGGGGAGGATTATGAGGAGCTTTCAGAAGTGGAGTTCTCGGAGGATTATGTGATGATGCTTTTTGAGATGGTTTCTTCAGTGTCTCGTACACAACAGGCGTTAGGTGACATGTAGTTGGTATCGCTTGTACTAAGTACCAATTTTTCTGGGGTAAGAACTAATATTTTAGGATAACGACTGAATTTTTAATCTAAGTACCTGATTTTAAGGTGTAAAGACCAGAAAACCGTTGTTAAATACCAAATTATTGAGATAAGTACCTGATTTTTGAGTTAAATACCAAAAATCAGGTACTTGTTTTATGTCTGTATTTTACGAGTAACTACTATTTTGTTGTTATTCGTTGTCTAGTTATTCAACACTACCCTTGTTTGGTATAGGTACGTTATTTCTGAGGTGGTAGAACCTGACTAATCTTTGTATTTAGTCCTTATTATGCTTGTCGTAGTACCTTTGGGATTTTTAAGTTTTATCTAGATTTTACTGTTGTCTAAGCGATATTTAATAAGTAGTTGTATTTATATCACTGATACACCTATTTGGTGTATTTATTGGTTTTCAAGTAGTCTTTTACTTTGTGTAATCTTCTACTAAAACTTTGTTTTCTTTATATTTATCTTCAAATACATGTTTCACTATGATTTTCAGTGTAGTTATCGGTTTTGTGGAGCGCTTGTGAGCGCTCGCAGTATTCTTTTTGTTTGATAAAGAACATATTGTACTTACATATTACTTACTAATCTTGTGGTGGTATTGTTTGGTGTGGTTATTGAGTTTTCAGGTGTTGTAGTCGGTTCTTTGATTCTTTGAGAAGACCTCTCGTGTGTTGTAAATAGTCCTCAAATTCTTTAAGAAGACTTTCCAGGTCGTGTTTGCTTACTTAGGTACCGGTTTTGCTTATTTATTCTCAGGTATCGCTTCCAAGATGTGTTTGGGTAGGTTTATAATGAGTAAAAACGCCCTAATTGAAAACGCCTTAATGTTAGGGCATAATTAGGGGTAGGTCTTGTTTTTCAGTCTAGACCCCTTCACTTCCCTGTAATCTAAGGGGTCTGAGTGAAAAAGTGCTTGTTTGAGGTAAATATGCCTCAACGTTGAGGCATATTGTTTTAAGGCATTAGAAAGGTAATGATGGAGCAGAAAAACCCGCAGCGTACCCGTAACTTCTTCCTACAGGTTGCTGACATACAACAAAATACGTATGTAGTCAGTTATGACGAGTTGATAGAGTGTTTGGAGGTACTTAACGGGTACATTCGAGATGGTGTGTATACGAAGTCCACTTCAAACAAGGAGATCGTAGAAGCTCTACTGACCGGAGAGTCTTTACAGGCTATTGCGGAGAAGACTGAGAACACTACCAAAGCGGTACGTTCGACGCGAGAATACCATAGTAAGCTAATTTTCGAGTACTTCGGCGCTGATATTTTTGACAAGATGCAAGAGTACGCTGCTCAGAAGGACGTTGAGGGTTTTCATGAGTATGTCCGCGCTCTTACTGAGCGCGGGAAGAATCGTAAGCGTTTCTTGTCCATCGTACCGCAGAGTGTGGTTCCTTCAAGTTCCGGTAAGGTGAGGGAGTATAAGCTATCAGAATGCCGCGAAGAGTTTCGGGTATTGCAGATGTTCTCGCACGCTTCAGTGCGTGAGCAGCTAAAGCACGTCAATCAGGATAAGCTGTTGTACTTGGTACGTTTCTTGCAACAGGACGGGGTATCGAAGCAACGTGAGGTTATGTTGCAGGCTCTTACGGAGCCTTACGAGTTGGATAACGGCACAGGTAAATAATGCAACAGCAGGTTATACATATTCATGATATATTACCGTTTCTTGACTTGAGGAAGCGGTATAGTATGGTTATTTTAGCTTCGGTGGCTCAGGTGTTTGGTCGTCGTGGTTTTAAGGTATCCGTAAAGGGGTGTGAGACCGCTTCTACGAATTTTTCTGCAAGTATCAAGTTCCTGCTGTCGGTGGTGTACCATCAGGGATTTTTGGATATTGATCCTTCGGTGTTTCAGGAAGGTTCTCTGAAGTCTTCTAATAAGTTGGTTCCTACAGACCGTCATTTTTATGCATATCTTCGTGAATGGTTTGATAACCATCAGGTTCAGGATGGTTATAAGGTTACTTATACGTTCCATGCTGAGCTTTTCCGTGCGCTCTATAGTTCTCAGAAGTCGCAGCATTTGTTGTTGGAGCTTTATTACACGTTAGCGTTTGCCGAGTTTGTGGGAAGGTATCGTGGGTTTTTTGATGAATCCTTTGAAGTTGTCGGTGAGCGTATAGTTCGGGATGATTTGTTTTTGGAGTTGTCGTATAGAGCTGCTGAAGCTAGTGTTACTTCTGCTTATTCTTATATTGTGAGTGTTCTTGAGTCTGATAGTGATTTGGCTGAGCATGTTCATGTTTATGTGAATAAGGATGTTGGTTCACTGGATTGGTATTTGTTTCAGAATAAGGCTTACGATATTCATCACCGCCAAAAGTGGAGTGTTGAAGATAAACGTCAGCAACTTTCTGTTGTTGATTATAAACCCGGTGACATTCTTGTGTTGTGGACTACGAAGAATAATCGTTGGGGTACTACTTTTATTGATGATTATTCTATTGTTGAGTATTTAGGTGTTACACCCCGTAATGAAATTCGTTTGAAGAAGTACCCTGTGCCTAATACGAAGCATGAGAGTTTTGAGCAATTCTCTGTTATTGATGAACATCGTAAGTATCTTTTTAAGGATATTTATACGAAAAAACCGCAACCTTTGTTTGAGTCTTTCCCACTTGTAAACGTTGCTGTTGATACTTTTTATTACGATGAAATTTATATATTGTCTCCATTAGATGCTTTTGAGGAGGGTATAACTAAGTCTTTTACGGATTCTGAGGGTGTTCCTGTTTCTCTTGAGATGTCAGCACGTGATGCTGTTTTTCTGTATTTCCACTCTTGGGATTTAGAGTTTGATTGGAGGCGTTTCTATTCACGTTATTACCGTGACGGCGCTCTTCCGGTGTGGTTTGATTATTTCTATGAGGAGGATTTACCACCCGTTGAGGAGGTAAGGGTATCGCCGCAGGTGGTGCGTAAGCCTTATTATGTGGATGGTTTACGGTAGTTGTCCGTTTCTTATGGTTTATACTGGTTTAAAGTACATGTAATACCTTTTGGATAGGTTATTAAGGAGTAGTGATGAAGAACCGTTACAATGTTCCGTCAAAAGCAGATCGTCGCACGTGGGGTACGCTGAGTATGTTGTGTGAAGTGCATCGTAACCCTTATGGTGTGAGGCGCATCCCGAAAGAGTTTCTGTTTGCCGCTCATGGTTTGCGAGCGCAGACTCTCCCCAAGGATCAGGTGGAGTTTTACAAGATGCATAAGACTTCTGGGTTCTTATCTGGTGTTAAGGGTTCCACGTTTGTTCTTGATGAGGGTATCGCTGGTGTGGTTCCTGGTCGTTGGCGTGTGTCTCGTGTGCGAGCTGGTAGTATGCGCTCGGATACACCTTCTGAGGAGGTTTATACCTGGGATGTTGAGTTGAAGCGTTTGGGTTCGTGGTCCGTCCGTGTTCTTTAGCTAAACCGTCGTTGTCTTTCTGCGTTTCTAGTAGTAAGGGTGTTTACGCTGTGCGTGTGCGTTCAGTTGCGCATGGTGTGGATGATTTTCTTACTGTTCCGTCTCGTTTCTTGGAGCGGAATAATAGTCTAGTAGGGTTATTGGATTTTATTGTTCAGAGTTCTCAACGGTTGGTAGGTATCGCTGGTTCCTATGTGGTTGAGGATATTTCTAATAGTTCTTACGCTCGTTTATTGTCTGGTGATGGTCGGGTTGTTAAGTATTTTTACCGTTGTTCGTTGAAGAAGGTAGTTGGTTAGTGTGAGTACTTTTACTGTTTCTAATAGTTGGTACAAGAGCGAAGGTACCGATGATTTTAGTAAAAAGCATCCTGTTCTTGATACTAATGAGTATATCGTTGAGTTTACTAAGGATGAGATTATTTCAGATGTTCGCTCTTGCTATTCTTCTATATTGGAATTAATAATTAATTTTTCTTTTTATAGTTCAGAACTTATTGGTTTAAAGTTTTGTAGTGAGTTTGACGGTAAGACTTGTGAGTATGAGATTATTAACAAAAGTGAAGATATTCTTGTTAATTCTTTGGGTGAAGAGAAGATTTCTTACGAGATTGTTATTAAACTAATTCGTTGTTTATAGTTAGTGTACTTATTGTTTGACTTCTATACATGTGTTATAATTTAAAGGTAATTGCAAATCAGTATTGCATTACACTCTCTAATTATCACTGAAGCCCCGAGACTCTAACTACTTGTGTTGTGGTTGGGGTTGAGGGGTTTTCTTTTGATTGTGAAGGATTGGTTTTTGTGGTTGTTTTCTCCCCTATGAACGCTATTTTAGACGGTGGAGTTACTAAGGGTAAGTCTTCAACAGGTGGTAGTGTTTTTTCTGATTCGTCTCAGGGTGAGAGTTCAGAACAAACTAATATAACTACCCAGAATAATACTGAGGTAGCTGCATCTTCTAATATTTCTTCACTTTCTGGTGATTTCCCTACCCCGTTGGCTCGTGCGTATGTTGAGAAGCTGCGGACGATGTATGACACAACCGAGATGGAGCCGGTTCTTAAGGTTCCAGGTTTTCAAGCGATCTTAGCGTGCGCGGGGTCAGGTAAAACAACCACCTTGAAGCATAAGGTGAATTACGGTATTTTGACGAAGGAGCTGACGGAGCTGGTTCCTTTGGCTTCGGATGTGCGTCGCGTACTTTCCCCGGTGTTGATTTGTACGTTTTCCCGTGAGGCAGCCTCGGAGCTTCGTTCGGCGTTGGTGCAGTCGCAGCAGGATATGGGTATCGCTGGTTTGGACGGTGGCTTGACGGTGAAAACCCTTCACGCTGAGTTTTTGGATGTGTTGAAGGCTTTAGGTCTTCTCTCACATAAGAATTTGGTGGAGAATGTGGGGGATAATAAGAGGTGGCTGCGTGAGTCTTTACGTGATTATGGTTTGTCGTTTAATGCTGAGATGTTGAATGATTTGATGTCTGCTTTGAGTTTTACCCGTAACGTTTTAGATAAGAAGCGCCGTTATTCACACCCTTTCTATAATGATAATAATATTTCACCTGATGTTATTGATTCTGTTCTTGATAGTTGGTTTGATAAGCGGTGGTCTTCCGGTTATTTAGATTTTGATGATATTCAGGATATTCTTTACAAATTTCTTTACGATGAAAAAACCCCTCAGGTTGAGCGAGATTTCGTGAAGAATACGATAGCAACTAGGTATCGCGCTATTTTTGTTGATGAGTTTCAGGATACGTCTGAGAAGCAGTTCGCTATTTTGAAGGCTTATTTTGAGTCTGTTCAGAAGGCGGTTGTGATTGGTGATGACGATCAGTTAATTTATTCGTGGCGCGGTTCTGATGATAATATTTTTCACAAATTTGTTGAGTTTACGGGCGCTGAGATTTCGTATTTGAGTACTAATTACCGTTGCCCGTCTGCCGTGGTTGATTCTATAGTTCCTTCTATTGAGTGTAATCCTTCACGGTTCAAGAAGAGTATCCGCGCCGCCCGTGATGGAGGGCAGGTATCGCTTACGGAGTTCCCTACGTTTACAGCGATGCGTTCGGCTTTAGTGGATGCGGTGCAGGCGGATGTGGCCGCTGGTAAGTCGGTGGCGGTTTTGTGCCGTGTTAATTCTGATGGTCTTTTACCTGCGTTGGCGCTTTCTCATGCGGGTGTGCAGTTTTCGGTTTCGTCGCCGGAGATGACGTTGAAGTCTTACATGTCGCAGAGTATGTTCTCGTTGGTATCGTTGGTGCGTGGTAAGCCGTCGGAGCAGTTGGTGAAGGCTTTATCGCAGTTGGTGTATGTTTCGCGTCAGCAGAAGCCTCAGGTGGATGCTGTGGTGGGGCAGTTGCAGTTGTGTAAGTTGTCTTTGTGGCAGCTGTTGGAGCAGGAGAAGGAGCAGGAGAAGTCTCAGCAGGTTTTAGATCAGCAGCAAACTTCGGATGTCCCGCAGTTGCAAGGGGATGTGTTGTCTGAGGATGTGTCTGATTTTAGGCATACTGCCCCGAGCTTGTATAAGGCTGTGTCCTCACTGTTTGAGGCGTACCGGGAGACTGTCGGTGAGGCGGTGACGTTGCAGGAGTTGGCGAGCGCGGAGGTTGAGTTTTTCCGCCGTATTCTTACTTCGGTGCGTGCGCGGTATTCTCGGGATACGGATTATCAGTTGAAGGCGCGGGCGGTGCTGGATGTGCTTTTATCGTTGCTTGATGATTTTGAGTCGTTGGATGATTTTGTGCTGCATATGCGTTATTTAGAGTCGGATTTGTCTTCTCGTGTGGTGCGCGGTTCGTCGTCTGTCTCGTATGGTTCTCGCCGTGTGCAGTCGGTTTCGCGTGCGGCGGTGCAGGTGGCTACGGTTCATGATTTTAAGGGTCGTGAGGTTGATTCGGTGTATATTTGGAATGATTCGGTGGGGGTTTTCCCGCATAAGAAGTCGTCGGATATGCAGGAGGAGCGTAGGTTGCATTATGTGGCGGTGACGCGGGCGCGCCAGTCGGTGCAGGTGTTGGCGTTGCAGGATCAGGCGGGTTGTTTTGTGCATGAGATGGTGTTCCCGTCTTCGGATAATACTTCGGATAACCCTTCACAATCCGGTTCAGATGATGTGGCGGTGGAAGTAGGTATCGCTGGTTAGTTCCTTGTTTTTGTAGGGTTTTGGTATAGGTATACGTGGTATAATGTAGGTGTTTTTGGAGGTTTTTATGTCTGATTTTTTCTCTACTCACCCTCAGGCTTCTCAGGGTTCCACGCGTCGTCTTTCACGGCAGGAGCTTTATGAGAAGAGTTTGAATGAGCCGTTTAAGTATTCTGGTTTCGGGATTTTCTTTGCAGGTTTGGCTGCGCTCTTGTTGGTCTTTGGTATCGTTTCTGCACCGAAGAATTATGTGCTTTCAATGACTCTGCTTCTTTTGTTTGCGGTGTTGTGGTTCGCTAAGGTGTGGCGCGATCTTGGTAGTTACCGTGAGGATAATCCTGAGGTGTTTTTGAAGCCTTACGGGTTTATTTTCAAGCAGTGGTTCGCTAACGTTGTTTCTATTGTTTGCTTCTTGGCTTTCGTGTATTCAACTAGTTTTGTGGAGAGTGATGTTAATCCGTTCCGCTTCTGGAATTTCTTCTTTGGGTAATCACTCAATTTTTGCTTTTATAACCCTTTCGGGGCGCTCGCATAGTGTTTCGGGAGGGTTATTTTTCGTGTGATATACTTTTTCTTAGAATTTGAAATTTTGAAGGAGTTTATCTCATGTCTTTCTGCACCTTCCTTGATGATGAGGCGATTAAGGTTCTTGCATCTACCCCAGTTCACAGTTATCAACCGTTTTTCGTTGATATTGCGCAGCAGCCGCAGCAAGGTACCGGAGGTATTCGCCTGTGGCCGGATAATGTGCAGGTAGGGTATGTAAAGTACAGTGAACTACCTGAAGACATGCAGGGGTACGTATCGCCGCAGCGTCTTGAGAGTTTTGCGGTGGTGGTTTCCGATCAGCGTGATCGTTACCCTTCTTTGTGGGAGTCTTCTGAGGTGCTTCCGCAGCAGGGGAAGGTGTTTTTTAATTCGTTGAAGTCTGGTTCGGCGCGGGAGTATTTTAACGCTGATGTTTTGGTGCGTCCTGATTCTTCGGTGAGTGTTTCGTTGGATGCTGAGGATGATTCGTCGCCGTGGATTTTGACGGATACGATTTCTTTGCCGAAGGATGTTCAGTCTTTCTTTTCGGTGATTCCGCTTTCTGATGATGTGATGTTGGTGCGTTTGCACGCGGGTATTGTCCGTGTGATGGGTGAGTCTGAGGATTCGGTGAAGTTTTTGGCGCGCGGTGTTGTGGATGATTTTGTGCAGCAGGTGCAGGATTCCGCGTTGTTTATGACGGTTGGTTTTTCAGAGATTCCTGGGGTACCTCAGAAGGTATCGCGTGCTGGTGTGCGTGAGCCTATGTTTTTGACGTTGGGTACGTCGTGGGAGTTGTCGCCGCGTGGTTCGGTGCAGTCGTCGTCTCGTGTGGTGATGGAGGCTTCGTTGTTGGTGGATGGTGGTCGCGCGGTTGATGAGCAGGATCAGCGGGAGCGTGATAATGCTGAGCGTGCGCAGCAGATTCGTGAGTTTATGGCTTCTCGTACTGAGGGGTACGGCTCTGAGGTTTCGGTGAAGCAGTTGCAGTCGAAGTCTTCCTCGAAGGCGCGTCGGGTGCGTACTGCGCGTCCGCAGTCTAGTTTTAAGGTTAATAATTTGATGCAGGCGTTGAGTTAGTTTGGTGGTGTGTTGTGAAGTTGCAGCGTAAAGCCTCTCATGCGGTTTCTGATATTTCGGGGATGATTCCGCCGGGTGCGTCGGCTCAGGATGTGTTGTTGGGTTATACTCACCGGTATTCGGATGAGGTTTTGAAGAGGTATCCGCTTTCTATGGCGGGTGCTGAGGGTCTGCGGGAGGGTTTGTTTCTTCCTAACCCAGGGTATCGCCCGGTGCAGCGTTTGCGCGGTGTTGAGATTGCTTCTCGCATTTTGGATGAGGCGGTGCGTCGGTATCATGATAAGTCTTTTCCTGATTCTGAAGTTCTTGTGTATTTTGACCCTGACGTGGATGGTTTGATTGCTGGTCGGTTTTTTGTTGAGGTTTTGATGCGGCGCGGGATTCGCCCGCGTTATGTAGCTAACTCGAACCGTGAACATGGTTTCAAGTTGGATGTTTCCTCCCTTGCCCCAGGTTCGACGGTGTTTTGTGGGGATTTTCTGGTGGAGGATGAGGTTGTTTCATCTTTGGTGCAGCGCGGTATTTCGGTGTTGTCGGTAGATCATCATGAGTGCCAACCGGATTTTATTCATCACACGTCCACTCTGGTATCGCCGGTGAATCCTTCGGGTTCGTTTGTTGCTGAGGGTGTGGTGATTAATAATCAGTATCCGTGGGAGGATTCGGGTAATCGTTTTCAGTCTGGTGCTGGTGTGACGTTTGAGTGTTTGCGTGAGATTGATGTGAAGTTGGATACGGCTGATAATCGTGCGTTGGTGGGTATTTCTCTTTTGACGGATATTCGTGATATTGAGCAGGTTGGTGCTCGTGCGTGGTTGTGGGAGTTGTATCACCACTGTAAGCAGTCTAAGTTTTTGCGGTATTTGTTGGACGCTACGGTGACGTTTTCTAACGGGTATGGTTTACCTGTTTTTGATAATAGTTGTGTGACGTTTAGTTTTTCACCTGCTGTTAATTCTCTGTTTCGTTTTAACCGTGAGATGGATGCTATTCGTTTTATTTTGGGTGGTGGTTATCCTTCTACTGGTTTGGTTCGTGATAATAAGTCTTTGACTTTTCAGAAGTTAGGTACTGAGTTTAGGGAGCAAGTGTTCTCTACCGCTGTTATTGAGGATTATGGTTCTTTGTATGTGGTTTCTATTTCGGAGACTGATTTTACAGAGGTTGAAGCCGCGTATGTTTCTAACTTTGTGGGGTTGATTTGTTCTCGTCTCTCGGGTGAGGGTAAGTCCGCTTTAGGGTATTGCACGAATGCTTTAGGTGAGGTTACGCGCGCTTCTTTCCGTGGAAATAACCCGACAGGCAGGTACCGCGAGGAGTTGGTGCGCCAGCTCGGTTTGGATGGTCGCGGGCATTCGGTGGCTTTTGGTGTGGTTGGTTTGCAACCGTCGGTTGATCTTTTTGAGCGTGTGAGTGCGGTGTGTCAGCAGGTGGATGCTGGGGCTTCGTATCGTGTGCCGTATGTGACGGTGTACGATTTGGAGGATTTTATGTCGTCTGCCGGGTATAAGATCGCTGATTATAATCAGTATGTTTTGTCGCAGAACCGTGTTCGGGTGCGTTTTGTAGGTGAGTGTTATCAAGCGGTGGCGAAGGATAATTTTCAGCTTTACCGCCTCTCTAACACGTCTCGGCGCTCGTTGGCGGTGATTCGCGGGTTTTTGTCGGCGTATCAGCAGGGGCTTGATCCGTCGAATGCGCTGTTGGAGGTATCGCTTGAGAATGGGCAGGTTGCTTTGACGGTTTCGTCTCGTTTTGAGGATGATTCTTCGCGTGAGCTTTCGGGTGAGGAGTTGTCTAAGATTTTGTCGGTGACGTGGTGATTTTGTATATTTTGTGCGTTTATTGATGTTTGCTTACCTTTTCTGGTGGGTTATTTTTGGTGTGATATAATTTTTATATCTTTTGAAAGGATTATGTTTAATGTCTGTCTCTATTCCTGTTTCTCAAACTCTTACTGGTGTAGCTACTCTTTGTTTTGATGTTGGAGCTTCACAAAATCGTATTCATGTTTCGCTTCCGTCCACTTCTGCTGAGGGTGGTGCTTATGAGAAGGAAGTTATTTTCGGCAACACCTATCAGCGCGATAATGATCTTGTGATGGATGGGGATACTGCGGCTTCTTCTCAGCGGTTTAAGGTGCAGGGTACGTATCCGCTCACTGATTCTAAGGGTGTGACGAAGGATGTTGCACTGGATGAGTCTCTTCTTGCTGGCGCTATTGTGAAGACTTTTGCGCAGCCTACGTATCGCCCTACGGCGCTTGAGCGTAAGTATAGCTCGCGTAACACGGTGTTTTCTCTGCATCTTGCTTTCGCTCACGCTTATCTGGCTCTTTCGGAGCTTTCCGGGGTTCCGGTGGAGAATATTCAAGTTTCGTGGCGTGTTTTTGTTTTGATTCCGCCGCAGCATTCTAAGGTGGGCGATGACGTTGAGGGTGGTAAGAAGGCTATGGCCGCTTTGGTGCATTCGGTGAAGAATATTCATTTTGAGTCTCCTCAGATCGTGAAGGATATTGCGATTGCGCCGGGTAATGTCGCGGTTCTTTCTGAGGGTTTTATGGCTCTCATTGCTTCTCAGTATTTTGAGAAGAAAGTGCCTCAGCCGGACGGTACGGTTAAAACTGTGATTGAAAGCTATCCGAGTAAGTCAGCTGATGGTGGGCATACGTCTACGGAGCTTCACCCTGGGGATGTTACGCTCATTGTTGATATTGGGCAGGGCACCACTGATTTCTTCGGTATCGCTGGTGTGAGTACCCCTATTGATAACCTGATTGGTACCGCTGATGTTGGGGGTAACAACGTTGGTGCTGTTCTTGCTCAGACGTTAGTAAGTAGTAAGTACGGTATTGATTTGAAGACGGTTGAGGCGCGAAATAAGGCTGTTCAAACTTCTCGTATCCGTGTGGGTGGTTCCTTGAAGGGTATTACCGGTTTTGTGGATCGCGCTCGTCAGCAGGTGGCGGAGACGTTGCGTGAGAAGCTGATTCGTCTGTTTGAGTCTTCGGGTTTTTCGCTCTCGGATGTGACTCATGTTTTCTTTACGGGTGGGGGTTCTTTGCGAGGTACCGCTGTTCGTGAGGGTCGTGAGGTTGTGACGGATTCTTTAGGTACGTTGCTGTTTGAGATGTTGCAGCAGTACGGGTTGAGTGATGCACAACGTATCGAGAATGTTTCTAATGATCCGCAGGATGTACGTTTGGCTAATTTGCGTGGGCTTCGGTTGATGTCTTTGCACCCGAGTGTGAAGGGTTATTAGCAGGTTTCCGTGGGGTCTTAGGATGGTGTATTTTCTACCCGGTACAGCGTTCTGAGACTTCACGGATTTTATATTGTTTGATGTTTTGATTTATTTGTGGAGTCTTTGATATGGAAACTCAAGGTTATGTAATTTTTACTCAAGGTGCCTCTTCTAATGTTTGTAAGTGGTTATCTAATGTTGCTAAAGATAATTTTAATAATAATGTTTTATGTGTACCTTGCAGTGCTTTAGATAAGATTCCAGAGTTGTTTGTTAAATATTATGAAAAAGACGGTAATTATTACGAGCCTCTAGGTTTCGTTGGTTTTTCTCAGGATAATCAGACTAAGGTTATTGAGTCTACTACTCGTTCACATGGTTTTATGAAAGATGAGTACCGTTCATTAGATAATGAGTTTTTAGATATTTCGTTTAGCGGCTCTTTACAGAGGTCACATGCCATAGTAATAAAAGATAATAAACCTGGTTTAAATCAGCTAGGGTATTCTAATGCTTTCAGCTTCTTTGTGGTGGTAGCCTCGGTGCAGGAATTAGTGACGTATCTACGAAGCACCCTGGAATTTGATATTCCTGAAGATGTTGAGCTTCCTGAGAATAAGGTTCAGGTATCGCGTTCTCCTTTGGATTTTGGTCTTCCGTCTGCGGTGCCTACTTCTGAGAATGAGGTTGCTTCGGTGCATCTGGTGGATTCTTCGGTGAGTCAGTCTCAGGTCAAAGAGTCGTTACACGCAGATGATGCGGGCGCTGGTGACTCTGTTGTGTTTGAGGATGGTCGTGACTCGGAGCAGGTTTCGCGCGCGTCTGGGTTCTCTAAGTTTTTAGGTCATTCTTCTGAGTCTGATAGTGACCGTGATTCTGGTACTGATTCGGATCAGGATTTTTATGATATTCCAGAGAACACTGAAGCTCAGGTATCGCTTACTGAGCTGAGCGCAGATGATGGTTCATCGGTGGTGCGGCAGGTTTCGGATTTTGTGGGGGTTCCTTTTTCTTCGGCGCTTCAGCTTAGTGAGTTTGTGCTTCAGGTGATGCAGGAGAAGGATTTTTCTCAGGAGCAGATGAAGAAGTTGCAGCTTCAGGTGACTCGCTCGAAGACGGAGCAGAAGGCGGCGTTGCAGTCGCAGGCGTTGGTTTACGATCAGTGTATTGAGACGTTGCAAACTGAGGTTTCTGCGTTGCAGGATACGCGCGAGCGTTTGCAGATGCGGGTGGATAATTTAGGTTCGCCGTCGTTGGTGGATTCGTTGCGTGGTTTGTGTGCGTCGTCTTTGTCGCTATCCCCGGTGAGTTTGGATATTCCTGTGGAGTCTGCTCTCGGTATCGCTAATTTCTTTACGGTGAGCGGGTCGCGGGCGAAGGGTTTTTATTCTACGTTATCGTCGATGTGTCTCAGTGCGGTATCGCGTTCTGAAGGTGATCTTTTGTTGTTGGATTTTGGGTATCCTTCAACGGCTATGTATACGTTTGCGTCTTCGTTTGTGAAGGGGTCTTCGCGGTGGTTGCTTTCTGAGGATTATCGTTCGGTTTCTGAGTTTACGGTGAAGCATCCTAAATCTGATAGTATTCAGATTTTTTCTCTGGCGCAGGAGCAGGTTCCGCCTGTGTTTTTGTGTTCGGTGGATTGGGTGAAAATTTTTGATGGTTTGAAGTCTGAGCCGTATAAGTGGGTTACGTCGTATTTTGGCGATGTTGATAATGTGTTCGGCGTTAGTATGATTTCAAGTCTTCCTGAGGGTAGTTCTATTTATCTTGTGTGTGAAGGTGATTTCTTACCTTTATCTAATCTTGTGAATACTTTGAAGGTTATCGAGGATAGTTCACCTGCTATTTTAAGTTCTATTGTTCTTCATATTTATAGTTACCGGAATTTGAAGGTGAATAATATTATTTTGGATACTTTGTATAATTTCTTGGATAAGAATAAGCAGGTGGTTATCCATGAGTGATAAAGAGGGTATTGCTTCCGAACCGTTGGTGACTGTTCAGTGGCGTGGGAAGGTTCCTCAGAGTGTGTATGATTCTGTGGTTGCGCCTTTGAAGTCTTCTAAACAGTTTTTCTCTGTGATGAAAGCTGTTTTACTTTTATCTGCCTATAGTGAAGAATATCGTGAGTTTTTGTTACGTGAATCTGAACACGTACAGGAATGTGATGAGTCTTTGCGGGATGTTGTTAAGTCTTTAGCTGTTTTGAAGTCTCTTCCGTTGCCAATTCTGGACGGTGAATATAATGCAGATTTGGTTTCTGAGGTAGAGGAAGATAACACCTCAGAGTTTTCTGATTCGTCTCAGAGTGAAGGTTCTGTGGATGTGTTGTCCTTCACGTCTGAGCTTTCTGAGGTTCGTTCTCTGTGTGAGCAGATTCTTTCTCAGGTTTCTCGATCCGCTGATTTTCAACACAAGGTACCCTCAAGTACTGAGCAGGTATCGCCGAGCGAGCAACGCTTGAACCGTCCTGCCCCGGTTTCTGCGGTGCGTAAGGCTGCTTCTTCCCCTTCTAGTGTTGAGTTTGAGGAAGATTTTGAGTTGGAGGAGCTTCCTGAGTTGGAGGATATTTCTGAGGATTCTACTTCTGCTGATTCGGGTGCGCAGCAGGAGAGTTCTTCTGTAGGTGGTTTGCTTGATTTGGCGGTTCGTGTTTAGTGTAGGTGTTTGTCATGGTTAAAATCAATTCTCAAAATATTTCTCGTGGTTCTTCACGACCGCGTGCGTCGTTCTTCAAGGATGAGGATGTTTCTGAGTTTGTGAAAGCTGCTCGATCTTCTGTTCAGGATGATAAACCTTTCCCTACGTTAGGGGAGGGTATTATTCCTGTGTATGGGGATGTTGATGACGGTTCTGGTCTTGACGGTGTTCGTTCTTCTGACTCATCTGATGAATTTATGGACTCTTTGTTTGAGGAAGAAGGATATGAGGAAAAACCACGTAAGAAACTATCCCGTAAATTAGTTGTATTTTTGATTCTTTTATCCTTAGTGGTTGTCTCTGTGGGTGGAGTTTATCTGTGGCGTAACTTCTATAAACCTGCCCAGGTTACCCCTCATGCACTATCCCCCGGCTATCAGGTATCGCAGTACGGTAAGAAGGTTGCTGAGGGTGATTTAACGAAGGGTAATTTTAAGTATCTTTCTCAGGAGTTTGATTATAAGAAGCAGATGAAGCTGGGTCGTGAGTTTACGAATGCGGTGCTCGGTACTGTGCATTATACGTTGCCGCAGGTTCAGCAGAAGGATATTCACGGGGATACGTATGTGAAGGATGATAAGCCGGTGATGGTGGATTCTGATCTTCTTGACGATGATACGGTGCAGCTTACCTATGTGGATTGGTCGGCTTTGCCGCTTTCGGATGCGGTGGTGAAGGATGCTATTACGTCGTATGGTTTGTCTTTGGATGATCCTGAGTTGTCGTCGAAGTTACCGGATGTTTTTGCGCAGTATGTGGTGACGTTGGCGAAGCGCGGTAAGTTGCCGACGAAGACGGTGAAGTGGAAGCCTTCGTTGGAGCGTTATGTGACGAAGGATTTAGATGAGGATGGTAAGGATGATGCTGATGCGCAGCAGGGTTATCGGGTGAGTGCTGAGGAAGATAAGGCTTTGGATACTCTTTTGTTTGGGTCTAAGGCTTTGTTGAAGAAGCTCTCTGATTTTTCGACGTTTGCTTTTGGTGAGAAGGCGCATACGTCGAAGGAGTGGACGGCGTATGTTGGGGATGATTTGGATGTTGATTCTCAGCTGGTCGCCGCTTCTCAGAAGGATGCGGTAGCTGCCACGGGTGAGGTATCTCCGTCTGCTTCTGATTCTCATGGGGTGCAGTTTAATTCTAAGAAGCAGACGGCTAATGCTTTGTATTCGAGTGTGTCTTCGCAGGAGGTTTATCCTTCTACGGTTCCTCATGGTTATTGGTTGGAGCCTCTTTCTGGTTCGTCTCTGGTGATGCCGATGTCGTGGACGGGTGTGTATCGTTTGCAGGAGCTTGTGCCTGCGGCGTATCGCCAGAAGAATTTTCCGGCGTATTCTACACCTGCCCCGGTGGGGGATGGTTCGCGGAATGATCCGGCCGGTTTGGGGGTTTCTGTTCCTACGGTGTTTATGGCTGGTGGGGATCAGACGAAGCCGTTACGTGTGACGGTGCGGGATGTGAAGACCGGTCAGGATGCTATTGATTTTTTGGTGAGTAAGGATACGAACCGTAATCGTGGTATTACGACGCTATCAAATACTCAGTATGTGGTGGCGGTTACACTGGTGGAGAATTTGTCTCCTGATGAGATTACGGTGAAGTCTAATATTGCGCTTTCGGATTCTCAAGGTAATGTTACGTCTTCGGCGGGTAAGTTCTTTGGTCTTACGGATGAGGTGAAGATTCCTCCCTTTGGGCAGGCGTATGTGGAGTCGTGGGTTTCGTCTCCGAATTTGCAGGAGAAGTATTTGATTTATGGGAAGGATTTTGAGCGTAAGCATGAGCCGGTGTGGTTGCGGCAGTTGGCGGCTTCGTCTGGTTCGGTGAAGGCTGAGCAGGTGGGTTCGTCTGTTTCACCGTCGGCTTCTGCTAAGAAGTCCGCGAAGTAATTCGTAATCATGAAAGGGTATCGCTGGTTTTTGTTGGCGGTACCTTTTCGTGTGTTTTTGAGTGGTTTTGTGAAGGTCATTTATTTTTAGCTTCATGTTATAATTTACGTGTATTTAGTGTGTTTGGAGTGTTTATGTCTGCTGTGATTTCTCAAGATGTTTTAAGTTATGTTGTGTATGATATTTCTGATGTTGAGGAAGTATCATCGGTTAATCAGGATTTTGTTATTGAAGTTTTAGAGCGTTGGAATGCTTTGATGCATTCTTCTCATAATTCTTTAAGTGATTTACCGTACCGTGTTGTTGGTGTTTATAAAAACCGTTCAGGTTCACCGGTGTTTTATCTGGATAGCTCTTTGCAGCATAATTTCAATATTTTGGGGTGGATTCAGGATGTAACCGGCGGGAAAGTTGTTCTTCAAGGTGCTTTTGCTCTTGAGAAAGCGAAGAGTTACCCCGCGAGCGCTTTTGTGTACCGTCAATCTCCTTCCGTTTCTACTGCTTCTCGCCCGCAGAACACCACAGCAGGTACCGCTCGCGTCAGTGCTTCCTCTCAGGTAGAGGTGAACGCTTCCCAGACCTTGAGTGATTCACACACTGGTATTTCCCATACGTCTGTTGCAGAGGATGATGCTCTCTTCGATACCTCAGGTTTTAGCTTCTCGGCACGTGGGGATGCTCCCGTAATAGACAACAAGTCCAGTGAGTCCGAAGAAGACCCAGGTACCGCAGACCCGTTTAGTGGTACCGATGTTGATTTTTCGGCGTTTAATGCGGCGGCACCGGATGACGTGGATTTTCCGGTGAATGATTCATCTAAGGTTTCGGAGTTTGATGATGTGGACGCTGCCTTGTTGCAGGTTTCCGCTGAGGATTTGTCGAGCGATGAGGATGATCGTACTATTGCGGTTTCGGTGCCTGGTGTTGCCCCTGAGCGTGATTTTTTCCGTTTACGGGTTCTTTCGGGTGGGTATCGCGGTCAGGAGTTTGAGATGTCGGCGTTTTCGTCTCGGTCGTATGTTGTGGGGCGTGCTGATGAGTCGGTTGATTTTTGTCCTGCCCCGGTGAAGACGATTTCGCGTAATCATGCGGAGTTTAAGGTTTCTGAGGTGGATGGTGAGAATGTGTTGCGGGTGCGTGATATGGGTTCTTTGAATCATACTTTTGTTTCTCGTGATAAGGGTTCTCATTTTGAGCATATCGGTTCTGATTTTGTTGATGTGAAGGTGGGCGATTATGTTCGTTTTCATGATGTCGTTGTTGAAGTTCTTTAGATAGGTTTCAAAGGTGAATAGTTATTTCCACTCTTCTTCTAATTTTGATTTGTTTTATCAGACAAATCTCGGTTCTCATTCTGTGAATGAGGATTCGGTATATATTTCTGAGTTCAAAATTACTTTCTCAGAGGATGACACAAAATCTTACCCTGCCGCTATTACTGTTCTCTGTGACGGTATGGGTGGTTTATCTCAAGGTGATTTTGCTTCTCAGACGGTTATCAATCATGTTCGTGACGCTGTACAAGGGTCTTTTATTGATTTAGAAGACTTTGACGGGCAGATTATCAAAAATGCAATTCAACAGGCGAATGATGTGATTCTCGCTCATTCGTCTCAGACAGGGGAGAAGGTATCGTCCGGTACCACGTGTGTGGTGGCGTTGCTTTTTCCTGAATGTGTGGATGGTGATTTCAGTGGTCGGTACGTTGTCAAGGTTTTTTCTATTGGGGATTCTCGGTGTTACATTCTTCGCTCTGCTGATTCTTCTTATCGTTCTGAATCTGCTGCTTCCCTCGGCCGCGATGTTACCGGTATGGCTTATGAGCGCTTAACTCAGGATGATTCTCTACTAGAGTTTTACCGCCAGCAGAAGGCGATCACGAAGGTAAAGCTACCGGACGGTAAGCTGGTTTTCCGGGTGAGTTATAAGGATTTCCGTAGGGATTATGTGCCTGCGGAGCTGCTGCGGCTGCGTTCTTCTTTGATTGCGTGTGTGGGTGTGGAGTCTTTGATTGAGCCTCGTATCCAGGAGATTACGTCGATCTTGGAGCCTCACGACGGTATTTTGTTGGCTTCTGACGGTTTTTGGCATCGTTTAGATCACGTTACGACATGGTGCCGTGACATTTTAGAAGGGGACGAAGTTCACGTATATTTAGGGGAGTTGATGCGTGACTTTATTTCTTACGGTGAGCGCGATAATTTATCTGCTTCCGTGATTCGTGTTCGCTCATCTGCTGCGGTGCAGGAGGTTTCTCATGTCTAATCAGTCTGTTTCTGCGGTACGTACAACCCGCCAAACGTTTCAGCGCCCGGTGCGTCAGGTTGGGACGATGCTGGATGAGGGGCGTTATACGGTGGTGCGTATTTTGAAGACGAACGGCGGTATGTCGAACGTCTATCTGGTGCGTAACACGGTGACGGGGAACCTGTTTTTTATGAAGCAGGTGGTGGATTTTGAGTCCGCTTCCGCTCTTCTGAAGCAGAAGGGTATCGGGTTCACTGCGGTTGAGGAGGAAGCGATTCGCCGTGAGCAACGTTCCTTGGTGAATGAGGTGAATGTTCTTAAGCATATTGCTAATCACACGAATTTGACGCAGGTTCCGGTGGTGGATTTTCACGCGGTGGATAAGTCGTTGGGTTCGCGTTTTATGATTTCCACCTGGTTTTCTAATACGCATACGTTGGATTCGGTGATTTCTGAGCGCCGTAAAGCTGAGGTGAACCTTTTTGAGGAGTCGGTGATTGAGGAGAATGTGCAGATTATTTTGTCGCTGTGCTCGATTATCGGTCAGTTGCATCAGGGTAAGTATCCTGTGATCTATCGTGATGTGAAGCCGTCTAACGTTCTGGTGGATAAGTCGTTGTCGGGTTCTGCGGCTCGGGTGGATTCGTCGGCGCGTATGTATTTGGTGGATTTCGGTATTTCTGAGGTGATGACGCAGCCGTCTCAACGTGCTCGTGAGCTGACGGGTACGGTGGGTTTTTATGCGCCGGAGCAGATGCGTTTGGAGGGTTCGCGGCCTCCGGTTCTTGATGTCCGTTCGGATATTTATTCGCTAGGGTGTACACTTTATAACCTTCTGACAGGGTACCGCCCGAACGATAAGTTCCCTTTTAAGGATGAGAATGGGGAGCAGGTTCTTAAACCTATTCAGCATGAGGGTGAGCCGGTTGATTTGTATAAATTTTCGGTGAAGTACCCTGAAGGTTTGCGTCGGGTGATTCTTAAGTGTACGCAGCCGAAGGTCTCGAAGCGTTATACTTCGGTGGCGGAGCTTATGGCTGATGTTCAGGATTACCGTTTGCAGGATCAGCAGGTGCGTTCGCAGTTTAAACGTAAGCAGATAATAGTGCGTTCTCTCTTTGGGGTGTCGTTACTGTTGGCGGCTTCGTCGGCGACTGCTGCGTTAGCGGCTTCGTATCAGGCGAATGCTGAGTATACGTCTGCGGTGCAGCAGGCGCAGCGTTCTTCGTCCCCGCAGGATTATGTGCGTGCTATTGGGATGCGCCCGTCGGAGATGAAGCCTTATTTCGGGTTGGTTTCGGCGTTGCGTGCTGACGGTGTGTTTTCTTCCGAGGATGAGAAGCTGCTGTTGGATGCGGTATCGCCTCATTTGGGGGAGTTGAAGTCTCGCCCGGATTTCGGGGATTTAGCGTATCAGATCGGGTCGCTGTATTGGTTCTATTATGATTCCGGTTCCGGTGCTGGTGCGGAGGATTCGTTGGTGCGTGGGCAGGCGCTTTCGGTGTCGTGGTTTGATGATGCGTTGCAGGCGTTCTCGTCTTCGGATTCTAATTCGTCGCATGTGGCGGAGGCGCGGTTGTATTCGGCGGTGGGTCGTTTTCACCGTGATATTGCGTCCAGTATTCGTGAGTCTTCGGATTCTGGTAAGTATAAGGCGGTGTGGGATTCGTTGCAGTCTTCGCAGTCGCTGGGCGGTAACGATGTGGTGAATGTGCAGCGTAACCTGACGTTCGCGTATCTAATTGATTCTTACGGTGAGGCTTTGGTTTCTGACGGTGTGTCGTTGGAGGAGATTGAGGCGAAGGTGAAGGATGTGCAGATGTTTGTGGATAATTTTAGGCAGTCTCCTACGGCTTCTAAGTCGGTGAAGGCTTCGGTTGAGGAGCTGCGTAAGGTTTCGGCTTCGCTGCCGTCTACGGTTCAGACGATGAAGCAGGTGAGGCGCTAATGGTGATGTGGTCTTTTATTCTTGGGTTCGCAGCTGTCCTTGTGTTCTTGGTGGCACTGGTGCTGCGTGTGCATTGGCGTATCGGTGAGCAGGCTCGGCGGCTATCGGGGAAGCATTATAAGGCTTCGGTGCGTAAGTTTCAGCGTCGCCTGCGGTCGGGTTCTTCGGGGACTACTGCTTTTGTGCGCGGTTCTGGCCTGTACCGTGATGATGTGTTTGAGTCAGGTTCCGATGAGGGTTCTGATTTCGTGGTGGTTGATGCGCACGATCCTACCTCGGATGCGAAGGTTGCGTTGCAGTTCGGGCAATCTTCTTCACAGGTATCGCCTGCTTTAGCGCAAGGTTCTGTGCAGGGGGATTCGGTTTCTGATGTGGATGCGTTGGAACAGTTACAGTTGCAGAGTTATTCGGTGCCTTCTCGGCGCGGTCGTTTAGTTCCGGTGACTG